AAGACTAGATCACCTGTCGTATTATCTACCTCGATGCTGTTCGTGCTGATGGCAATGCGGTCTAACATCATCAGGTTAGGCATCTTGTTTCTCGAGAAAGGCAAAGAATTTCTTAAACTGCCACTTGCGTCCGTTAATAGTGCCCATGACATCTCCTTTGACATTGCCAAAGACATTTCCTTTCACATTGCCCCAGACATTACCCTTGACATTGCCCTTGACATATCCGACATCGCCTTCGACATACCATGTGCCGTAAAGGTCTTGCTTCAATTCTGGTTTATTCTTCATCGTTTTTCTCCCAATACTGTGTGTGGTTTTCTCTATTCATATACACTATTATAAGGATATGGTGTGAGATGTCAAGGTTTATCTGCTTCTATGAAGAGTTTGAGTGTGCGTTGGTCATCTTGTATTGATAGCGTTATGCCATGGACGTTATGCTGGACATATGCACGACCACACGAGTCGATTACCTCGACTCTTGTTACTGTCTCAAAGTGGATAGGTGGGTTATCCATCTCGACTTATCCTCTGTAGTATGATGTCTATGATTGGGGTGAGGTCAGTCTCATGGGTGAAGATAATCTTGTCCCCAAGGTGCGAGTTGACCAGCAGCGTCACATCATCTCCATCCTCTTCGATGCTCGTACTGATTGAGAATCGTTTTGTGAGGGCAGAGATGATTTGGTTCTCGATCATGCTCATTATGAGACTTTGATCTTTGTTGCTATTTGAATGACGATAGTCGGAAGGACAAACAGTTGAGTAATATGCCCAATGACATATGCTCTGTCCTTTCCTATAAATGTCATCTGAGACATCCACTCAGGAAAGAGGACACGCAGGTTCTCAACATCCATGTTTGTGTAGGCATGTCCGACCTGCTTGATGCACCACCACAGACGTGTGCCTGCTTCTCCTGGACCATCTGTCGCAACATATGCTTTCTTTGCTACTGACAATCTATCTTCGTAATCGCTCATACTATCTCCGTTATTCCTCTGTTTGTTGGTGGGATTCTTTTTGTTGGGTGGCGAGCATCGCCCTCAACCATTAATGCCACTACTGGCACTGTTGGTACTGCTACTGTTTTGCCTTGTTCGAGCATTTCCTCTAACACACTCTGCGTAATGGCAATGACCAAAGGGGTCAGGTCTAACTCTTCTCCATTTAACACTAATTTACATTCCATATCGTCTTCCTATATTGTTGATGTTATCACAAATCGGTCAAAATCGACACATCCATTTATAGTCTTGACTTCTGTGTATCTGATAAATACCTTGGAGTGTAGTTCTATCTCTTCTAGTATTTCGAGGATGTCCTCTCTATTATCTATAATCCATTGCTCAGGTTTTATGTTACGTTGGCCATGATATATTGGATGTATCTGCACACAGCAAGAGGTCGTGTCGTCTGTCAACTTGAGCGTCTCTACAAAGAATCCATATTCTTCAGGGATATACTTTGCAGGAAGGTCGTACTCGAGATATGCGCACTTAAATGATACGCAGACTTTGGGTCTGGAGTCGTACACGGAACATCCTGCTTCGCAGACATGCTCACATGAACCACCCCACTTGTAGTCGACGCCATCCTCGACGTCGATACACAATGAGTGACAACAAGCGGTACAGTCGCCACAACTACCCATCAGAAGAAGCACATATCTGCTGGTTCTGCATTGTACATGGGGAATGTTCCTGCGTCTGTATCAACAGGATCCCAACCTTCAAACATTTCATGCAACTGACTCATGTAGTATCGTACACGGTTGAGGTGATCAACACCGTCTGTTGCTGGGTCAGGAGCGATTCCCAGTAGATTGAATCCAGTCTCGTTTTTGCCACGTGCTTCAGATGCACCTGTCTCTGGTATGGTGAATCGTTCTGATCTATCAGAGAAGAGTCCAGTTGCAAGGTCAGAGTAACTCATGATTGTTCCATATCCGTTGTACTCATCACTCAGGTCTCTATCGTACCCACGTATCAGGTATCCATAAGAGAAAGGAAACAACGTGCCACTAGGTGCGCCACGTGACGCAAAGTCGTGGTCCATACCAAGGATGTGGCCAATCTCGTGTGTGAACGTCTCATGTGCTCGCTCATAGTAGCGTGTCACCTCTGTTTCTTGGAACACGGTATTGATATGACACTGCGATACGCCACGACGATACTTCATCTCTCGTGTGAGATCATTGTACAGTGCTACACCGCAAGCAAACGGGTCGTCTTCTATCTTCTTGAACAGGAATGCTATGTCTGCCTCAGCATCTCTCTGCCATGTATCCAAGTCGGAGAATTCTTTCTTGCCTTTGGTGAAGTAATCTATCTGCCTGTATAAGTCTCCACGTCCGACTTCGACGAGTTGTACACCTGCAAGTCGCAACTTCACATACACACCTGAGTCTGCGAATAACTGGTTGGCGAGGTCGAGTTCTCGTTGAGCAAACTCTTCGTATGTGCCACCGTCGAGTTCCTCGTCGAGTTTAGTGTCAACAACAGCAAGCAAGTCGATGATAGCGATCTCTGTGTTGTCTGCATCATATGGGAAGTCGATGTCTGATCGTACAAGGACGCCATCACATGTGATGAATCCATACACATCGTCACCTGTGCTCGTAGCATCAGTCAAACACTCAGTGGGTTTGCTCATCTGTGGTTCGACAACTACAGGAGGTTCGACTATCACTGGTGGTTCAACCACGACAGGAGGTTCGACTATCACTGGTGGTTCAACCACCACAGGTGGTTCGACTATCACTGGTGGTTCGACTATCACTGGTGGTGTAACGGGTGGTTCAACTACGACTGGTGGTGGAGTAGTTGGTGGGATGGTTATCGCAGAGGATGAATTACCTCCACCACCACCGCCACACCCAGATATGGCCATGACCATCGCTGTTACTGCTGCTGTAAATGCTAATTTGCTCATGCTAACTGCTCCTTGGTTTCTTCCTGTGAAATATTCAAAGTATTACCTGCTGCTTCCTCTGTATAACGAAACGTGTTGAACCACGTGATGAATGCAAACTGGAATTTGTGCGGATGATGCTCTGGATTGATATGTGGATACCTATCCATGAATAATGCTAGTGTGTCATCGAAGTCCATTGATGTCCTTTACAACATATTTGCGGTCTGGTGTTAGTGCCTTTGCCTTATTGGTGAAATGCATTCGAACAGCGTACTTACGAGCAATGGCAAAGAATGTGAATACTGTTGTCATAAGGATGGAGAGTTCTAGTGCACCGAGTTCCCACATAAGACCCAGCGTGAGCATGATCCAGTTGAGTGGGATGTTTATTGACATTCCGATGCCAGTATCAAATACTGACTCCCTGAATGCTTTTTGCTTGTCTGTCATTATATTACCTTGCTCACAACGTAGATGTTAGTCATCCTCTCTTCGGTGTGGTGTTTCTTTGTTAAGTGTAACATACACGTCATTGTAAATATCTTCCACATAAGAGAGTGCGCGGAGATAGTCTGACTTGTGTGCCTGTTCACAGTGATCGGGAAATCCCAATATGTGGAACCATGAGTCAATTACATGACGCACGAATCCAAACCAGCGACCCTCTTTCTTGCGATAACATCGCGCTGAGAGAGATTCGCATGGATTCTTTGACATGAACACAATCGTGTTCAGTGCCTGTGTGAGTGTAGCACCCACACGTCGAAAATAATGAGGAGCATATACATGAGTGCGCTTGTTTACGAGTTCGTGTTCCCAAAAGTCTCGCTGGGTCATTATCGCGACCACATCGCGAAATTGTAGCGACCTGTTCTGATCATGTTTGGTTTATTGCGCTCTTGATACTTCTCATTGCATATGTCCATGGTGATATTGAGCATCGGTCCAAATCCTTCCATGGATATTTCGATCGACGGGTCATCAGTCGCCATGTAGTCATCACGCCAATGGATTCGATCTGCTTTGATCAACTCCGAAAAGAAGTGAAAAGTCGGTGTCCATACTGCTTGGATGACCTGCAACGTTGCAGCATTTTCTACAGTAGGGACTGTTGTAGGGAAGTCGAAGCGTTTGCCGCTGATAGCAAATGCGCCATTGACAGTTGTGCCAACAGGTACATAGATATCCTGCTCGATGAAACGTCGGTATTCGAACTTGACATCAGCACACGATGTGCTGTTCCTATATCCTAGCACATAGGAGGTCATTGTTTCGTCGTTGAGGTAGCGGAGTTTTGGCCATCCATCTTGCTGGATGGTGACCTGCCACGTGTCAAACTCTGGGACATCTTCGGAGGAGTATGCTCGTTTAGTGTATACACATGCACCGCCAACGACAATGTACATGGTGAGCATGGCGATAGAAAAGCGAGCGTGATGGGTTAATTTCATAGTATATTTCTCGACTGGATACTCTATTATCTATACCCAGATTGAGATAGCAACTTATTTGTTGATGATCTTATCTAAGTGCTGCTCGAACTGGGTTATCTTGGGCAGTCGATCTTCCCAATAGATGTAGTTCTTGGCAGGGTCTTTCTTCAGGTTGTTGAGTAGTGGTTGGATTGCGGCACGGAGTTCAAGCAACTTAGACTCGAGTGCTTCCAACTCCACTGTCGCTGTGTCAACGTCTGCGCGTTGCTGTTGTATAAAATCCAGTTCGTCCAGTGTGACTGCGGTGAACCCAAAGTCAAAGTCGCTCATTTTAGCATCCTGCTGGTAGTCCACCGCATGCATCGCCTCTGCCATCGCCATCGGTGTCAAGTTGATCGGAGTTAGAAATCAATGGGCAGTTATCAATAGCGTCACCAACACCGTCATCATCACTATCAGTGAAGTATGCTGCGTTGTAGTGACTATCGTGTTCGTCCATTATTCCAGTTGCAACACTATTAAGATCGAGATTGTATGTCGGTCCATATGAATAGTTTGTGAGGTCAACGTTGTAGATAGCAGTCAACCAAACAAGTATCCCTTGGTCAATGAGGACAGTGCCTGGATGCCCAAGGTTGTCTGTGAATATTGATGTCTCTTTGTCGCCTTGCATTGCGGTCACTTCAGGCAAGTCTCCCGCAGTGAAATGTTCACGCAGTTCGACAGATGATTGTCCGTAGGGGATACAAAAGATATCAGTATTAGGAAATAGAATTCTAAGTTGGTCAATGAATGCATGCCAATTGGGTTTGTACGCTTCCCATATCCCAGTATAGATTTCATCTGTGTAGTTAGATGGTTGTGGAATCCAAGGCAGAGCAATAAAGAATCTTGTGGAGGGATTCTTGTCTAACGCATAGTTGATCCAATTGACATATCCTGTTGTTGTAGGATAGTCGGGATGATAAGTCATTCCAAATAGTTCAACGTCACCACCATCTAATACGCCAGTGATAGTATTTTTCTTTGAAGTATTATTCCAAAGTGCTTCAGGTGTTCCAGTTGGACCCCCAGAGAACACAATAGTTTGCGAGTGTCCTGATATCCCAGCAGCAGCAGAATAGTCAGGCAGTAACTCTGCATAAGGTCTAAAGAAACTATGTCCAATAAGCAAAGAGTTCATACCATCAATAGCATATGCATTGAAAGAGAAAGTTACGAAGAGTACTGCTATCAATTTGTTCATGTTTTTATTTCCTTCACAGGGGCAGGTTTATCTGCCTTTGGTTTACCGAATATTTTATCCCAGTTTGCTTCGATCTTCTTACGATCTTCTGGTCGACGCTTGTCACCTTTACCATTCATCAGATGTCGTCCATTCTCTTTTGCACTTGTTACACTGCCAGTGGTCCCAGTTCTTATCACGCTGTGACCAATACTTGTAGTGGTACAATGCGCACCACTGCTTTTTGAACCAACTGATCATAGAACGATACCAGATGTCGCTGCACTCCAACCTTTGACAAGGTCAGGGTGTGTTGGTATGACTGCGAGGATGACACTTTTGTTCAGGGTCAACTCTGGTGGGTTTCCTTCACCCGTCATGCTAATCCCTGGAGCAAAACCTGCGCCACCTTCCTGTTGTACGAACAGACGTGGGTCAGATAATGTGACCGTTGTTTCTGACTCGCTCTTGAAACGTCCAACAATCTCTCCCAATATACTTACAACTGATACTACTTCACCGTGCATTACTTCATTCCTCTATGATATCCCATTGATGTGTACTTCTCTTCCTGCTCAGGCATGATACGGATGGAGACTTTGCCCTTGGTCATCCATATCTTACCTGTGTGCTGGTTTCCTACTGGGTCATTGCCCCATGGTGCTTTGGGCAACTTGCCGAACTTTTCTTCATCCCACTTCATCTTCTCTCTTCTCCACCCAGCGTTGTACCGCTGCGGTTAGATTTGCTCGGGTATATGTACCCTCTGCTTCGAGTATATTTAGGAGATTTTCTGCTCCCATGTATCGCTGTTCCAACGAGTTGCCTCTTCGACCAAGATAATATGCCAGTGCGATTACAACTGTTGCTATCAGTGTGTGTATGTATGGATCCATGTGTTCTCCTCAATTCAGACTCTATTCTACATCAAGCGGAATAGGGTGTCAACTACATCTTAAACCCTTCAGATGCTATCTTCTTACCAGCAGTGGTCAGGTCAAACACTGGACCAGTATCCTCTGCTGGTTTTCCCGCACCATCGTTCATCAACGTCTGGTCTTCGGGGTCAATGTCATACAACTTCATCTTGCTTCTGTCCACGCCAACAACGAACCTCTCGTGCATTCCTGGATCCGCATACCTATTCTTCAGGGTCTTCACCATGATCTGGCCAAGACTCTTCAACTCATCGTTGCTAATCAGCGCAAGCATAAGGTCAGCAGTCGCTGGCAATCCAAACGATTCACTGGTGTCCTCGAGTCCGATGTCGGAGTTACCAAACCCACTCCGTGTCGTCTGAGTTGCTGTCATAACAGGCAGGTTGAACTCCACTGCTAACCCACGAAGTTCCTCAGCAATGCTCTTGATGAAGGTGTACGAATTAACAGAACCACCCTGTTTGATCCTACTGCTGCCGCAAATGTTAAGGTAATCGATGTAGATGATATCAGGGGTAAACTTCTTCTTGAGTTTCAGTTCATTCAGTAACGCACGAAAATGACCCGCGTGTGCCTGTGATGTGGGGTACTCCTTTATGATGAGTTTACCATGCGTCTTCGCTGCTATCTTATCTACCTTCGAGGTGAAGGACTCACGGGTGAGGTCTGTGATCTTATCCAGAGACACATCAAGCAGATTGGCATCAATACGTTCTGCGATTCGCTCCTCTGCCATTTCCATCGTGATATACAGTGCGTTCTTTCCCTGAGCGAGCGCAGCGGCAGCAGCATGGCACATGAAGAGAGACTTACCAACGCCAGTGCCTGCGAGTATTACATTCAGGGACTTATTAGGAAGACCACCTTTAGTGATGACATTCAAATATTCTATATCGAATGGGACACGTTCCTCTACTCTATGGTAGAAGTCGTACCGAGCATCTGCATTAGACAGATAGTCGTGACCAACGTTCGTGTCGAATGTGACAGCGAGTGCCTTCGACAGTATCTCAGGCAATGCGTTCTTCGTCATCGTCTGGTGCTTACCATCAATGATCGAGATAGACTCCATGACTGCATTGAACAGTGCGCGGTCTTGACACCACTTCTCTGTATTCTCGAGCAACCATTCTGGGTCTGTTAGTTTATCTTCAGTGAAGAGATCAGGGAGTATATCTATTGCATGTTCAAAGATCTGATCACTGGCAGGATTCTCGGACTCCTTCAGGGAGATACGAAACGATTCCTGTGACGGGAGGTTGTTATACTTGGCGACATACTGCACATACTCTTTGAACAGGAACTGGTGTGTCCCTTCGAAGTATGCTGGATCCATGAATGGAACCACCTTGCGCATGAAGGCATCGTTCGTGAAGAACTGCTTCAATATCATACTGGGCATATCAGAGGTCAATGTAATCTCCTATTGTTGTGCCGTCTGAGTCAGGCGTGTGATTCTCGAATACCTGCATCAATATGGTTGCCATATAGTTTGCGATATCCAACTCGTTTATCGTGAATCCTTCAGGGAGTTCTGGGCGGTGGACAACATCATAGTCAAAAGATAATCGACCATCATCAGTCGCCTCAAAGCGGTCATACCGTATAACCCAATTGGTGAAGTCACCTTTGAGTATGATGATCACCCACCCTTCTTCGTTGTCGGGTATTGTTGGGTCTGGTGCCATTATCCAGTCTTCACCCTCCACGAGAGGAAGATCTTCGACCTCGGGGAAGTCCACAAGGTCTATTGGTGTGAGAGTTATACCCTCATCACTATCGTATGCCATAATCAAACTCCCAGTCTACAGGAACATCGATTATGTTGGCATCTCCTAACTGGACAAAGTTCACATATCCTTCTGGTTCACGCGACTTATACTCTGTTGCCTCTACAACAAGCAGTGGTACAGTCTGACCAACCATGTCAGCGTACCAGCGCATGCCATCACCGCGACTCGTAATCAACAGTGCCTTCTGAAACTTATTGTTCTCCATCGCCATTATTCAATACCCAAGTCAATTTCGGCAATCTCGCCACCGATCTGATAGGACTCTTTGACGAACGTCTTGAAGTCTGTTGTCTCAAAGATAGGTGTCCAGAACTCAGAGGTCATGGTGTCCTTCTCACGGAGTTTGCCTTCAAGCATCTCACCAGTCTCTTTGTTGACTCTTTGATACCATCCATTACTCGGTTTGATAACATAACCACCAGCAATAGCAAGATCAAGCAGACCAGACCACTGCTCAATGCCGCCACTCCAAGAAACCGACACAGGGACTTTAGACTTCTCTCGCACAAAGCGAGACTTTTCGACATTGATGATGAAATCATATCCTGTTATCTCTGTTCCTGTTTTGTTCTGACGACGACCAATGATCCAGACGTTGTCTGCTGAGTACATGATACCAGTACCACCTGAGACGATGTCCTTCGGGAACAGACCGATCTCTTTGTATGTGTGGTTGATGGCAAGCATGGGGATGTCTTTCATTGTAAGGTACGGAGTACACATACGGAACAAACCCTTGAGTGCTTTGGCGCGAGTCATATCTGCCACACCCTTCTCGCTCAGGGCATCATCCAGTTCCTTCTTGGATGCCATGTTGCCGATAGAGTCAATCACGATACATACCTTGTCTTTCTCGTCCAACTCTTCCAACTGGTGGATGAGGTCAAACTTCAACTCTTCGACGTTGGTGATAGGAGTATGCAGGACACGGTCGGTATCGATACCGAATGTCTCGAAGTATGCCTGTGGTGAACCAAACTCACTATCGTAGAACAACACGACTGCGTCTTTGTGTGCACGTTGGTATGCTGCTGCCATAAGCAGGGCAAAGGAGGTCTTGAAGTGCTTGCTTGGACCAGCGAGGACTGTTAGTCCACTGACCAGACCACCATCGATGTCGCCACTCAGAGCAACATTGACCATGGGCACACCAGTATCAACCTGTACTTTGGTGCCAAAGAACTTGGAGGTTGCCAGTGGTGCTGACAGTTTGATTTTACTGTTTTTCTTCAGTTTGTCCATAATGGATGACATATTATTCATCTCCTTTTGCGTTTGATTTGATAACTGTTTCGAGCAGAGGCAGTTGGCCATTGTGCTGCTTGACGAGGTCTGATAATGCAGAGGTGTCTTGGGTGCCAACACCCGACCAGTCTGTAGTGCCTATGCGATGGTCAGTGACTATTGCCCTTGCTGTCATCGGAAAGTTTACCCCGAGGAGTTCCATTCCAGAGATGACCTTAGACAGTTCATCGAAGAATACACTCTTGGTGTTCAGGTATGCTTTGATTCCTTGACAGACAACCTGTGCCTCTATTGGCATGCATATATGTACAGCACCCTTGCCATTTGGGATGGTTATGTAAGAGTTGTATGAGAAGAATTCCATCAGTCCATCACACGATTCTTGCATACCACCAAGGATGATATAATCTGGATTGATATAATCATGAGAAGTATTGGTATCTGATGACAGGTCAGGAGCATATATGAAACGCCCAAGTGCATCATCAGCGTGCAGGGTTTCTAATAGACTCATCAGTGTTTCCATAGGCAGGTCTGATTTGAGTATGACACCAGACTTTGTCTGACGAATCAACTTCAGTACTGCATCAACGGTAGATGCAAACTCGTCTTTGCTGGTTGGAGTGCATACAAATGTCAGGGCAGGTTCTTGCTCACAGAGTTGGTCTATCGTTACATTGTACTTCGGGTCACAGAGGAAACGGTCAACATGGGGGACGAGAGACCTCTCGACTGCTGTACCCATCCTACCATGACCGACTATGCCCACAATTGGTTTATCTCCCTTGCCATAGTCAGGGTCTGTGGTCATTAGCATGGCAGGTTGGTTTTGTTCATTCATATGTGTGTTCCTCAACGTAGAGTTCTATTATAATCGAACGGGATTGGTATGTCAATACGGGTTTGTAACATAATAGTACATCCGAAACATCTTTCTGCGCACCTGAAAATCTTTATTTTGTTTCCGACGCCATCCGAAGTAGCAGTTGCGACGATGCTTCCTCCTGGTCATACGATTCGTCATATGCTCACGAGGTTGGATGATACTACTCCTTTTCCCTGCTCGTCGTATAGGATTCATGTTTCTGTTTGTTCTCATATTTCTACGTGTCTGCGCTTTCAACTTATTGTTATCTCCGCTTCTGTTTTGATGACGACTCTTGCGCCACATGGTAGGATGGTGCTGTCGTTTCCACCATAGATGACTGTGGATGCACCATGTATTTCTACTTGGTGGCCATAGGTGTTGGTGCGTCCTTCCTTCACGGTGAGGACAGGTTCATTGGTTCCATTCTTCTTGTTGGAACGGATGATATGCTGATTTACATGGATGTATTTAATCGTCATGCTTTCTTCCATATAAATGTATCATCATAGTTGAAGTATGGGGTTTCTATATCATGATCAAGTCTAAATTCTAGCACAGCATGGCGAGTCTCCCTCTTGTCATAGTCGTGACCTATAATCAGACCACCTTGCTTTATCTTGGGATACCAAGCATTCATCTCATTCCTGAGTTGCTGCTGCGATAGGTGGGCATCAAAGAACACGAAGTCCATTGTTCCATCTTCATACCTCTTTGCTGCTTCGATAGTGTCCACCTCGAGAATAGTTGCGCGGTCAGCACAACCAGACCAATAGATGAAGTTGATGGCAGTGTTGCGGATAAACTCTATCTGCTTCTGGTCGCGAACCATCTCACCACCACCGACATTATCTACATATGGTTCCCACTTGTCTATACCAATCAGTTCATCGACATTGGTGCACACCTGCAACATGGTACAGAAACTGTTTGCTTGGTACAAACCCAACTCAACGCCACGGAGGTTCGGACCATGCGCTGCTACTGCAAGGACTATTGAGCGATTGCATGGGTACGTTCGTGTGAAGTCATATGTATCCATGCCCTGTGAAAAGACCGCAGGGGTCATCTGATTAGGAGTTCTCCTGTCTGTATGGGATGGTTTGCCGTATGTGTATATCATAGTGGGTACACCTTGCTGATTACTTCGGCACATGCCTTGGCGATATCCATGTGCTCGAGTTGAGTTCCGTTTTCACTGCGCAGTTCAATGTAGTGAATCCAAGAGCGCAGGGTGCCATTCATATACAGACGAGATACTGTGTTGCCTTCTGGCAGTACACATCGTGCTTGCTCCTTTGCGATACCATGGTCGATTGCCCACTGGTATGCATTCTTCGCTGCGGTTAATACGTGGAGTTGCTGCATCTTCCAGTCTGCGTCAAGGTGTGAACCCTCTTCGAGTTCTACACTGTTCTGTCTGTTCTTCTCGTCCTGTAGGCGAGCATCACGCAACTCAAACGCTCCACCTACCAGTTCATCAACAGGATTGGCATATCGCTGACTGAACTCTTGGAATGAGAACGACCTGTGGCGCAGCATCTGTCGTGCTATGTCTCTGGTTGTTTCTATCTCAAGGCACATGCTGACCATTTCAAATGGCGACCAGTGGGCATTCTTCTTCAGGTAGTTCAACAACCTGTCGTTGGTGCTTTGGTTCATCTGGTTTGCTGGGTTGGATACTCTCGCGCAGTGTGCAACAAGATCACTTATGCTGTTGTTGGTGAACTCATGGTTGAATGCATCTGCTGCTTTGCTGTAACTGATTAGTTCGACTTTCATTTTTAATCCTCGAATACATTTTGATATGCCCAGTCCAAAGCACCACCTGCTTCTCTGGACAGTGGACGGTTTTCGTACCAGTTGCCTGTTTCTTGATCGAGTTCAGTACACATCATGGCAATCTGGTCTTGTGTGATGGGATACTTCTTCTTGACTGCGTTGCATGCTGTTGCGATCATGATAGCATACATCTGCGAGTACCAACCAGACTCGTTTACGGACTTATACTTCTCTGCCATTTTGTTCGGGAAGAACGGGCAGTCACGGTATCCACTCCATGAGAAGTTGGTGTTTGTCAGAGAGGACTTGCGATACTCCAGCACCTGCTTGCGCATCTCTGGGGACATGCGGTCGAGGAATGAGTTGCCTGTCTTCTCAACATACGGATATAAAATCTTCAACTTACCAACAGAGATAGGTGCACCTGTCTTACGATAGAAGAAGTTGTGCGCACCCTTATAGTCTGCTGGGATATAGTACATACGCGAACTGTCTTTGGTCTGCTCATCACCGAGTTCACCGAGGTACTTGTTCAGGGCAAACCAGAACTGCTTGATCTCATCTGCCTCGACCACTCGGTCAAGGTCGAACACAATGCGGAACTTTGGTTTCTCTGGCGTGGATGACGCAGTGGAGTAGATAATGAAGTTGTGCTTCAGGGACTCGACCAGTTTGTCCACATCACCAGTGAAGTCGTCAACGTCGACTGCTGCCCACTTGCCCCACTGAGTCACGTTCTTGTTAGACCGTGTGCTCTCTTCCACATACAGGGAAGGACTGATGAGGTATGCATCCAACTTGGTGTCAAGTGGTTGCTTGGACAGGAATTCCAACAGGGCAGTGAACTCCTCCCATGTGGCGAAGTCTGCCCGTCTGTGCGTTTTGTTATCCCAAGTGTCTTTGAAAATTGTTAGCGAGTACATGATTTATCCGAAGAAGTCCTCAAGTGATACAGACTCTTCCTCAGTCCAACCAATCGCTTCGAGCACTGGTCGGACAACAGCGAGGAATGCCTTGTCGAATTGTTTGTCATAGTCAACATACTTATGTAGACCAAAGTCCTCAGGCAGATAGTCGTAGAACGAGATGATGTTCTGCTTGATGTGGTTCTTTGGGTTGAGGTAGATGAACTTGATCTTCTCTCCATCCTTGATGGCAGTGTGACGCTTCTCCAGACCACCGTCCTTCAACAACTTGTTATATGTCAGGGCACCACGCACGTGGATCGGGCATCCTTTCTTGTATACAGTATTGTGGTCACGCCACTTACCTATGTCCGACACACCACGTGGGAATGCGACCTCATGTGGTTGTAGACCGTTGAAGTGCTTGCGGAATAGTTGTATAGCATTCTGCGTGTCCTTCTCTGTACCAGTAATCATGATCTTGAACAAACCCTTCAGGGCATCACGACAGGAGGCAGGAGTCGATGACTTGACTGCTTCAATGCCCATGATCTTCAGTTTAGGTTTCGCATACTGTACACCCTCATTGTTGTGCACGTTCAGGATGTAGCGTTTCTTGGCAGTCCATATACCGTTGTCTGCGATTGCCTCACGACCCATCACCATCTTGTTGTCATAGGCATTCATGTATGTAGCGAGGTCTTCATATGACTTGGTGAACAGAGGCACGAACTTATCCTTGCCTATCTGGTCGAGCAACTTGACTGTCTGTGCGGTGTCGGTCAATCCCATCTTCTCGACCAGTGGACCAAAGTTCACATACAGCGAGTCAGTGTCCATGGCAACCACATAGTCGAAGTTGTCCGTACCAACTATCTTGTTCATGTAGTCATTCACTGCACGTTCTGCCCAGCGGATAGACAACTGGCCAGACAGCGTGATTGCTTCTGCCATGCGGATGTCGTAGTATCGAAACCACCTGTTAGCGAGTGCGCCATAAAGTGAGTTCATCATAATTTTAATCGCCATTTGCTGATTGTCGAGTTTGGCGATATCTTTCTCAGCAGCAGCATCACCTGCCTCAACCTGCCCTTGCAACTTGAGCATGTTCTGTTTGATCTGCTTCCTCTCAGCATATAGACCATGAATGATATTGGGCAACACACCCTGTCCATCCTTGGTGAAGTGTACGCCATTAGCAGCAATTGATTCGGAAGGTGATGATGAGTCGGGTCGAGTATGGTCAAGACAGTTGTCGACTGTGACACCAACAGTACGGTTGCCAGAGATAGTCTCAGGCGACATGTTGTACTGCATGATGAGGTGAGGATACAGAGAGTTCAAGTCAAACGATACCACCCACTTGTGGCGACCGACCTGTGGTTCCTTAACATAACCACCAGCGAATGATTCGGCATCGTTTTCTTTCTTGGGAGGTACAACAACCTTGCGCTTACATAGTTCACGATATATGTAGGTGTCCCACAACTGCGTGGTTCCGAAGGACTCTTGGTAGTTACAACCACCCTTGTATGCTATGGTCATTGCCAGTTCGATCAACCCCAACTTCTCGTCAATGCGCTCAACCAACTGGACATCCTTGATGTTATAGTCGATGAACTTCTGGTAGTCTTCCTTGTACAGCGTGTATAGGTTGCCATGCTCCTCATAGGAGAGTTTCTTCTCGCCTAGCACCACGTTGGCGATGTGGTCGAGTTTGTACGACTCCTGTACACCAAAGGTCAGGTTGCCAAACTTCTGGAACAACTCATAGTAATCCAACTGCTCAATACCCACCATGTCATATGTCTGCATTTCGCGACCCTTGACGTGGATGTTCTTCTCACGGACTACGTTCCACGGAGAATACTTCTTGTATGTGTCACCACCAATCATACGCTTCGTGCGGTTGATGAGATATGGGAAGTCGAATCCGCGACAGTTCCAACCAGTGACAACGTCAGGGCAGGTGTCCTTTCCGTTCCAGAAGTTGACAAACTTCAACAGCAGGTCGACTTCGCCAGCACACTTGATGAACTTGATGTCAGCAGGGTCAACGTCAATGTGCTTGCTGCACAGTTCAGGGTCATACTCGTCGAGCAGTGCCCAAATGTAATAGGTTGGTTTGCCATGGTACTTGAGGCAGATAGACTGGACTTCGCGGAGAGCATCAACAGGTTCAGGGAACCCATCATCAGAGGCGACCTCGATGTCGATGTCAGCAACCAGCACCTGCTTGGGGTCAAACTGTATCTCGTTGGGGAACTTATCTTGGATGTACTGCGCGGCAAAGTTGTTATTGCCATGTGCTTCGAGGGAGTCAACATACTCATATCGTTTGCTAAACTCGGTTGCCTCCTTCATGGTATCAAAGGTGACAGGTTTGACGGATCGACCGTCCATGGTGCTCCACTCAGTCTTTCCCGCCTGACTGGTGGTCAGATACATCACTGGGTCAAACGTGTCACGGAACTGTTCACGGACACCGTCTTTGTACCCACGGTAACAGATGTTGTTACCGATGCGAGATATATTTGTATAGAACTTCATTCAACTCTCCATAATTTAGACTCTATTCTACAGCAAACAGAATAGGATAGCAACTCAAAATTCATCAAATATAACAAGGTCTCTCCGCGACTGGCCATTGATACTTCTGGCGTTTTCATCTTTCGACATATCTTCAACAACATTGTCACAGTTCATTACATTTGTGTTCTTTGCAGAAGTGCAATAGAATTGTTTGACTGCTGACGGAAAGTGGTGGCCACCCTCATGAGGCAGTATAGTGGTGCCGTTTCCATATGACACCAGATCTTCTGGCCAGTATTCTTTACAGGGCATCATCCAGTCACGGTTGGGGTGTTTCCAACCCAGTACATCGTCATGGTGTATTATACCCATTGGTCCACTGTATCTGTTTTTCGTATAAGGGAAGTTGTCAAGTAGACCAATGAACCACTGCGAATACTCCCAAGAGAGGCGATAGAACTCCATACAGACGCCTGGAAAGAACCCGTCTACATTTCCCCATGCCATCTCATACATTGCTCTAAACGACTCCTCGTTGACGAGAGCAGCGTCATGCTCCATGACGACGAGGTCATCTTCGCCATCTGCCATACGCTTGATCAGCATATAATGCGAGTGCATGATGGACTGATATATTGGGTGGTCATCGAATGTGCCTCCAAAGAACCTCGCCTTCAAATAATCATCTCCGTCATGTGTGACATAGAAGGGGATGGGATTTTCGTTCACTTGATAACGAATCGGAAGTGTTTTTGGTGTGGTGCATTGAACTGGGGTGATAGACAATATATCTTTCACTGGCGCGAAAGATTCAATCGACTTCTTCATATATTGGACAGAGACTGGGTTGTCAAAGTCCACGATCATATAAGCGTTTATCACATACCACCCGCAGGGTTAGATTATAGATTGTACCAGCATCATACAGGTTACAAACACTGTTGATGTTAATAGCGTCCATACAGTAATGTCTCTTTTGCGCATTACTCTTTGACGATCTTCCTTGTGAAATGAATCATTCATGTTTACTTCTTGCTTCCTATGTTGTATTTTTGACACAGTTCCCAATCCTTTTTATCTCGGAAAGAAACTATCTTAATTTGCCTCAGTGGTGTTTTGTCTTTTGCTTGCGATGCATCCACAAGATTGACAAGACCCCAATCACTCAGCAAAGTTGCTATGGTGTTGCGTCTACCCAAGTCTGATTCCTCAAGGTTTGCTTTCTTACCATCCAACAAGAACAATTCCTTGAAGTGGACGATAAAATAACGACCTTGCTTGTGTAGTATGTGGCAAGATTGCCACAACGTCTGCTCCTTCCTTGAAGCAACCCCAATACGGGTCAATGTTTCGCGAACCTTCAGAAAATCATCTGGTTCATTCAACGTAATCTCGAGCATATCGCTGGGAGACCAGTTCATTATATCAGTCATGAGATGTAACCTATTCCAAATCGTTGTTATTAGTCAAGCACGTCAATGTGCGAGTCTATTTAGCGTTTCCCTCCTTTTGACAATTTGGACTTGATAGCGGCAATATCTTCGGATGTGAATAGGTCCATCACGCTTTCTGCCTTTGAATCACTGTAGTTGTAATACTCTTTGACGAGAGCAACGTTGTCTACAGCGTCTTTCTTCACCCACTTGCTGAATCGTTTGCGCTTGCGGATAGATGTGCGCAGGAAATCATATTGCATGCGACCATCCAGTTGATGACTACGGTTCATCTCATTGGCGAGAAGCACAGTGTCTTGGAAGTACGACAGACCACGGTTGACCATGAATGCTGGATACTTAGACTCTTCCAGTGGATCCATTATATCTTTCTTGGTCATGTTGACGCTGTTGAGGTAATCGAATGGATTGCTCATCAGTGTATAGTCTCCGTGCCCTTGGGTTCTGCCAGAGCATTGGACACGTCAGTGTACAGGTCATATGCTAATGACTTACCATAGATCTTCTGTAGTGCTTGCAACTCTTCCACAGAGAATGATCGCAGTTCTACTTCCGCTATCTCTTCGAACTTGAGTAGCAGTCCAGTCAACTTCTTGAACAGAGAATGGTTCTCTTCTTCTGTCATCGGTTTGTCATCCATTACAGATACTCCAAGTTGGCCATACACTCAGTCAGACACGCGACCATATTCAACTCGTGGTCTGCAACAAACGCTGCTTTCATCTGGTAATCCGCGAGGATAAGAACCAGTTGCGGGATGCTGTTTGGTTCGACCTTGTCCATCATAGAGTCATACACGCCACGGAAGATTGCTGCACTCTCCGTGTCCATGTTGTTAGCAACCCACTTGCGCATTTCCTTGAAGTCCTTGGACTTGAGGTGGCCAAACAGGTCGGAGATGCTGCTGGATGTAGACTTGCTGATAACGTCGAGGTGGAGAATACCACCACGTGAGTGACGTTGGAGTTCGTTCAGGATTCGACGCCAGTCTGGGGCGTGACGCATAATCAACTCGGCAACGAGGTTGGGGTCATCAACAGTGATGTTCTCATCCTTGAGTATACCCATGGTGCGCTTCATGAACTGCTCGCACAGTTGCGCCATGTCCTTCTTGCTTGTGTTGAACTCGATGACACCACAACGAGAGTGCAGTGGTTCGATGATCTTATTCTTGAAGTTGCAGGTGAGGATGAAGCGACAGTTGTTGCTAAACTCCTCGATGAACCCACGCAATGCGGGTTGGGTTGATTGGGCGTTCAGGTAGTCTGCCTCATCGAGTATAACGACCTTGTATCCACCTTGTAGGGATACGCTTGATGCGAACTGCTTGATCTTACCACGGAGCGTGTCGATGTTACCTGACTCGGAAGCATTGATCAAGATGTAATCTAGGGAGAGTTCGTTGCATATCGCACGTGCAACGGTAGTCTTACCAGTACCAGCAGTGCCAGTCAGTAAGAGGTTGGGGACTTCGCCAGTGTCGACGATCTCTTGAAATGTTTTCTTGAGGTTGGGTGTGAGTACACACTCTTGGATATTCTTGGGTCTGTATCGTTCTACCCAAAGTGAATCAGTCATAGTTCTCTCCATAATATAAAATAAGTGAGCAGTTTACCTCTTGCTCAGGAGACGGGTGCGTTGCACCGACCAGAGCGAGTTTAATGTCATCTCGAGACGTTCGAACTATCGTGCGCCAAGCAATGCGTATGCAGCAGTTACCATTGAGCGAGTTGGAGTGCCCAGACGATAGAAGGTTTTTGTTGCGCCCTTGCTGTTAGTACGAGCGTTGCCGAAGATAGCATATCCCTGTGCGCGGAGTTGACGAACAACTTCGTGTGGGTTTCCTGCGCTAAAGCGTGAAGCGATTTGCTTTGCGGTGAGTTGCTCACCTGCTTGTAGTGCATTCAAGAGACGTGCTGGTTGTGATTGTGACATAGTTATTACCATAATTAAAAAATGTGTCCGTTGTTAAAGGTGGAACACTATACCTTATTCTTGCTGGCGAGGCAGGGATCGAACCTGCGACATCTTCATTAACAGTGAAGCGCACTACCGCTGTGCTACTCGCCAATACAAACTTTAATAATCGTTGATGCTCTCAAGGTGGGCGATGCGAGCATTATGCTCTTCACGCCACTTCTCTTCGGAAACACCATTTCGTGCTGCCTTAGAGTTGGCATAGGTGTATTCCTTTGCCTGTGCAATTGCTTGCGTCCTGCGTTGTGCTTGTGTACGTTGACTCTTCATACTTTCCATATCCTTATTTCGTTAATCAATTTCAATTCTTCTACCGTGAACGGTTCTAACATCTCTTCTCGCCAAGCAAGAGGGTCACCGAACAATGAGTCACTGGAGGAATAACCATCTGCCTTGTTGTACATATAACATTCCCTGTTTTCGAATTGTCGATAGACGATATCGCCTCGATGTGATGCGAGTTTCATCTTCATCATCAACTGTACATCTTCAGTGTTACACTTCAGACTATTGTACTTCTCGATGGCAGCACCTTTCTTGTCAACACATACCAAACGTTCGAACCAGTAGTTGGCATCACCAGTGTATCCGCTCAACTCGAACATCCAACATGCAAGATCAACGGTGAGATCAAAACCCTTTCTCTCGACATGTAGTCGAAGATCGACGTTGTCCCAGTGACTCCTGACAATGTTCTGTTCGATCAGATCGCCAAATGTAAGCAACTGGCATCCAAGCAAAGACAGAACATTGACATCAGGATTTGCGGTCATCTTATCTACTATCACCTGATGGCCATCCTCAGTGAATCTATCATCACCGTCCAACTTGATCAGGTGGGTGTAGTCAGTGGTGAGGAAGTGGTCGAGGCAGGACTGGTGACCAGCACCTGCAAGACCGTTTGACTCAGTATGTATTATCGGATATCGCTCGCCAAGTTCGCTGTTGTCCAGTTCCTCTCTAAAAGAATCATCAAGAGTATTGCATATAATATGCGTGTCGTAATGACCTGGAATAGTGAACAGTGACTTTCGAAGTTGTTTAATGTTACCCGAGGTCAATACTGTGGTCAAGAACTTCATCTAGTCGTTTTCTGACTGGAACTGCTCACACATCTGTGCGATAGAGACACACTGGTCTCGCAGTTGACCGATGGCAGATAACTCTTCGCCTTTCACTGCGCCACGTTGACACATAGCGTCAACGACAGAGATAGTGGTGCGTGATGCGCGGAAAGCGGCATCATACATGGGACGAATTGAATCGACTGTTACTGTTTTTTCTTTGGACATGTTACTTATGCTCCGTATGCAGATGATTTCTCAAGGGCAATGTAGTAAACTACATCAATGGTCTTACAGGTGAACTTGCTGATCAACTTCGAAGAGATCTCAACGTCATAGTCGCCAGAGATTAACTTCATGTTGGCAATGTTCATGATGAACGTGAACTCAGTTGTGTCGCATGTACCTGGAACAACGATGTCGAATGCGTTTGAAGTGGTGTCCGTGTTGTCTACAACAGAGAGTTGGATGCCACCCTCAACAGCAGTGATAGACACTTTGTCGTGACCTAGTGCTGCTGCTGCGCTGCGTACACGCTTGAGGGTTGCTTCGTCCAACGTAAACTTCACTTCTGCTTCGGGCATCGGGATGTCCTTGGCAGGTGAGGTCAGGATGCTGACATCACTGTAGAAGTATTTAACACTGGATCGACCAGAGGAGTCAGACACCTTCACAGAGTCAGCACCGAAAGCAAGTTCAGGAGCGTCAACAAGACCAAGCACCGAGAGAAATTCGTTGAGATTGTAGATGCCTACGCTCTTGTCGAAAGACTGCTCGAGATTGGCGACTGCCATCACGTTCTTTGCTTCGGCAATGGTCTTCACAACGTTGCCTTCGTGCAAGACGATATTGTCTTGGATAGAAGCAAAGTTCTTCAGTACTGCCATGGTGTTTTCATTTAAATTCATACTATATTTCCTTGGTTAGTTGTTCTCTCGAAAGAGACTCTATTGTAATCGAAACGGATTGACATGTCAACACTTTCTCAGAATGAGAAAGAGTATCCAACGCCAACACCAGTTTCGTCGTTGGTAATTGTTGTAGATAATGTTACTGAGTGTTTGCCATCTTCTGTACGATGAGACAAACCAACAGCAGCAGCATCTTCTCCACCATAATTGCCATACCCAAAACCAATTGCAGTCTTACCTACAGTGGCATTTGGAATTGCACCCATCGCAGCGATACCAGCAAGACCAGAATATATCTCACTCTTGAGGTGGTCCATATTCTGCTCCAAGTAATCAATGCGTGATGAATTAGTTTCCACGTCTTCTGCTAACAGGTCAATGCGCATGTTTGTACTTACAATGCGCTTGCGATTGTCAACAGCGTAATCCATGCTTGCGGCACTACGTTGGTTGCTAGTGTCTATCTGTGCTTGGAGTTTGTCATCCATGACAATACGGGTATTGGTTTCGGACTGGATCGTCTCGGACAATATGGTGTCTCTAGCGATTGACTCGGACTCCACATCAGTAGTATAACTCTCCAGACTACTAATATCAGTGGTATTGGTATCGATACGATCTCCCTGCACGTCCAGACGACCGTCGAGACGGTCTGTTTCGGAGGTTATACGGGAGTTCAAGAGGTCGTCTCCCGCCTCTCGAGCGTCCGTCTCAGAGGTTATACGGTCACCCAAACGGGCGTCTCCCGCCTCTCGAGCGTCCGTCTCAGAGGTTATACGGTCACCCAAACGGGCGTCTCCCGTCTCTCTATCGATCGTCTCGGTGCTTATACGGTCACCCAAACGGGTGTCCTCAGTCTCCCTAGCGTCCGTCTCGGACGTTATACGGGAGTCTAGACGGGTGTCCTCAGTCTCCCTAGCGTCCGTCTCGGACGTTATACGGGAGTCTAGACGGGTGTCCTCAGTCTCCCTAGCGTCCGTCTCGGAGGTGATACGGGAGTCCAGACGAGCGTCCTCAGTGATAAGAGCGTCCGTCTCGGACGTTATACGGGAGTCTAGACGAGTGTCCTCAGTGGTCCGAGCGACCGTCTCGGAGGTGATACGGGAGGAATTTGCATCCACCTCATCTGCTTGGTTGAGACTCGATACATCAATATCAACGTCTTTGCCATATATGTAATCACGACCCTGTGACTTGGCCATATCCTCAACACGGAGGGTCAGCGTATCGCCATCGACTTTGCCTGACTTGGTACGCATGTCCTCTTTGTTGACAGTATCAATTTCTTCCCTGAGTTCAGTGTCATCATACGATAGACTGTCCCCAGTGTGGACATAACCATCAGCGTCCCTGCCATTATTATTTTTCAGCAGAATATCGCCATCTTCAGTTACAACAGATGAACGACATTTTGATTCGGATGGATTATTAGATGCTTGGCCACCGCATGTGCCTAGTCTAAATCCGTTTGCGACTTCCTTGTCGGTGGCAGGGGTGCCAGCAACAGTAGCACCGAATGCGCTAACTGTTGTTCCATTAATTGTTGCAATAATTGCTGCGGTCATAATAGTCTTTTTCATTTCGACTTCCTCAGTATTTTTCATGATAGTAATTTCTGCATATCTGCAGAGGTTATATCTATACATCATCGGAAGTCGAGAATTTTTACCCAATTATATCGAAGACTCTTCGTCGACAGTTACTGTTTCGTCCACCTTGGAGTACAAGTCCATGAACGCTGTCTTTGTTTCGTCATCGAAACGGTTGGTGCACATCTCGATCGCAGTCATACGCGAGTCGAAGATTTGGAACGCTTTGACAATATGTACAAGGCGACGAGTTGAGATGATCTCATCAACACCACCATCGAAATAAGTCTTGCGGATAATATCTGCCCAGTTGACCAGTTTCTCGATAAACTCTTTGTCAGAGATATGCTTGGCAAGTATCTTGCGCTCGATTGCAGGAGTGGGATACTCTTGTTCGAGGGTAACAGGGAAACGCTCAAGGAATGCTTCGTTGAGGATGTTAGTCCCCATGAAGTTGCCATCGTCTGAACCTTTACCCTTGGTATTAGCAGTCGCGATAACATTGAACCCAGCAGCAGGTTGGATGAAGTCACCAGTCTTCTTGATGAAGTATCCGTTGCCTTCCATGATAGACTGGAGGCACATAACCTTCCCAGGACTTACCAGATCGATCTCGTCGAGCAGCAAAGTAGCACCCTGCTCCATTGCTTTGATCACTGGACCTTTGAAGAATTTGGTCTCACCATCGACCAGTCGGAAACCACCAATGAGGTCGTCTTCGTCAGTTTCTTCGGTGAGGTTGACACGGATAACAGGCAACTTGCTGGCAGCGTGCACCTGCTCAACCATGTAGGTCTTGCCATTGCCCGACAGACCACTGATGAACAGGGGATAGAACATGCCTGATTTGACAATAGTCTGTACTGTCTTGAAGTGTCCGAAGGGGACATACATATTGTCCTTGGTCGGTACAAGATTGTCGGTGAACCCAGTGGACTGGGCAGTCAGCGAGACTGCTGGACCAACGGGAGCAGCAACTGGTGCTACAACACGCGCAACGACTGGTGCGGTCACTCGGACAGCAGCAGGTTTGGACTTGCCCACAGGAGGGAAATGGTACATACCATCACCAGCGGAGTTGTTCGCGTTCAGGACGCGATACAGGGAGTTGATGTCATTGTCTTTGGCGAATGACTTGATCTCAATACCTGATAGGAGACGAGGTTCATCACCGTATTTGGTGGTTAACAACTCAACTAATAATTTTGCTTTGCTCATAATATACTTCCTCTTCAATTAAACTTCTAAATCACTCAACTCAGACTATATTATCGCTCAATCAGGGTCCAAGAACAAGTTCTAAAAAACCCTGTAGAATCAACAACTTACGCTATCTGAGACACTATATCCTGCAGCAGTTTACGAGTCTGCTTGCTGCTCGTAGCAGCGGAGGCGAATGCACGGGATATAGTACCTTTCTTTGCACCAGCAGCGACCTCATCCATCTTGGACGTTTTCTCTTGGAGGTTCTTGCCCCACAATACATACATCTGGTCATAACCTGGAGTTGGCACGACTGCGTGAGCACCGCTCTTAATTTCTTTCCATACTGAATCACGGTCGATGTATGTTCCTGCCAAGTAGCAGCATGAGTTCAGTACACTACTGCGACCACCATCAACTACAAAGTAACCGAGCATCACCGAACCAGTCACGTCCTTGAATATTTCGAGCAGACGAGCAGTAGCATTGTCGCCACCACGTTGAGTCCTCAAGACGCGATATACTTTCTGGTTGATGGGACTACGAATAGTCACTACAGATGAATCATTGCGCATCAAGTAGTTCAGGCGAGTGTTGCCCTGAAGACCATTGTTTACATACGCTGGGTGCGATTGACCATCAGTCAACAGGATAGTGTTTAACTTGTCCAGTTTGTACTGCTTGCGGAAGGCAACAGCAACAGGCATCATAGCAATGATTGCGCTGTCAAGTGGAGTACCACCCAAAGAGAATATGCGCGCAGGGTTGTACCCAACACGATTATTCCGTTGCTGCGAGTATGCACCACCAATGAGGTATTTTGCCATTGTAGTCATCTCAGTCTTGGTCATTCTCTCATTGAAGATCTCCAACATACGCAGACGTGGATCAGTGAGGATAGTATCCATTGGCATGTTATCCCAGTCACGTGATTGACCACCTGACAGGTTATCAGTGAAACCATATACACGGAACGGAACACCGATAGCGCGACAGAAGTTTACCATCAACAGAGTCTGCTTCACTACTGGAAACATCTGCTCCCACATAGAAGAAGACAGATCAAGTATCATGAGGAAACCGTGGTTCTTGCCTTCAGGTACTGTAGTGACTTTCTTGAAGATGTCGTCTGTTGTTCGGTAGTGGTTCATCTTGAGTGTATCAAGAGTACCAGTCTTGGATATTTTAGCACGTGCATGCTGTGTAGCAGACTTCTTCATTTCGAATTCTTTGACCATCAGCGCGATAGACTTCTTGGCAGTGGCATACCACTTGTTGTATTGCTCTGTACCTGCTTCGAATAATGCGTCACGGTTTGCTAATTGTTCTTTGCGTCTGTAAATTTCAAAATCATCGGGTTTGTCGCTGATCTTCGCAGCGTGTTCTTCAGGAGTCTCGTGTAGAAGAACACCAGTGGTCAATTCACGCAGGAGTGTCTTGTATCCGTAGAATTGGTTCTCAAAGAGACCGTGTGCTGGCAGGTTCAGGTTATAAACCTGACGATCAGCATTGGGTGCATGTTGCTGGTCAATAGCGTCACGCAGTGCTTCGTCTGTCTCAGACCGTGGTTCGTCAGCAGAAGATTTGCCGCCAGTTTCGCCACTTTCTTTGGCGTCATCTTCGCCTTCTTCGTCTGACTCTTCTTCTTCTTCACCACCAGCGTCATCGGAAGTAGGATCGCCATCTTCACCCTCACCCTCACCATCTTCTGGAAGATCACTCAAGTCCCAGTCAGATGTTTCGCCATCTTCGTCTTCGCCACTCAGGTCATCTTCTGACTCATCGTCGCCATCTTCTTGTGCTTGCTGGTCGTCTTCTGCGTCTTGTTTCTGTTGTTCTTCTTTCTGCTTTTTGCAGAAGGCAAACAACTCGTCAGTGACTTCAACAACTTCTTCCCAAGTCTCAGTGCCGCCAACCTTGGCGATCCACTGCTGCTCGTCACGGGCAAACTCGACACCGATAGAGGAACCACATTTGAAGTATGTATTGAGACGGTCAATCAGTCCCGTCTTGTTGATCTGTTCGATATTTTTGCCAAAGAAACCAGCAGCGAGCAGGTCACGGTATGATCGAATAAATGATGTGCGAAGTCCAGGGAATTTGCGCTGGATTAGTTTCTCAATGCGTGCATCTTCTACAACATTGAGGAATGACTTGTAACCTGGACCAGCATCACATACAGCGTCATGCCAACCTTCTTCTGGAGTAAACAGTGCGTGGCCAACTTCGTGGCCAGTCAGGTGGTCTTCGGTATCTTTGGACATATCAGACCACATAGGCAGGGTCAGGATACGGTCACGGACGTTAAATGATGCAGTCTTACAGTTCTCCTGCACTACTGTTATGTTCTCAGCAGCGAGTAGTTTTGCTAGGACGTTATTTCCGTGTTCTGCTTTCATATACATTTCTCCTCAATTCAGACTATATTATCGCACAATTCATGTACAAGAACAAGTTCCAAAAAACTGAATAGAATCAACAACTTACGCCATCTGCCTGTGGGAATATATGTCCCATTTCTCAACAATTGGTTGTCCGTATGCATCCTCGTCGACTGCGATATATGCAACAGTCTTCAACACACGAGCATAGCGGAAACCATCGTTGGTCAGGAGTTTGTGGGGGAATTCCCAAGAGGCAGTGTTCTCGCCTTCATCATTGGGCACATAGGTATGAGCACCCTTGACATCTTTCTCAATAAACGATCCAAACATAATCTCTCTCCTCAATCAGAACACCTATTATCCCGCAAATAGGGTACAAGGACAAGTTCGAGAAAACTGAATGAAATCAACAACTTACTCAATATCGGGAACCACACAGTGATATGTGTGGACTTTCCACGGGACGGTTCCGTATCTGACCCCGACTCGAACCACAGCGTGACCATCCTTCTCATAAGAACCTCCCGCATCTTCGCACTCAATCTGTGCTGACACACCGATATAGTACGGCACAGAGAGTACTGCCACCGCCAAAGCAGGAACACCGAATACCATTGCACGCTCTACCCAGTCGCACTTCTTCCAGAAATTTAACATGTTAGCGAGGATACCAGATAATCGACAACGATCTGTGTATCATTTGGTGATTCATGGGGGAACTCAACCACGCAACCGAGTTCAGTACCAAACAGCGTGTGCTGGTCGCCAAACTTCTCGAGGATATTCTTGCATTTGGTGCGTGTAGTCTGGATGAATTTCTCAGACTGGTCGGAACCACGCTGCCTGTATCTGCGCTCACGTTCTGCGTCCGATACGGTCAGGTGGATAATGGTGAGGTCGTCACCTGCTGCTTCGAAGAAACCTGCATTGTTGAGTCGGTCACCCTCACCAATTATGAACTCATCTGGTTTGGTGGAGATCCACTCAACTGCTTTGGGTGCCACTGCCATACTCAATCGGTCAGTGCCACTGAATGTTTCCTCTTCGGAATATTTGCCAAGGACACGGACGTTCCCTGCCACGTGTGTATCAAGCAGGTCAATTGGGCGGTCATGCGTCCACTCACCTTGAGTCTTCATAAACTCTTTCATGATGGTGGACTTGCCAGTTCCAGGAATGCCAATTAGGTAGATCAGTTTCATACAAAGAATGCCTCAAGACCGCCAACAGTGCGATCGTCTGGTTCAAAATTACCTGTGTCAAGAAACAGGTTGTACAGGTCAGGGTCGACTGTATCCAGCAACCACTTTGACTCCAGTGATTCCTTGCGGGCATCCCACAGTGGTGTCCAGTCGATGCCTTCCCAGTTATCTGCTTCTGCTTTCTTGATCTCTTCTGCCTGACGGTCAATGTAGAAACCAAGGTAGCGACCACGACTGCGTCGATATAATTTCTTGAAAGAACACAGACTGGTTTCCATAGCAAAGAAGTCTGCCTTGTCAGCAACGTGCGGATACCGCAACTTCACTTCTTGTAGTATCTCCCTGCCATTTGCTTCAAGGAAGTCAATCTGAGTGGCGTCGAGTTTCACATTGTTCTTCTTCGAGTCGACCCACTCAGGTTTGTCCATAGCGTAGCACATACCATTGCGATGCGACTTGGATCCACTACGGTCATGGAACCACAGACTGTCAACGTCAACATCAATGCCGCACGTCTGCTTGAGTGTCTGTATGTAGAACCAAGTGGTGTAGCGACCAAACTTGTGCCATGAGTTGACCGTATCCCACAGAGTGTAGAAGTCCTTGACAGGGTCACCAACAAAGTTGGCAGTGATTGCTTCGTGCTGTGTACGGTCACCAACATAGTCCCTGTACGACTCAAACTGTGCAGGCAGGTGTCCTTTGTTCCACTTGGTGTCAGTCTGGTAACGCAACCGCTTGTAGTTGGTGTTGTTCCAATCGCGTAAACGCTCCAGACCTACCAACTCCATATCTGGAAATTCGTTCCAAACAACATATGAAGTTGGCCAAAAGTAGGTAGTGCCATATATCCAAGAGATCCACAGACGCTGCTCTGTGTTGTACTCGAAACGGTCAAAGAAATAATTCTGTAGATACAGTGATGGATCACAGTCTTCGATTTCAAGACCACGACCAAACCACTGAGTGAATATTTCCTTGCTGTCTGTCATAGAAATGCCTCAAGAGAGAAATGGGTTGGTTCAAATAATGCTTCACGGAACCAGTAGTCGCCCACTGCTTCAATGGCAGTCTCGACCTTCTCTGTTTTCTTAACACCAAACTTGTGCAGTTCAATGCATTCATCTCTGAGTTTATCAGCAACCTTTTGCGGAGGCAGGGCAACTTCATTGTCTTTGATTGCCAACTCACGGAACGTCAACTGCTCGTGCTTGTTTGGAAATATTGGCACGTCACAGCGCAGGGAACCACTGGGGTCAACTGCCCAGAAGATGGTGCCGTTGCGTTTGTGCCATGTCACTGACGATGGAGTACATGACATCTTCAGTCGCTGCATACCCTGCGTGTGTGCTTCTGCCATCACGTCCCAGTATACAATGGAAGCGTATCCATTACCTTCTTTGCCTTCAAGCGTGACAATCTCATACAGGTTGGCATACTTTGATCGAGCACTGAATGTGATGAAGACCAGAGCAACTGGTTCTTCACCATCGAGCAACACAAACGGTGGGTTCTTTGTATAGTTCTTAAATCGAAACCACAGGTTGTGCGACGACTTGAGGAACTTGGTGTTAGTTCCTTCGGGTTGTTCCGCGATCAGTTTCTCAACTTGCTCTTGGTTGTACCGTGTGATCATTGCAAATCTACCAACATGTCGTTTTCTGAAAAGTAAGTGCGGTCTTCGACCAGTCCACTGTAGTCATTATATATGTACCTGACCATTGGATCGCATTTCACTGCTTTCCCCATGCCAGATCTCTCTATTATATCCGAAGTAGATGCAAAGATCAACCCACCAAGGTCAGACGCCATCCACAGTGGACGCTCATGGTTGCGCCATCCTGTCAGATTACCATCCACATCAATGGCGGTCACTGCCATAGAACGTTCGCGATACGCCTCGAGGGGAGTGTCTCCTGCCTCGATGCATCGTAGTATCAACTCAGAGTCGTTTTTAGTTTCTGTTTCATATTCCCAAACGTCTGGGTCTTGGGAGATAACACCGTTGTGGGCAATTGCCATCTCGCGACCTTGGAATGGTTGGTTGTGTCGCAGGTCAGAGGTAGAGTATCGAATGTGACCAATCAGCGTGAGTGTGTCGCCATCAACCCAGTCAGCAACGTTGTACTTGTCCATGAACTTGTCGGCACTGATGCCTTCTTTGATTGTGGTGAGTTTGCCTTGTTTCAGAAAGGTAACACCCGTGGCATGCTTGCCGCGAATCATGCTCTGTAGAAATAGATTCTTGACCAGAGCGTGGTGTACAGGGCGAATTCTGGGTATATGTACACCAATTACTCCGCACATGGTATTTCGATCCACTCATATATGAATTTGGGATATGCAAAGTTTGCTTTGCGGTTGGTGTATGTGGCCACGAGTGACAGTTGGAAACGCGAGTTGTGTTCAAAGAAAGTCACTGTACCGTTTCTATTCTGTTTGTACCAAATCTTCTTCACACACCTTCTTCCAAATCATGTACGTGCAGGGCAATCAGACCATAGTGCAGAACCTTCAACAAGTCCTTCCTGTTCTTACCTTCCTTCTTGCCATATCGTTGGGTGTACTTGATGACGTTCCCGAGACAGAAACCTTCACCGTGTCCTGCGTCAATGACAAACTCAGTTGTCTGCACCTTGTCCTGCGAGTAGTGCTGACCATATGTGACATCCACATACTCTTGGAGTTCTTTGATCAGTGCGTCTTCGTCATACTTATAATCTATCATAATAATCCTATCCAAAAAATTCATCAAGAGTACCAGCAACATCGAACGACTCGGGGTGATACTTTCGAGTCATCTCCTCACCACCGTTGTCAGTCAACCAGTCATACCACTCATTGTCGTCCCACATGCTCGGTGATACACCGTTCCAGTATGGTCGCCACAGTTTGTGTTCTTCGTTCAGTCGACGCGAGTCAACGTATGCTCGACGCAGGTGCTCATATTCCCATGTGCCCAACTTCAACATATCTTCGCGGAAGTAGAACACAAGTGACATACGCATCAGGTCGTCTTCGCCAGAGTCAGGTGCCTCAATTGGAGTGTTAGCATGCATGACGCGCATGTTGTCCACCAACAGTAGATCACCTGGACGGATATTGATGGCAGCACGAACTTCAGGGCATACCAACATACCACCCTTCCAGTCTTTCTTACCATCACTGATAACAGTCAGGTTGCTGAAACCTTCGTTCAACGAACCAGAGTCACGGTGACATGCCATACGCGCATTGCGGTCTTTGGTTGTCGTGTTGACTGTGATGGTAGTGAACGTGGTGTCTTCACCAATGAGGAACTTTGGATCCATTTGGTCAGCACACTTCTTCTGTCGTGCATGGCGAACTGGTAGCAGGTCAACAAAGGTTTGATCTAGTCGACGTGCGAACGGATAGCATTTCTCAAACACTTCACGGTTGTGATCAGTGAATGCAGTAGCACGACCATAAGGTATGCGAGGATAACGACCATAGAACCCAGCAATGCCAGACCAAATAGCAGTGGCATACATAGTATCTGAAATGAATTCTTTGCGTATCTTTGCAACATAAGTCTTTGCTTCCTCGAGTGTCATCACTCGCAGTTTGGTGAGCAGTAGTGGAAAGAACTCAGTGTATGTACCAAACTCTGGTTCGACTTTGGTGCGCAACCAAACACCACCACGATTCTCATCGTCATCTGGTATGGCAGCAAACTCAGCAAGGGCATCAGAACCATCAATATTTGGTGGTTGTCCGTTCTCGAACCATGTCAGGACATTGATCTGGTATTGTGTGACCCAGTCGCGATTGCCCTGTGACTCTTCACGTGGTCCCGCTGCCATGCCTCTGTTGTTTGATTCAATAGCAGCATCGAACAGACCAGCATATGCACCGTCTTGTTCTTCTTGCGTGAAAATGTTTTTACGGAACTTGAAAGCAATTCGATCTTCGTTCAGTCCTTCGTCTTCAACACCAGTGGATGGCATGTAGAAGTCTGCGTCTTGGTCAACGACAATGTCGAAGTGACTTTCGTCTGGGTATTGACCTTTGAGTGCTTCGGAGTCTTCGATGAACAGGGCAACATATACATCTTGTCCCTCATCACCAATGCTCTTCTCCCAAGAGCGACCACCTATTGTTACTATATTCATTGTTGTTCCTCGAGTAGAGCATATATTATATAAGAAACGGATTGGGATGTCAACTATAAATCCCACATCGTCAGTCTACCTTCGTACAGACCCCATCGCTGGTGCTTTGTTTCGAGGACGTTTCCGTTGAAGTACAGGATCTTGACCTTTGCTGTTCTCATCTCATTATAAAGCGTTGACAGGTCATTATATTTCTCACGCTTTGGTTTGTAGTTTTTAGATTTGCTCATCGGACACCTTCTTGATCTGAGAGAAGTTTTTCACTTTGGCGAATTCGATCTTGGCAGCAAACTTGCCTTCTAGTATCTCACCCTTGTGCGAGATAATGAACACGTTGGTGTCATCGCCCAACGTGTGGATGATCTTCAACAGGTTATCAATACCAGACTCGTCCAGAGAAGAGTCAAAGGTTTCGTCCAGTATCAACAGGTTGGTGCTGATGCTGTTCTTCATCTTGGCAATCTGCCTCCACGTGAACAACAATGCCAAGTCGATGCGCTGCTTCTCTCCCTCGGAGAAAGATGCGTATGAGAATGAATCCCTGTGACGCGAACGGATAGTTTCTTCGAACTTTTCATCAAGGTCGAAGTGGACATAGAAGTCGAGGATAGACAGGTACTGATTAACCAGTTTGTTGATGACAGGCAGGTACTGCTTGATCACCTTAGTCTTGATGCCACTGTCTTTGAGCATCTCAGAGATGACCGTATTATATGCTGCTTGGTCATTCATCGTGTTGCGGTGATCCATCAACTCGTGGTACTCTTTCATGAGCACGTCATATTCGTTATTCGCAGTTGCGAGGTCAGACGCACCACCACTCAGGGAAGCAATGTCAGCGCGATTCTTTTCTATGTTCTTATTGTGTGTCGCGATAGTCTGAAGATTGCCCTGTACATTCGTTAACAGAGATTGAACCTCCCTCATCTTCAACTCGTACTCTGTAATATTAACAGTCACCTCATCACGGGAGGTTGCAACCTCTGCACCAGCAGACTGTAACTCTGCTGCTTGCTCTTTTGCTGTCTTCAGTTTACTTTCCTTCAGGGAAACGTCGATGTCTTGGTCGCAGGTCTCACAGTGATCATTCACCTCATAGAATTTAGCAGTCTTGACCAATGCTTTGATCTTTGTATTGAACTCTGACTCGAAACCATTGAGTCGGGCGAGTTGCTTGCGTTGATCTTCCAGTAGTGGAGCGATCTCTAGACTTATATCATTCGCCTTGCTTTGGTTGGTCGCATTCTCACCAACGAGTTGTTCGATCTCAGCAGTAGTCTCAGCAATGTAGTCGTCTTTCTGTTTCTTGGCATCGTGATTCAACTTTGAAATGTCGCGGATGTATTTCTTCTGCGAGTCAGTCTTGGTTTCGTTTATGGCAATCTTGTGGTACACAGCGTTGACCTGTTCCTTCAACGTTGCGTTCTTCTCTTTGAGCAGACCGTTCATCTTCGAGAACACACCAATATCCAGCAGGTCTTCAATCACGTCACGACGATTCAGGGCAGACAACTGCATGAATGGCACGAACGATGAGGAACCGAGTACAACCACTTGGTGGAAGGTCTTGTGGTTCAACTTGAGGATGTTCTGCTCGAGGACTTTCTGATACTCTTTGTTGTGCGAGTTCTGGTTGATCATCGTACCATTGGCATAGATCTCAAACTTGACTGGTTTGATACCGCGCACAACTTTGTACTCTTTGTTGCCTATGGCAAACTCAACCTCAACCTGCATGCCCTTGTTGTTGATAGAGTTTACCAACTGTGCCTTGCTTATGCTTCTGTGTGACTTACCAAACAGACCATATGATATGGCATCCAGCATAGTCGACTTACCAGCACCGTTCTGACCAACGATCAGGGTGTGCTCACTTTTGTTCAGGAATATCTCCGTCCAGTTATCTCCCGTTGATAAGAAATTCTTGTATCGGATGGTCTTGAAAATAATCATTAAACAACGTCCTGTGATTGTGCTTCAGTCATGAGGTCAAGGACTTCACTTTTAATACGTTCCTTGTTGAGTACAGTCTCGACATTATCGACATATGCGCTGAGAAGTGAAGAAGTGTCTTCGACCTCGAGTCCATCGTCAGCAACGTTTGTACCTTCAAACTCGGAGAAGTCCTCTTGTATCTTGAGGTCATATGTGTCACGCTGTTGTATGCGATCAATGAATCGATCGAACGTGAACGAGTCTGCTTTCTTGATGACAACAACCTTGACGAATTGCTTGTCGAACCGAGCAGTGTCATACTCGCTGTAATCATTCTTGGTGTCATCATAGTAGACGCGCTGGAACAATGTCAGTGGGTTTTGTACAGGAAGCAATTCACGAGTATCCGTATCAAGGATGTGGAAGAACTTATCATCGTGAGCATCGTTCCAGAAGAACTCCATCTGCGAACCAAGATAGTGGATGTTTTCTTGGTTTGACTTCACGTGGTAATGACCAGACAGAACCAACTCGAAACGGTGCAGGTTCTCAGCAGACATACCGTGTGTACAAGGCACACCGCGCAGCATGTCAAACCCATTGAGTTCGAAGTGACCGCCAATGACATCTGCCTTACAGTTGACAAGGAAGTCCATACACTCTTGTTCATTCTCAGGACAGATCCACGGAACAAGACCAACCTTCATGCCATCGTAATCAAGTACAGAACAGTCCTGAACGATGTTGACTTCGTTCATGTAGTGACCCAGCAACTCCTTCAGGGAGTTTAGGTCGTTTGTGTTCTTGTAATAGGTGTCGTGGTTTCCTGGAATTATATCCATGGTGATACCGTCAGAACGTAAACGCTCAAGGAACACTTTGCGGTTGCTGTTCAGTGCCTTGAAGTTTATGAATCGACGGTTCTCATAGTAGTCGCCCAAGTGCAGTATCTGGGTGATGTTGTTGTCATTCAGGTAGGGAAAGAACACCTCGTTGTAGAAGCGTTCTTGGTACTCTATAAAAATGTCACTGCTGTTCCTGATACCACAATGTGTATCATTTAGGATTGCGATCTTAATAAATTACTCCTCGAAGAAAGCAGAGAGGTCAGAATCAACTCTCACTGTGCGCTTTGTTACCATTTTCTTCTTATAGTCTTTTATCTTGGTATCGTTTTCTTTGACATCGTCAATCCTGCGTCGCAGGTTATCGACAAATGATTGCACTGCCTTGGCGACCTGTGGATCTTCATTCGGGTCAACCATAAACTCTTCCAGACCAGACTCAGCAAGATAGTTCAGTTTGACATCTTGTTGACGCTGCTCTTTCTTGATGCGTCGAAGGAAAGCATACCATGCAATCTGGGTGAAGTAACCAAACGCATTTGGTTTGCCCTTGCGTGTTGCTGCTTCGACGTTATAGTTCTTGCATGCGCGGAGACAGTTCTCAACAGCATCCATGACCATCTCTTCACGATAGGTGTACCGCACAAAGTTAGACTTGTGTGACAATCCTTCAGAGATCTTCAGGAAGCACTCAGCAACGTAACGTGGCATCTGTGGTATCTTTTCTCCTGCTGCTTCTGCCTCACGGACAGATATAACATGATCTACAACTGATTGTGAGAACAGGGCATTATTAACATAATGTGGGCGTTCGCTGGGTTTCATAATTTATTCCATTGTTTCATACGGTAGAACTCTATTGTACATCAAGTAGTATGTAATGTCAATCTTCGGTCAACAGTTTAGGTGGGAAGGAAAGTATATTGCCTCTTGGTGTGGGGTCGGGGTCACTGCCATCGTCAACAGGGTTGTCGTCGATCAACATCTCCTGTATGGCATCACAAGAACTGGTATACTGCTCAATCACCTTCTTGCTTGGTTTGTTGATACAAACAATCGAAGATGGGTTAACAGAAACAGCGACATCTAGTGCTTCAGGATATGATACAAACGGACGCAAGATATAATACGACTTGTTCAACTGCAACTCGTCATCTTCATACTCAACAGCAACCATTTCAAGCGCATGACTGACAATGAACGTTTCTTTGGTTTCAATGTCGATGGACTGCGCGAGAATTTCTTGGCCAGTGGTTAGTTTGATCTGTAATATTTTCTCTATTTCTAATTCTATGTTCATAGGATTACCTTGTGTATATCGAATTCAAACTTTTCTTTGTTGTACATCTTAACCCTTTCCTCTGCATGCTTCAGAGTAAAGTTCTTCTTGGACTTGTTAGACAGGTCATCGGATAGGTCATACAACTTTGTGTCCTGTCCGTTCTCTGCCTTACGAAGTCCCCTGCCAATTGCCTGTAATACTTTCACCTGTGACTTTGATGGTGAAGCAAATACAATGTTGTGCAGGTTCTTGATGTTGATGCCTGTACTAAATGTACCCATGGAGGCAACGATTATGGCACCTTCACTACGCTCAACGATACCACGGATTGCTTCCCTATCGGAAACGTCCGTTCCACCGTGCACATAGAACACCTGATCGTTCTTCTCCTTGATCATCTTGTACAGTATCTCACCATGCTTCTCTACAAACTGATACAGTACCAAAGTGTTGCCAGTCTGAGTCAACGCAATGTTGCGTATCAGTTTGTTCCTCGGTTCGTAACCAACGAGGAAGTCTACTTCTTCCTGATAATTTCGATCTCTATTAAGTATACGCATCTCCTTTGAGTAGTCAAGCATAAGCATGTCTATCTTCAATCGGGCGAGTGTACCGTTGTCCTGCAAGTCTCTGGTGAACGTGACACGCTTTGTTGGACCAAATAGTCCCTCAAGTACCAACTTGTTGCACTGTGTGCCGTCCAGTGTACCAGTGGTGCCGAATCGATACTCTGCTTCGCTACACTTGTTCATCATAGTCGCGAGGGACTTTGCTTTGAACAGGTGACACTCATCACCGAACACGCAACCAAAGGCATCAAACCAATCTGGTCCAAGTCGGAACACTGACTGCCATGTAGTGACGATAACTCTCTTGGTCGTCTTCTTGTCCTTGCCCGAGTAGATCTTATGCACTTCGGTATCAACGTCCATGCCATAGTCAGCGAAGTCTTTGTACATCTGCTCCACGAGGGAGGTCGTCGGCACAACGACAAGGACTGCTTTGTCATACCCGTCCAAGTACCAGCGCATCAGGTTGTATATGATGAACGACTTACCAGAACCAGTTGGGGACAGCAGGATGCAACGCTTGTTCGCGATACCGTGGGTGATTGCATCGTACTGGTACTTGCGTGGTGGGAATGGCATCTTCCACATCGCCTGTGATGCTACCAAGTGTTGGTGGTCGACTTTGTTCCTTGCTGTTGGCAGACCATAGTCGCTATCTTCCATCTGGATGTGATAGTGGCGGTCAGCAGCAAACTTGCAGAGTTTGGTGTAGAGTCCAACGTTCAGTTCAGCAGTGACTCCGTTGAAGAGTCTGATCTTACCGTCCCACTGCTTGCGCTTGAACGCTGGCATGAACTTAGCACCTGGAACCATGAATGCGAAATACTCAGAGAGTTCTGCGCGGATACCAGCGTCACAGTCAACAAACATGTTGGCGTGGTTCAGTAGTTTAACAGTGAGTGTTGCCATTACAAATGCCTATAGGAGAATGTCTCCTGCTATTTAGGCACCTGCTTCGAACTGCTTCCAGCGGATAGAATTACCGATTGTCTGGTGTCGCCACTTGAGGGAGTCAATAATTTCCTTCAGTGCTTCGACCATCGTCTTGTAGTACACAACAGTTGCTTCGCTTTGTTGTATCTCTGGGTCACTGTCATAATAGTACGACAAGTCGCCCTTCATGATCTTGAGACCATTGAATGGGTCAGGTTCCCAACCAAGATCAACAATCTCTTCTTGGGACATCTTGCCATTGTACCACAGGAACTTATTCTTGAGGAGGGTTTGTTGCTTATCTTCTGCTCGTTTCATCAGAAGTTTTGCTTGTATATAATAACCAAGATATTGTCCGTGTAACTTGGGAGTCTCACGTGATGCTACATCTAGGTTATGTCCGATCTCACAGTCCGTTGCCCATTGGGCGAGGATACCATCTAAATCCATATATTATTCAACTATCTCAAAGTAGGAAAATCTAAAGGAGGCAGGGAATGTTACATATTCCACTGACTGGTTGGTTGATTCAAAACGTATGTCGCCAACAGAAACTGGCAGCGCATCAATGTATTTGAATCTGATGCTGGTGTTGTTGTGACTCGTAAGAGCAACAATGGTTATGTCCGAGTAACTCGGTTGGGAAGATGTTTTGCCTCCAAAGTCATCACGCTTTGTGATCATTGGACTATTGACACTTCGCAACATCCAGTTGTACATCTCTGTGTACGACTGCATCTTCTCGTCAAGCAGGACGTCCATGGTAAGTTCACCGAACTCCATCTGACCTCCAGGCATTGGTACGCTCTGTATGCGCTTGACTGATGTTTCTACAGCAGGGCATGACGCTCCTGGATGTGTAACTGCCTGTACATAGAATTCTAAGTTGCTATAGTTCTTGCGATCTATGACTACTTTAAATCCCGTTGGTTGAAATAAATTTGCTGGTCCGTCCATTTGTATTCCCCGACTTAACTCTCTCTATTATCTCTATTTAGGATGAAATGTCAACACGAACTTTCGAGACCTAAATTTTATGCCGCGAAAATTGCGACGCCCTTTTACTTTTCATCTTTTTGGAGGTTTTGACCCCTTGATTTGCAGACATAAAAAAACCCGCACCTAAATGCGGGTCATAAACCTATTATAATTATTTCGGTTTTGGTCCCAAGGTAGGGAAGGTTTGGGCAACGATCAAGTCGCCCAATTCTTTCTACCGTACTACAATCGACTTATGCAGAAACCATCAGGTTGTCCACTCGGAAGATACGATAGTACTGGTTGGTTTTTGCAGTAGCAAGACCGTTTGCAGGAGTGTCTCCAACAAAAGGATTAGACGCCATACCATAACGAGTCTTGAACCCGATACGTGGTTGGAAGTCATTCTCGCCAACAGCACGAACCATTTGCAGAGGAACGTATGGGCAGTAGAATATACCTGCGTCATAAGCGTTTGTTCCTTTGTAACCAACAGTGACATAGTCGCTGACGGCATATGGATCGATGTATACACGCAGACGACCGTTCAGAACACCAGCAAAGGTGTTGCCAGTATCATCTACTTGCAGGTTAGCAGCGATTGCAGGAGCGTAGTCCAGCATGCCAGAAGCAACAAGAGCAGTAGCAACGTCAGAAGAGACGATAGCAACGTTTCCTTTACCACGACGAGTTTCTTTCGCGATAACGTTTGCTTCACGGTCAAGTTGTACCAACAGACCTTTGAACTTCTCAGCAGACCAACGTCCATCAGCATCAGTGCTGAGGTCGAAGATACCATTGATTGCAGTGTTAGCAGTGCTAGCACCAGTTTTTGCTTGACTGTTTACAGTACGGATAACTTCACGGTTGATTTCAGCAAGGATCTCAACAGAAAGAATGTTAGCAAGTTCTGATTCAGCGTCAAGACCGTGGATTGCTTTCAGGTCTTGTGCAAGTTCAATGGTGTACTCTGCTTTCAGGGCACGTGACTTTGCTTCAACTGCTGCTTTCTCAATGGTGAAACCCATTTCGGCGAAATCGCCTCCAGTGTTACCCAATGCTTCAGCGGCAGCAGTAGTGATACCACCACCAACAGTTGGACCAGTTCGTTGGTCATCGATAGTGCTATCAGCGTCAGTGTCAGTAAGACCACCAAGACCAGAAGGACCACCAGTTTGTGTTACAGAAGAGTCGCCAGAGAAAGGTGTTAATGCTTCACCGAACAATGCCTCGTCACCATTTGTTGCTCCACCTTTAGTGGTCTTGTACTTGCTCTTCATAGCGAAGATCAAACCAGTAGGACCAGTCATTGGTTGAACACCACAGATGTCGTATGCCATCAGGTTAGGCATGGCACGACGAACGAGTGAAATCAGTACTGGATTCCAGTTAGCGACGTTTGCGCCAGTAGCGTTTGCAGCAGTTTCAGTCATAAACTGAGACTGACTACCTTCAGCAATCATTGCACGTTCTTGGTTTTCAAGAATGGCAGCAGTTACATTGCGACGGTGACGGTCTGTGATGTTGCCAGCAGACTCTTCGTTTAATACTGGTGCCCATTTTGAGACCAGTGATTCGTAGTTAATTTCCATTTAAAATACTCCTTGAGAGTGTTATGGGTTTTACTTTTGGTTTGTGTTGCGTATTGCCTGCAAGTATGAGGACATAGACGGAGCAACTTCTTCAGTCAATGCAACAGCATCGTCTTCAGTAACTACTTCTTCTGCGACTTCAACACTTTTGGCGAAGAAAGATTCTTTGACAGTGGCAACTTTGTATGCAAATGTTTCAGCATCTTCAAAGTCTACACTTTCAACTAACTTTTCAAACTTTTCTGCTTGGGTGTCTGCAAGATCAGCAATTGCTTCAGAGACGATTGCGCTCCGAGTCAATACTTCAACATGCTCGCCCAATACGATTGCGTCTTCAGTAGTTCTGTTGAGTGCCTCTTCGAGTTCCTCAACTTGATCTGCTAAATCATCAACCAGGTCTACCTTTGAGTCAGGCACTTCAATGTAAGACTCAACGAACAATCCTTTCAGATTCTCCATGAAGTTCTCAGCGATTTCAGCACGCAGACCGTTTTGAATAGCAACTTCGTTCTCTGCCATCCAGTTCTCAACTACATAGTTCAGGTAGGAATCTACTTTCTCGACCAACTCAGAGTTCTGCGTAGCAGTCTCTTCAGCGAGTTTGTCTTCGTAAGCAGTTTCAATTCGCTCAACTTCTTCAGCGAGTTTTGATTTCAATGCTGCTTCAAAGATGACAGCGGTCTTAACTTTAAACTCTTCGGAAAGAGTTGCTTCAGACTCAACCAACGCAGTCAATTCTTCAGAGTAGTCTTCGGCAGATTCTTCTGCAACAAAGTCTTCTTCAGAAAGGTCAACGTCTTCGCCCATAACACCACCGTAAGCAGCAGAAAGAGATGCTTTATTCATCCCACTCAACTTGCTATACATGGCGTTGATCATAGCACCTTTGGTTTTTGGCATTGGATCGCTGTTCTTCTTGTCACCCTTACGTGCTGGTGCGCTAGAAGTAGCATCAGTTGTTTTGTCTACCGACGCAACAGACTGCTGTTCAGCGTTCTTCATGTCATGTACTGCTTCTACAACTTCGTCTTGAAGTTCTATATTGTTTTCTTCATCCATAATGGACTCCTTTTATAAGGTTTCTTTTAGGGAGGAGAGGAAATTTTTGAACTCACGAGTTTGCTCAGCATACGAATATACTTTGCTAGAAGGAGTAATGATTTCAGTCTCTTGTTCTTCACATATTTCCTGCGCGACGAGAATGCCTTTGTTCCATACCCAATCCACACCTTCCATGATTCCGTTTACGAAAGCACCAGGAGCGGATGGATCCTGTACAATATCAATTGTACTTAAAACAAAGTCTTCTCCGACATACGAGGCACCGCCACGTTGCACAAGACTACCCATACCACGAGTTGAGACACCAAGGTTGACCCCACCAGAAAGCAAACCTTTTACGATTTTACCCATGGGAGTATCTAATATTGATGCCTTTCCGATCACGTCATTGCCTTCAAAATGAAGGTCAGTGATGAGATGCGAAACTTTGTCGAGGTTGACTGTTGGACCATCTGGATGGTTCAACTCGCCAACTGCTCGGTTCTTTGAAACTTGCTCTTCAACATACTTGTCTACAGCAGACTGCATAGTCTTCTTCGGGTAGACTCTACCGTTCCGATTCTTTTGCTCTGCCTGTGCAAATACACCTTCGATGGTGAAAGACTTTTCGCCTTTCTCATTTTTCTCGACGATGCATTGAACATTTTGTTCGTTGAATTCAGCGATCAGTTTCATTAAAATAATTCCTTGATTGCGGTCTCTATTGATTTTACAGCGTCCTTTTCAGAACGGAAGGTGTCGAGATGGTCACCGTCAATGTATGCTTCAAAACCTTTATTGGTCTTGTATACAGCGCACTTTACTTTCTTGTGCTTCTTGCTGTACACAAGGTCACCCTTTGGGGTTTTGCTGCGAATTTCTGAAAAGTATTTCATACTGTTTATTTATACTAATCCTATTCTTCGTCTTCATCATCAGACAAAATATCTTCTATGTCTGATTCTGCTTCGTCTTCGTCGTAGAGACCAAGAGCATCTTCTGGTTCTTCATGCTCATCATCGCCACCCAGATCGATATCTAAGACATCTTCTGGTTCTTCATCTGCTAATAGAGCATCAACTTCTGCTTCTACTTCAGGGTCCAACTCTTCTTCTTCAACGTCGGAATCAATTTCTTCTTCCTCAGTTTCTTCTTCCTCAGTTTCTTCTTCCTCTTCCTGACCATTATACACAATATTGGCAATGCGTACTTTTTCCTGAGCAAGAGCGTCATCGATCTTACCTGCCATCAGGTCAGCAAATATCTTACCTGAGTCAAGTGTTTCGTTGCCTTTGATTGAGTGCAACAGGTCGTCTATACTTGGTGTAATAACTTCCACGTCCATTGTATCGTCTTCCATAATATTCTCCAGTTTTATACGTTACAGTTTATATAGGACAAGGATTAACCTTGTTCCTTTTCGTCATCTTCAGCGTCGACTTCGACTTCACCAGATTCAATTTCCGCTTGCATCTGCTTCTTCATGTCTTCCGCTTCTTCTTTGGTAAACCTGAACACGTTAGTCATTACCCAATCTTTGCTCAGGTATTCACCAACATATTGTGCTGCTTGATCGACCAGTTGAAGTCTTTGTGTCAATACCTCTGCGTCTTTCAACTCAGTGTAGTGATTGTCTTTGTAGAACTCAACACGAACACGGTTGTGGAAAAGTTCTTTCCAATCAGCGTCTGTTATAACACCCTTCAGTATCAACTGCTGACGCAGGATATGGGTGAACAACTTGCCGAACCGCTGGCGTAGTCGAGTGATAAACTTCTGAAACTTGATTTCTTCTCGGTTGATCTCTGTAGCACGACCGAGGGAGTATGCTGACTCTTGCTCAAGGCGAGACACAGGCACGTTCAATGCTTGGTATACTTTGCGCTGGAAGTATTTGACGTCATCAATCTCGCCAAGGTTTGTGCCACCTGGAAGTGTAGTCACTTCAGTACCACGACCACCTTCACGACGAGGCAACCAGAAGTCATCCAGCATAGACATATGCTTGCGGGAGTCTTTCAATTCACCAGTGCTTTGATCGTACACAAGTTTGTTGCGGTAGCGTGTCATCAAATCATTGACATACTGTTCTGATTTACCCTTCGGCATGTTACCAGTATCAACGTAGAAGATTCGACGTTCTGGTGCACGTGCTAAACGATAGATGATCAGAGAGTCTTCCATCATACGCAGTTGGTTGATAGGACGCAGTGCTTTGTGTAAGTGGGAGATGACTCGTGACTTTGTTTCGTCAAGCAGACCAGAGGTCACATAACTCACAGAGTCATTACTCAGACGAACAGCACTGGTCTTTGCACCTGCTGTTATAGTAGCGTTGGCATTCTTCTTATCATTACCGTTCTTCTCATTGTAGATATAATATTCTTCTACCTTGTCAACAACGTCGACGCCAGTCGCTGGGTCTTTCTTCTTTACAACCTGTTTAACCTTGCGCACTTTAAGAGCATCGATGTAACGAACTTCTTGTATGCCTTCTTTTGTTTTACTTGAGTCGACGATTAGGTGGTGGTACAATCGTCCGTCTACATACCAAGAGCGGAATATGTCGTGCGCTCTTTCGTTGAATGTAAGCATGTTGAGCACATGTTGAAATTCTACATGCACTTTCTTCTTGAGAGATTCAGACATATCAACACCGTCGAGGTTTAACTCAACAACGTTCTCGTCGTCGGGGACTACAATTGCCTCGTTGACGATTTCTTCAATTGCCATATCTACTTCTGGGTGTGTAGCGTTGGCGCGATATTTGCGAATCTGATCTGCTTGGTCTTTAAATTGGAGGTCAGCATATATGTCCATATGCGTGCCGTAATGACTGGATGGCGAGGTTACATAACCAGTGCCGTCATCGTCTGTAGGTGCTACAACGGATGCAGCGGGAATTGGATCAACCGCTTGCTGGTCTTTCTTAGATCGGTTTATTTCGAAACCGAAAAGTTTGATACCGTTATCTGCCATTTTGTTTTCCTGTTTGGTAATACAATAATATAATAAAAAGCAGGAGGAGTTTCCCCCTCCTGCTTATACTTAGGACGACTCGCCAACCTTAGTTGGTGTTGTCGTTTGTCCAGTAGTCATACTCAATAGTAACAGTGAACTGCTCGATCTCGCTTTGTTGTGAATAGTCGAGTTCGATAGCAGATATCTGCGTTGGGAAACAGTTCTTCAAGAAGTAAGTCTTGATAGGAGACTGAATCTGATCGAGTTGTATAACTTCAATGTTGGTCGCATATGTACCAACGCCAGAGTTATTTGCAAACACACCAGAGTTTCCACCATGAGTATTCATGCCATCCATCCATGCTTCGAATGCATCACGCACTGAGAAGTTTGTATCGTTATAGACAGTCATTGTCCACGGTTCAAATGTACGGTCGCCCGCAAGTTTGACGATACGCCCACGGAATGGGACTTCGACAGGGTTGACTGTTGATGCAGGTAAGTTTGCTGCACGACACATGAAGTTAGTCAGTTCTTTGTTACCACCAGTATAACCTGGAAAGTTCACATTGACTTCGAACATGTTAGAGCGAGCACCGCCACCTGTTAACTTCCCTTTGAAGTCATCTACACGTAAAATTGCCATCTTTGTTTCTCCTTAGATGAGTTCTTAAGAAAGTGTACCAACAACTTCTTCAAAGTCAAGTCCAGCGCGAGTAGCGACGAAGTTGAGAGTGATAAAGTTGATAGAGTACGTTGGTTTGATGAATATAGAAGCAACCAATTCATTGCGCGCACGCACTTCATCAGTATTGTTTCTGCTATCACACTGGACGTAGAAGTCTTCGATACCACGACGCGATTGAATTTCACGCAGTAATGGTTCGACGATCGCTACCAATTCAGAGCGAGTAAATTCATCGTTAAACTCGAACATAAAGTTACGAGCAGCGAGTGCGACAGATTTCTCAACCGCAAGGAACAAACGACGAACATTGATGCGATCAAACGCACTTGCTCGTGATTGCTTAGTCTTGTCACCGAACAACAGTATACCGCGACCAGCAAATTGTACGACTGGGTTTACACCAACTTTGTACAACTCATCACGCTGTGCTTTGTTCGGGGAATATGCAAGACCAGTAGCACCGAAGTATTCACCGCGACGTTCGCCAGCAGGAGAGTACCATGGACCATAGGATGCATCAGTAGCAGCAAGCAATCCAGCAGTAGTTGAAGCGGCAGGCACATAGATGTACGTGTCGTTAAACTCGTCTGCAACTCGCAGATAGTTGTTATCAACCATCAGATAGTTGGAAGCACTGAACTGGTTAGTGGTTTGGATAGTAGCGTCAACTGCGTTGACGTTGCCCACGACTGCTGCTCGGTTAGGAGAAGCAACAACAACGCAATCTTTGCGAGTTGCAGAAGCAATACCTACCAAGTTATTGACTACAGCGACATGATCTTCTTCTGTATTCATTCCTGGAGCGATAAGGATCTGGACATCTATCTCTTCTTTGTCTTCGAAGTGTGAGAACCCTGCTTGGTAATCAGCAACTTCAAGCACTGGGCAGTCACGACCGCCAGCAAACTGACCAGTGGCAGAATCTTGTGACCATGTGTTTGCGCCAAAGTTTTGAACGGTTGGTCCACTAGGTGCTGTGCCCCAAAGTGTGCCGCCAATCATGTTATCCGAGTCGCCAAATTGGCCAAAGCGGACATAGTTTGAACCATTGTTTATAACGGTTCCGATGTAGTTGTCTCCACCATCAACAGTCTTTGCGCCTTTGGCAACAGAAACGTATGGGAAAACTTCGAGAACTGTGTTCTTAGTTCCGCTGATAAGACCTGCTTTGTCGACGACTGCAACGTGAATTTCGTCAAACTTGACATCGCCTTCGAGACTTGCTGCCCAAGGAGAAGTTCCTGGGAAACCATTAAAGGCAGCAGAATACTTCCAACCGTCATATGTGGCGGTCAGTGCAGCATCATCAAGGAGATCTGTTTTGAGTCGTTGGAACAATGATACTTCGATCGAGTTGCCAAGTTCTCCAGGATATTTTGCTAGGAACAACTGACTTCCAGCATAGGATTCAAATACTTTATCGTTTTCGATAAGTACTGGAACACTGCTAAGAGTGGCGTTCACTGCGCTGTCGCCAATCGGTGCTGAGTTGTTGACTTGACGGTTTAAGATAAGGTTTCCAGAGTATCGCAGATACTGCTCAGCAGAGTAGTAGTCTACAGCACGCAAGTTGTCGGGTGCCCCGAACTGTGATGCGAGTTGCTCTTTGTTTTGGACCCGTTGTGGATCGTTAACTGGACCCCATTTGAATTGCCCCACCATACCGCTTAAAGAAGTCTCAACATTTGGCGCAACGCCAGTTAGGTCGATTTCTTTAATAACGATTGCTGGAGAAACAGAAGGTGTTGTAAGTGCCATTTTCGTTTCCTCGTTTCGATCGAAAAATTATATGTATCATTATAAGAATGACACTCGCCATCGAGCGTTCACATGCTCTTATTTATACCGATTGCTATTTACGATTACCAGTGGTGAATTGCATTGGCGATGATGAACAAGCAGGTAGAGAAATTCACCACAACAATGATTGTTCGGATGACCGCAACCTTGTCTGCATCTGAGTCTGTGTTGCCAGTCTTCTCACCGACTGCCTTCGCCCAGAGATTCCACATATGCTTACCAGTCATCGTCATCCTTATGCAACATGCTCCATGGATCCATCTTTTCTTCGTATGTGATTTCTTCTGTGGTAGTTTGCTGGAAACCAAACGGTGGAACGTCCTCTTCAATCTGTTGCATTCTCTGGTCGAACATCATCTTCTTGATATCGATGTCAGTCAACTCTTGGAACATTGTGGTTGATGTCAGGTATCCAAACATAACAAAGTTCATAACCAAATCATCGTGGTTACCAGAAGATGCTTCGTACGAGGCACCTTTGACTTCGAATGTAGATATCTCTAGTATAGTGTTCTCGTCTACGATGTCAAGTTTATTTGTCTCCATCAGGTCTTTAAAACCAGAACAACCAAGACGCTTTATCCTTCTAGTCATCTCAACACCAATGCCACTCGACTTTGTCATTGACTCCATGTGGACATTTTCATATTCCATCTCATGATAGATGCCCTGACAAACCAAAGCACCAGCATCATTTGATTCAATTACAACGTATGCCTGATTGTAGGAATTCGCCCACTTATAGATAATATCAGGAAAGAGCAATGGAGAGATAAGATTGTTGCGATAGACAGCGACCTGCTTGAAAGGTCTGCTACTAATATCGATGACGTTAAACGTACTAAAATCCTGCCCCCTACCTTTCGCCACGTCGACACACATGACGTACTGAGAACCATTGCGAGGTTCATCGTATACCATTAAGTCTCCACCCTCGAGGATCTGTTTTGGTCTTGAGGTCTTCAGGTTCAACAGAGTTTCTGGATTGATCAGAGTATCGCCAGTTCCGAAGAACGTGTTTCCGAATTCCTGATCGAACTGTAATTGTGAAGTGTTAGCAATAGTCTCTTGCTTCCATGCCTCATCACGTCCTGGAACGTCCCACCAGTCAACACGGAATGGTTTGAATTCATTCACGCCCTGTACCGCACCTTCCCATATCTTATGGAACGGATTACCAATACCATTGGCAGTAGATGTCACGATGACCTTTGTGTTCTTACCAGAAGATACAACAGGGTACGTTGATGTGTAGAACTCTGCTGCCTTTTCAACGAACGCAAACTCATCCATGAACAGTAGGTTGACCGACTGACCACGAATGGAAGAACCTGATGTGGCGGCAGCGAATACTTTCGAGTTGTTGCTGAACTCAATCGTGCCTTTGTTCAGAGTCTTACATCCAGGTTGTAGGAAGAACGGGAGGTTCTCGAGCATCAGGGTAACACGAGAGAGCATCTCTCTGGCAGTTGCGCCTTTGTTTGCTACCACAGCAATGTTCTTCTCTGGGTGGAAGAGAGCAAACCAGAGGATGTATCCAACAGATGAGATAGACTTACCTGACTGGCGGCATGCCAGCACGATAGAGAATCGATTGCTATTGAAGTGGTTGAACATTTCTTCCTGATACGGATAAAGTTCAAACGGAACAAGACCATCGTTGAGGTTGATTACTTTGAGGTGAGTGCGAGCAAAGTATGCAGGGTCTGCCATACACTTGGCATACTCAGCAACCTTGTCTTGAGTCCAGTCTTCTTCAATACCATCTTTCTTGACATGGGGATTGCCAAGGTAACTGGTATCGCCCTTATCCTTCGTCGTGTCTACTATCTTCGATGGTATCATAATCTGCTTTCACTTCCTTCTCATTAATGTCTTTCAACATACGTTGCAGGTCTGTAGTAGAACCGATGAACACATTGGTGTCGCCAGCAGGTAGTGCTGCTTGCTTCGGTTTGTCTTCTTTCTCAATATTCTTTTTCTGTTGGTGTAGGTTCATCAACTGGCCAGAAACATCAGCAGTATCCTTCATCAGTTTAGCAAGGACTTCATATGCACGTGGGTGCTCAGACGCTTTGGCGACCTCAAGCATTTCTTCAACGCCATCCCTACCCTTGCAGATCATGTCATACAGAGTTTCGCGAGCAAACTCGTAATCATTATCCTTGTCTTCTTTATCGTCACTCATGACATCAACATTCCTTTAGTGTACAGAGTATATAGGGTTTCTACACCGCAGGCAAATGCAATGGAAACGCTCGCTCTATACTTGTCGTTGTTCTCTATTCCATGTACTCGTTCAGTGTCAGCAACATAACAGGGTGACCAACCAACAGACAGCGTTCCTCCTTCTGGTGGATAGAAAGTGAGAGGTGCCCAGTCTTCACCAGAGTATGGTGTCAGAGGCAGGAACATAACTGCTTTGCGTGGTTCGTTATAGATTTGATAGTCTGTGTGAGGCGACATGAAACCATTAGGTGCGCACCTTGATAGAATTATATACGACAGGTGCTTCTTTGCTTCTGGGTGTATCAGGTTATACAGTGTCCTGATCTCTGGTTCTTGACCGTTCCAGATCAAGTCAATGCCTTCGTTGGCAGGAGTGGTTCTTATTATATGTCGCACACTATTGACATGATCTAGGTCACGGGTCTGCCACTGTTCGATAACATCCCGAGTCGGGTCATCGCCTGACCAACTTGGTGCGGTATCGAGTTTGGATTGTTTGATCAGAACTTCCCGCAATTCAGCAGGAAGTTCAGTGCCATCTACGTGGAAGAAGTAACCTTCTTCACGTGCGGGAGTGTGGTACAAATTGGTCACTGTCAAGTATGCTCGTCACAATAGTATAATCAGAATCAGCAGAGACGGGTAATGGGTTCGTTGTTACACGAACTGTTTCTGCATAGTCAGAGTCATTTGGCACTGTACCATCCATGGCATATAGATCTATATCTATGCGGTTGATAAGTGCAGTGTCATCTGCTTTTGGACCATAGAAGTTTATCTTCATATCAAACTGTAGCGTGTATATGATAGTCCGTCTTGCTTCCATAGCACCTTCAAAGTCATCAGTGAATGCGACTGACTGTAGAATGATAGGAACATCTTCTACTATGTCGACATCAGAAAGAGGTTTGACTGACAGAGTGTACTGTGGACCAAAGTATGGAAGTATCTGCTCAACGACTTGCAATGCATCATCGTGCTGCTTGGCATATATACTTAACTCAAACGAGATGATGTATGGTGTGGGTGAATAGAACTTCTTTCCATTTCCAGGAGTATCTCCTACACCCTTGAATGAGTTCATCTTCGGCATCTGACGTTGTGCATCATACTGCATGTTCACTATCTCGAATGACATCCGAGGTAGTTTGATTGCGAGTTGCCTTTCATTGTCTTCACCGTTGTTCATCTCAGCAATGCGCTCGAGGAACTTACGCTGGGGAGCATATGCCAAAGGCACCTTCATCTGGTCGTATGTGGTTGAACCTTTCTTGCGAATGATATACAGGTTGTCGAACATCGCACCAAAGATGGCAACAGACTTTCGTACACGCTCGTTGTAGAAGTGCTTGCCGAACATTATATGATTCCTCCAAAGGGATTAGTCTCACTGAAGTCGAGGAACTCAAACGCAGATACGCTGAACGAGTCTACAGTGCCATCGGCACCTCCAGGACTTGCTGGTTGTATCTCCTGTAACTCTTGTATGAGAGTTGGGGTAGCAATAGCACCCGACTCTGTACCGATAACAGCAATGGATGGGGTGAATTCCCTGTACTCGCCAGTGTTGTTACCGACATGTGCAAGATACAATTGGTTGTCACCGTCAGCAACGTCAGAATCTTTCCAACCAACAACCTCACCATTGACGATATGATTGGTGTGCGTCTGTGTGACTGTTTCGCCTCTGATATAACCAACAGAAGCAGAGTCCATAGTCAACTGGTATTGGTACGCTGCATATTCTTCTATGTCGTCTACCTCTGGTACACCAGTCTCAAAGTCGGCATTGGTGAATTCAAACAACTCGCAACGCATCTTGAACACAGGCAGTTTGCCCAGTTGATAGAATGGGTTCTCGTCTTCCACCTTCATTATCTCGAAAGTAGATCCACTCAGAGGCACGTGGATAAGGTCGCCTTCACGTGGGCGATAATATTTCTCTTCTGTTGTCTCTTGATACTTGCGTATCTCGTTGTTCCATCGTCGACGTGCCATGAGCAGGGTTGCTGCGTCACGTATCTCTACGCCAAACTTAGAGAATAGATCTCCGTCACCGTCAAACCCTTCGAGGTTTTCTAGGTAGACTTCAATCCTGTATGCATAAGCAAAGCGAGAAAGAGTCTCATCATTGAATATCATATCACGTGCTACAACCTCGCGTGGGAGATAGTAGATGTCTGTTCCGAAGAATCTCATGGACTCGATAATCAAGTCCTCATATAAATTCTGTTCAGAGCGAACGTTGTGTCGGAAATGTCTGGAAGTTGCCATTGTCTATCCTACAAAGAAATCAGGTGGAACTTCTTGCTCCAACCGCATGCGCTCACGCAACTCGGTTATCTCTGCCTTTGCTTCTTCAAGGATCTGACGACCAGATATGGTCACGCCACCTGGAAGTTGCATACCTTCAAACTTGGACATGTTCTGACCCCACTGCTCTTTGATCAGGGCAGTCGTAAAGTCTTTTACAAACATATCATTCCAAACAGAACTATGGGTGCTCGGGTCGACTGATTGATATACTTCGAATGCAACGTGCTTGCCTGCTACGAGTTGGCCATCTTCGATGTCACTGTGTATGTAAACTCGGTTTGCTCGTCGAGAGAAAGTGATTAAAGGGAGACCATTTAACTTCATGTCAAGCATAGCAAGGTGTTGCTGGGTCTGCTCGTAGTATGCCATACCACCTGTGCCGTACCCAGCACCAGTTCTATTTCCCATGTCGCTCATGGCGAACTGGTACTGGAAAGAGAAGAAGTTTGAACTGCCTATCATTGCGCTGTTTACAGGAAACATCTTCGTGACAAACAAGATGTGGGCAGGGATGTCGACATATTTGTTCGCAATATCATCCTCAGTCATCTGGTGCTCGTAGTAGACGCGCTCGGTTGCGTCACCGTGAAACTCTTGATAGACTTGAAGTGCGTCATCGACTTTGTCTTCTATCTGATCTTCATCGACGTTGATTTCGATGACAGGTTCACCGAGTCGTCGTAGACTATAGTCGATGAGTCCTTGCCTTGTAGATATAATCGCCATTGTATTACCCTAGTATGTTCTGATAGTTCTATTTATACTATTCGAAATTGTATATGGATTCTTTTGCTCGCTCAAGTAGCAATCCAGAATTATACTCTTCCTTTGAGTAGTCCCAGCGGACGTAAGGAACACCAGAGTTGGTGGTCTTTTCCGTGGGTGTCATAGGTGCGCCATTGACATGGTTCATAAAACCAATGATCTTCTTGTCGTTGTGTCGGACAAACCCATGCATAGAGTCTATGCCTATGGTGTCGAATGCCCATGTCATGGCAAGGTAGATGCCAACGTCTCGGGTCTTTTTCTTTTGTGATTTTGAGAGAGGGTATGAGTGTAGTCTGTGCCAGTCAGAAACAGCACTGACCTCAACTGTGTTGTTGGGGCAGTCTTTGAGGAGGAACATAAAGTAAACTTCGCCATGGACTGTGCCAACAAAGTATCTATCAGCAGTCCATTGCCTCAGTGTTCCCTTTGAATCTATATACTTTTGAGCATATCCATCCCATTCATTATAAAAATATTTCACCATATTATATCAATCGAATTTACAGTCACTCAACGCAGCGCGAACAATTTCAATCTTATCTATCAACCTGTCTATGTCCTCTTCCGCATGCTGAATTCGAACAGTCTGTTCAAAGTCTTTAGGCAGTTGTCCAAGATCTCCTCTTGGCCACAGAATACGAAACTCTGTATTCTGTTTTACCTGCCCTACAATACGAATAGAACCATCCTCAAGAAAATCTAATCTGCTAGTGATCAGGAAATACTGACCCAGAAACAAAGATATTAAGACGGCAATTCCAATTAGGTTCTTTAATGGTATCGTTAATTTTGTACCTTCGCTCAATGAGACTGGTTCAATAGGATCATCCATTCAATAAATTACCAGCAAGGTCGTAGATGCCAATACCGTGGAACCCGTCTACCTTATCGGCATTCAGGTTTGTTACTACGGTGCCAGAAGCAACGTCAGTCAGGTCGAAGATAGAGGCAGCAGCGATACGCGCATCTGCTCTGGCGTTTGTATAGTATAGTCTAGTGCCTTCACTCAGGTTTGTTGTAGACTTGGCGGTGAATCCTGCGTCGACTCTTGCGTCTGCTCGTGCTTGAGTATAGTATAGTCTAGTGCCTTCACTAATGTCTGTTGTTGTAATACTTGCATTGATGTATGCATCAACATCAGCATCGTCATAAGCAGCAGCAGAGGAGATTGTACCGTTTGCAGCAATACTGATATTGGTACCAGCAGTAAGTGAAGCGACAACGTTGGCAGTATCAGTGACATCTGCCAGTGCTTCTATGTCAACCAACTTGGTATTGAGAGCAGCGGTGAAATTCTTTTGAGTCAGTCCACCATCACCCACTGAATAGGTAGTGTCGGTCGAGGAGATTGTGCCGTTTGCAGCAATACTGATATTGGTACCAGCAGTAAGAGCAGCAACAACATTGGTAGTGTCAGTAACATCTGCCAGTGCTTCTATGCCGTCGAGTTTGGTTCCGTCTGCTGCAACGTCACGACCATCCACATTACCGCTTACGGTTATTGCTCCAGTAACATCCAGACCAGCACTTGAAATATTGACACGTTGGGTGCCACCAGTGCTGAAACCGATGACCTCATCACTTGGCCAGTATATGCCTGTGTTTGTGTCACCATCATTACACAGCGTGGGAGCGGTCACCGATCCATCAGATAATCTGATAGTTCCCTCTATCTGATTGACAGTGCTGCCTAGGAGTTTAATGCCCCAATTTGTTGTGGTAGGTGTACCTGTAACGGAATACAGACCATGGTAGAGATATGCAGTAGTAATTTCACCAGCATTATGATCGATTAACGTCCTAGCACCATATGCAGTGCCAATTTCACCTTCATTGTGAGTTATTCTACCATAGATACCATGTGCAGAACCGACACGCCCTGTGGTACCAGTGGTGCCGTTGCTGTGTAAACCATACACACCGTATGCATTAGTGATCTGATTGGTTGATGCAGCAGTACCGTTGTCCATCGCAGAGTAACCATACACACCGATCTGTACAGAATTCAGGGTTGCTCTATTTTGATCTGCTTGGCCATAAACACCATACACGGTTGTTGTATTAGTCGACACGTTGGCATTTGTGCCGCTTGTCTGCCCGAGGAAATATCCTCCTATAACTACGTCATTGTCGCCAGAGGATGTAGAGGTGGCATAGATACCATATGCCCGACCTTCATTGCTGTTGTCACCACCAGTGTATGAGGTATCAACATCGACCTGTATTCCGATGTGACTATGGTCAGCAGTAGCAGCATCATTTCCCGAGACGTTCAGGTCGAAAAATGCACCCTGGATCTGATTATTTCCAGTGGTGTAGTCAACCTTCGAATGTATTGACCTCGTGTTGGCAGCAGGGTCCAGGTCGAGTGTTTTGAAGACATCGATATCAGTGGCGGTTGCTGTGAGGGAAGAAGTGCCGCCTTGGGTTAGATTTAATGTGTTTGCTCCAAAACTCAGGTAGTTGTCAGCATCACCATTGTGAGAGAGTTTTGAGTTGATCTGTACATCAGCAACATTGAATGTCATTGAACTCTGATTTAACTGGGCACGAATAGCACTAGCGACATAGAACTTCAGATTGGCGTCTGTTTTGTTACCCATTATCGCAGGTCTTGCGGTGCCTCCACCCCAAGCAATAATTTCATCTTCTGCGATGTTTATTTCGTTAGTAGTTGTTATGTCGCCTGTGAGTGACCCACCTGCCAATGGGAGGTAGTCTCCAAGGGCAGTTGTGGTGGTTGTTAAATCTGTGTTTAGATTGGAAAAGTTATCGTCCAACTCAGCGAAAGTCAGTGCGCTTCCCTTACCTGATCTTAATGTGAGTGTGGTCATTTAACCTTGCCCTTCGGGTTAGTATAGAATAATAAAAAAGAGTTGGGAGAAATTGCTCCCCCATAGAGTAGTGACCCAGTCTCTTTCTTAGTTTGGTGCTTCGTATGTAAGTGAAGAGATACTAATTGTATCGCCATCGCCAATAATAACAGAAGACAATATGATGTCACCTGTGTTAGCAGCAGTGTTCGATACATCGCCTTGGAATACCGTGGCACCAGCACCAGACTTGACTACAAACTTTGATACTGTTCCAGGTTCGCAGTCCGTGTCGTCAGCAATCGAACCAGCAGAGGCGATGCCATTTGCAGCATCACCGAAAGCAGTTGCGCTGAATGTCAGTGTTGCAACTACGGCACTTGCAGTAGTTTGGAATTCAATCGATCCAGCACCGCCATTGTCGATCTTATCAACAATCAGGTCTGCAATATCGTTACGAATTGTTGTTGGGTGTGTTACTGCCATTTTTACTTCTCCTTGATACTAGGGTCACTATTTGCGATTGAACATTCAATCGACTTGCCTTGTTCTTCAGTTACAGGTATCTCTATAGAAACTTCTTCTTTGGTACCATCCTTACGAATGACAACAGCGGTTCCTTTCAACTTACCCAAACTACCTTTTGCTCTTATACTCATTATTTATACACCTTCGAGTTCTTAATCAAATTTACTTACGCTGCGAGAAATAATGAGGTTCCCTTCAAGTATTCTCTCTACCATTGTCACGCCAGACCCAGGATCAACATACTCTACTTCCAGGTCATACACATAACGTCGACGCTGCATAGCATCTGTCTGGGTGTTTGTCAACATGAACTCGATAACACCACCTGTTGATGGTGGTAGCAATGACGTGGTGAACGAGATCATCTCGCTCGAGTCAGCGTCATAACTTCTGTTGACATTACCACGGACAGTATAACCTGTGGTGTCTCTGGGAGATCCATCAGTGGATAGCATCTTGACTTGCCACTTTATGTCTGACCCTTGGTCTAATTCTAAATCTTCGTACTGCGCCATTGTTCAGATCCGTTTTAATATATCTCTATTTAGTCATTCTCGAAACGCGAGTCCCGATTATTCTTGTCCGTCGAAAGAAATACTACAACGTATTTGTCGAGTATCTTTTTGTTTCACGGTGATATTATATACTGCTTTCGCGGAGACGTTTATCGCGCGAGTATCTTTTTCTTTCACCGTGGTATTATATATTCCTTTCGCGGAGACGTTTATCAAGCGAGTATCTTTTTGTCTGACATTAACGTATTTTGCTAATGGCACCTTTCCGTATTTTCTGAACAGTATAGTAGAAGCACTGATAACGGAAGGACTTGCCTTTGGAGTTGAATCAACTCCTGTCACCGTCCTCTTGGTTGTTCCCACGACAATAGCAGGCGATGGTTGAATGTGAATTCTTGGTTCTATTTCTCGTTCACCAGTGCATAGAACCACGCAGTTCGTGGTCTGTAGAGCACCACTTGCTGTGATCACCCTTTCCGCAGAACCAGAAAGATTAGAAGGTTGAGATTCAAGTTGTGTATCGACCGTGTCTTTTATTGTTCTTTCTGCGATGCCATCTACTTTGACTTCGGTATCTTGACAGATCGCAGAAACTACGACTACAACTACACGCTCACCATCTCCCGCAACAGTTACAACACCGACCTCATCTGCTGTGAGAGCACCATCAAGAACATTGATGGTCCTTCCTCCAGCACCAACTACTGTGCTGGCAGTTGATTGTACTGCTTGGTCTATTTCGTTTGTTTCAATTTCGCGTTCAGCGAGACCGACAACAGAGGATGCTGTAGTTTCGAGTGTGCCTTGTATCGATATAATTCTTTCTGATGAACCGACCACTTTGCTCTGGTCATTGACCAGACTACCACTGGCATTGATTATTCTCTCAGCAACGCCACTCGCTACGCTGGCAGATGATTGTACTGCTTGGTCTAATTCGTTTGTTTCTATTTCTCTCTCAGCGACACCATCCACAAGTGAAGCAGTGGTATCACAGTAACCATAACCAAATACAGAACGCTTAGTAGTGGCAGCAACAACGGAGGGACTTGCCTTTGGAGTCGAATCAACTCCAGTCACTGTTCGTTTGGTTGTACCAGAGACGACATTCGATATTGTCGGGCGAATGACGACGGAAGGTCTTATTTCTCGTTCAGAGACGCCATCGACTTTGCTCTGGTCGACGACCACAGCACCACTGCCAGTGATTACTCGTTCAGAGACGCCAACGACTTCGATCTGGTCGTCGACGACCAGAGTACCACTGCCTGTGACTGTTCTCTGTGCTGTTGCAGAGACGGTGGAGGTCTGTGCTTGAAGTGCCTGAGTAGTTTCATTTATCTCGACGATACGTTCGGCAACACCGCTGGCAACAGAAACTCCTGTGGTCAGGGCAACGGTGGATCGTATCTCTCGTTCACTGGTAGAAGAAACATTTGCATCAGCGGTAACTATTACACCTGTACCAACAATCGTTCTCTCTGCTGTTGCAGAGGCAGTGGAGGTCTGTGCTTCTAGTGATATGGAGGTTCTTATTTGCCTCTCAGCGACACCAGAGACGACATTCGATATTGTCGGTCGAATAACGACAGTCCCTGGTTTTCGACCAACATCTGCTATACCACTGACAACGGATGGGGTGGAGACTTCGACTGCGGAAACTACGGTTACAACTACACGCTCACCATCTCCAGCGACAGTTACAACACCGACCTCATCTGATGAGAGGTCGCCATTGACTACATTGATTTGACGTTTAGAGGTGCCGCTTACAGAAGCATCGCCAGTTACAAGGATGGCGTCTACAGAATTGCGTTGTAGTGTTGCTTGCCCAGAGACTTCGGAATCTTGGGAAACGAGTTCCACGACCAGAACATGAAGACTGGTTGCATAGTCGACCGCGACATAGTCGATATCGACGTATTCGAAAATTTGACCAGATGATGCCAAGTGAGTTCCTGAAGATGAGTTATCACATCTTATTTAGGACTCAGAAATATCCTCGATCAACATCTCTGCCATTTGCTTGCCAGTTTCATCTGGATTAAACATGTATGCTATGGTTGCACGGAGGCAGTTGGTGCTTGCTGCGTGGTACATCAACTTGTCTTGCTCGTCATATGTACCATAATATCCAAACTTGCACTGCCAACCTTTAACATCAGGCACGACAACATGTTCGTTGGTGATAGGGTCGATGTATTCAAATTGTCCGTCACCTTCAGATGACCATGTAAACAGCACATTATATCCAGGAGCGTTTGCATTGTTGTGCCAAGAAATAAACCCACCAGCAGGGTACACGGCACTCAGAGCATTGTTCCTTGTGCCTGCCCATGCTTGCAGGTCTTCTTTAATCGCTAGTGCTGGTTGGGTGACTTCATGCCAGTGGTCATGGTTTTTGCATGAGAAATTTGATGGAGAGATCTCACAACCAACCATCATTCCTGGAAACCCAGAGTGTTGTTTGCCCTGACCCATTATATACTTCAGGTAATCTTCGTTACAAAACTCGTCACGTTTGGATGTGTCGCGATCCATTGCCACTTTATCGAATTCAATCATTTCGAATATGGGAATGAACCTATTGAGTATCTCAAGCAGTTCTGGATTTAATATGGGCACAGTCTTCATAGTATAACATCACTCAGGTTTTTTGATGCTGCTGACGACATATGCACAAGTACTGTGTCATCGGGTTTGGGGAATTTTATGGGGTCAAGAATACTCCACCAATTCCACTTCTCATTATTGGCAAACTCTCCAACGATCAGACTGGCATACTTCGGTTCTTTATTGACCAACCACCACAGAGTGAATTGATCCCATATCGCTAGGCATCTCGGATACAACTCGTAATCATACTCGCCTTTGTCGTTTAGTGGCCACCAATTACCTGACTGCTGCTCAACATATATGTCGTACCAATCCTGCATGAACTGATCAACGAGTTCGCTTTTTCTATATAGACAAACAGCGCCACACAATTCAAACTTACCTCCAGGGAAGTCGACATCTGCAAATATATGGTAGTGTTCGGGTTGAAGAGTCGTGTACACCATGTCGGAATCACCCAAATCGTCAAACACCTTTGAGATATCCTCATGGATAATTTCCATGTCGGCATCGATATAGAAGGTTATGTCCCATGGACTATTTGCCATGCCCCAGAGTTTTGCGCGATAGTGATCGTCACAGAATAATATCTTATCTGCTTGGTCTGCTCGGTGGTCGAGGTATTTTTCTTCTACTACAAGGCAGACATTTGCTTCTGGGTAGAAGTCTTTGATTCCATCAAGGAGGTTGCACGCCCAATCATAGTATATGGTTTCTCTCGAAGCAACTATGAGGTATCCTTTAGTCTTTTTGCTCGGCATCATAAGTCACAAATCCAATTCCATTTTCTTCCATAACGATTAGTTGCGCATACATGTTCAATTCTACAATGTTCTTTGAACGACGCAACTTGCTTTTGAGTGTCTTGTTCTTTGTATTAGATATCATGTCGATAGCAAGCATCTTGATCTTGGAGTCGAATAATCGCTCAAGTTCCTTTGCCTGTGCTTCTGCCTTATCGCGTGCACCTTTCTGCTCGCGCTCTCGTTCCTTTCGGTCACCCCTTTCCTTGGTGTTCTCGTCTATTTTATCTACACCAATCACATCAAGTAGTTCGGTGAAGTCTGGATTCTCTTCGCCCTTTTCAGTAATTTTACGGACGGTGAGAACCTGGGATATTTTTCGACCATCTGCATCTTCGATTACAAGAATCGCTTCTGCGCAATCTTTTTCTTTAGTATTCCAGAATGCGTTATCTAACCAGTTTCGTGATTGTACTGCCATGATATACCTCCATGATATATTTCAGTTTGTAATTTATATATACGCCAACGAAAGACGGTTAATCGTCATACCGTACATACAGGGTGTATGTTTCTATAAGGGAAGATGTACTCTGAACGAGTTGGCCACCGTACTGCACCTGTCCCGTGAAATTCTGATTGATGAATCCTCTTGTACCGAGGAACGGGCGTGTGCCTTGGAAGTTTCTAGTGCCTTGGAAGTTTCTAGTGCCTTGGAAGTTTCGACTGCCTTGGAAGTTTCGAGTGCCTTGGAAAGATCGCGAACCTTGAAAACTCCGCGATCCAAGAAAGTTGGTGTTTCTAGCACCAATATAATATCGGGGTCCACTAAAGAAAGCAATGCGAGCACCCGCATATTGGATGTTTCGAGATCCAGCATAATATCCTACGAACTGTCTCGTTCCAGCAAACTTTTCTTGACTGGCAAATTGTTGGAAAAATTGCTGTCCACCCTTACCGCTGTTTCGAACTCCCGCATACTGTACTTGACTTGCGAACTGTTGTGATGCGCTCACGTATGTTCCACCAAAGTCGCTGTTTACCGTCCCCCCGTATTGTCCGCTAAAAGCATTGAGGAACTGGTTGTAGTAATCCCCTAATATTCCACCATCCACCCACCTGTTGCCAGCGAAGTAATACTGTGGTTGCCCCACGAAATTCACGTTACCAACTGTCCACGAAGTTTGTACTCCATTCGTCCATGATAACAATGCACTCGTATAGTCTGCTTGTGCACTTGCAAAGTCTGTTTGTGCGCTTGTAAAGTCTGCTTGTGCACTTGTATAGTCTGCTTGTCCACTTACGAAATACTCTTGTGGTGACTGGCGTGTTCCTGCATAATCTACATCGCCAACGTATTGTACTACATTAGTATCTCGACGTCTGTCTGTTGCTGTTCCTCTTGCTGTCCAAGACCCAGAATACCCAGCAGCGGTGGGAGTGCCTTGAGAAGATGAAAGTAATAGGTAGTCGCCTATGCCAGTGCTGGCGCGTAATTTCATTGTCAGATATGCATAATACTCTGCCATCTGTGCCTCTGTCAAACCCTTTACTGCGGGTTTTGAGGAAACCACATCGTACACTACGTTATTACCAAGAGACCCTGCCCATGGAGCAGAGGTAGTTGGAGTGGAAAGATTGGTCTTTCTGTAGATGTCATACCCCACACTGCTTCCGTAGTCGTCTACGAAAATGTTCTCGTCCCAAAGTTCATGTGTAGCAGCATCTGGGTTAGATGATGCGAGGACAAAAGTTCCAGGGTACTGATCGTCAATTGCCGTGCTGTATGACGCTTTGACTTCTAAACTCAACATGGCATCAGTCATTTTATATATCTGACCATCGCTGTCCGCAGAAAGAATCGGTGCAAACGAAGGCGATGTATATGCATCATCTAACTGATGGAATGGGTAGGCAGTCTCAGTGTATTGTATTTCCGAGTTAGTTCCATGAGAACCAGTTGCAACATCATACTGCGTATCGGTCGCTGTACCTATGAGCGTGGATGTAGTTGCGTTGAAACATACAGATCCGTTGTAGCGATCAGTCGATGCTGCGTATGTATCTACGAGATACTCGCCTGCCTTTTCCCATGCATATGCCAATGATGCGGCATTCACTTGCTCCAAATTTCCATCAGTATCTTTGATGGTCAAAGGATACTTTGTCATATGTTCTGATGACATGGTGTCAGGACTCAGAAACTTTACAATACAGGGTGTATGTCTCTAGGACTGTTGCTACTGCGGTCAAAGTGTCTCCCGCATACTGCTGGGAATTCTGACCAACGTATTCTCGAGTATACTGGCCAGCATATGTACCAGAGTACTGCGCTGAGTAGTTTGTAGGTACTGTACTCGGTCTCTGGATCGTAGAGTTTCTCGTATAAGTACCAGAGAATGTTCGCTGTCCAGTGAACGCTCCCGCATTATTTCGATACCCTGCGTATTGTTCGATGAATGTCCTCGAACCTCCAAACTGTCCGTTAGATCCACCTTGTGCTGTTGTACGAGTACCAGCGTAGTTTGCTGCTCCCACATATCTCTCACTGATTAGACGCGACCCTGCATATTGATTGCCGTATGCTCTTTGTCCACCAAAGGATTGGTACGCAGTGTAATATCTGTTGCCACCGAACCAACGCTGGCCAGCATACTGAACCTGTCTTTGACCAGAAAATTGTCGGGTTCCAGAAAACGCTGCAAGGCGAACACCACTGAACTGTCGGGTTCCAGTGAACTGAGCGAATTTGGTGTAGTATCTGGGGACACCACCTCCCCAACCACTGCCCTTACCGCCACCGCCAAAAGTGGTCGATGAGCGCGATCCAGCAAACTGTGTTTGACCACCGAAACTGCCATTGACAATACGGAGGAACTGGTTGAAGTAATTTCCGAGTCCAGGAAGGTTTACCCACCTGTTGCCAGCGAAGTTGGTGTTACCTTGTTGTGTTCCAACAAAGTAGTAGTATCCAGTAAAATAGTTGAAGCGTGCATTGTTGCGAGTGCCAGCGAAGTATCCCAGATATTGACGCGAACCAGCGAATTGTTGGTATTGAATATTGACGAATGCGCGTGACCCAGAAAAGTTTCTTGTGCCAACATACTGGGTAGTGTATGTCCTCGAACCTAAATACTGGCCACTGTATGTGCGAGTAGAAACGAACTGAGTCGGTGCACCGTTCTGGTAGTTTGTTCGACTGCCTGAGAATGATAATAGTCGCTGGCCAGCATACTGCACTGGGACGTCAGCAGATGAAAACCCTGTATATTGACCAGTGTATTGTCCCGTGAATTGTTCATTACTATATGATAGAAAAAACACAGAAGAATATTGGATAGATTCCAACACGTTTATTGTGTCTGATATAGTACCACGAGGTTGCCATGTGCCCGTTTCTCCTGTACTCGCAGGAGTTTGTGTAGAGGGTAATAGAACCATCTTACCGAGGTCGCTGAATACCCGAGCATGTCGGCATGCTTGTGCCATAGACAACTCAAGGTTTGCTGATACGTTCTCTTTGATGTCATGTGTTTGATATGATGCATCGTCATCCGAAGGGAGAACAAGCAGGTTCATTTTCGCGGCATTGTATGCAGACTGTTCAGCGGTTGTGCCGTCAGTCTTTCTATAGATGTTATATGGAGTTGATGTTGAAGCAGTCGTATCAGAGAAGGCAGAATTATTCCACACTTCCCATGATCCACCCTGCATAGCAGAGGGATTGGTGGTGCCTATACGAAACGAACCCACACTCTCTGTTGACAATGAATACTGCAACAGTCTCTTACCAAACATTATAGTATAATCAGAGTCCATTTCACGGATGTCACCGTCAGAATCGACAGCAACTAATCTGCTGGCGAGCGATCCCGATTGTGTCGGGTAATCGATATGACTCAAACTATCACGGGCAGAACTATCATAACACTGGAATAGTGGAGTGGTGGTAGTTGAACTGCTCAGAGAAGTTCCTGGGTGTGTGCCAACTGCCTGATTGTAGAATGTGTCCGTGTACGAACCAATCTGAATCATGTCCGAATCCGCTACACGTGTCGCATAACGATCAATGGAACCATGATAGTTTCTGGCGTCATCATCAACCGTGCCAAGGTTACTGGCAGGATGATTATCTACAATATATTTCTCTGCGAAGATTGAGAGAGATTCTTCTTCTGCTGCTGTCAATGAGCGCAGGTCTGCGCCCGTACCCTTCAGCGTCAGAGGTATTGATTTCGAATGTGCCATGTACTAACCTCTGATTATGGATTCAACAGAGTGCCAGCAGCGTTGTAGACATTGGGGATACGAGCATTCACCTCGTCTATTGCGCCATGCACTGTGTTGGCAGATATCTCACTACTACTTATACTACCTGTACCAGTGGTTGGCAGGGTGATTGAACCATAGAACTGCGAGTTGGCGTTGGTGAATCTGAGGGCATTCGTATTACTTGCGCCTGATTTAATTCTCAATTGCCCTGACGCTTGGGAGAGTTGTGCAAAGTTGACCCCACCATCTCTTAGTACAATGTCACCGCCATTAGCATCAAGGACGATATCATTTGGAGTGATAATAGAGAACGTGCTGGTTGCAGTAATATTGTTATCGCTGGCATCAAACACTGCTTCTATTTCGTTTATTGCAGCAACCAAGTTCGACTTGTCAGTGGTGTCCAGAGTAGAGATAACTCCAATCTCTATATCATGTTCGTTGATTGCATCTATAAGACTCTTGGCGGTTGTGGTGATTCCTGTGAGAGAGAATACAGAACTTCCTGGAAGTGGACCAAATGCTGAGTCGAGATATGCCAAGTCAGAATCGAGTTGGGTGCGACCAAGGTTAAGTTTGTCGACCAACTGTTGGAATGTGTCTGTGGTCTGATATATCGGTTGGTCTTTTGGTTGCCATTCAATGGTCATCTTATTTTCCTTCTACCAGAGTTTGTATTAGTGCTTTGAGTTCTGCCATCTCATCCTTCAGGGAAGAGATCTCGGTCTTCATATTATCTTTTGTTTCTCGTTCTTGTATTGAAAACTCCTTGCGCTTTCGTGCAAGGAGTATATCATCTTCGTTAGTATTTATAACGGTTCCTGTCTCTATATTCTTATACCAACCAGACATACCCTTTACTTTGACAAGGTTCGCTTCCATTACGTGAGAGCAATGGAGCGAATAGACTGCAATATGGGTGCCTGACAATTGTTGGATGTCTTCATAACAACCTTCAACTGAAACGATACAAAGGAGGGCAGGTCGCCATCTTCGCCACCAATGAGGTACTTGTACTCAGAGTACTGCTGTTCCTCTTCATTATTGACCCATGTGTTCTTCAAAGGGAAGTTTTGACTATTCATCTGTGTCCAAGATTTATTATACAGATCCTCATCACTTGTAACACCAGTACGATAGTACAGAGTGATGCTCGCCAATGGAGGCACATACGCATCAATGAATACACGTACACCGCCAGAACCCTGACCCAGTTGAACAGTCTTGGTTATGTGCTTCGAAGGACTCGAACCAGATAAAGAGGCAGTCTCAGAGACCCAATCAGCAGGTTTGTTACGGACACCAGGATAGGCAACCTCACTATCTGAATCAACCTGATTGTCGATAACATTATCTATGAGCAGCATGCTGAGATTCTGTGCGTCGATTATAGGAGTTATATCAGAAACATACCCAAACTCCTTGGCAATGGAACCTGTTAATCCACCGAAGTTCGAACGTTGGAGAGACGACAAGTTTGCTCCTACAACAACCGATGCCGTGTTGCCGCCCAGTGGGAACAATTTCTTCAGTACTTGGTCGTCGTTGCCAAGGTATCTTGGTTTGTTGAAGTAGTGCGTAACCTGATTACCAAGCGGTGTATTAACATTGTCGATGTCAAACCGTGGGTCGCCACCTGCTTCACCAGTGTTACTGACCTCTGCGTGACTCATACCAGTTACGAAAGATCCTTGATAAGATATTTTCGTAGCATCGAAGAGTTCGTCTGCGAAGTCCACCGTTGCTTCACTGAAAGACATTGCTCGGTTTGTTTCTATGACTGATGCACCGAACCCACCTTTGCTTGTAAATAGAGCACTAGAATTCGCGCCAAGTGGGTCTGCTAAGTCCACATAATACCCTTGTGTGTCTGGGTCTGTGACTCTGTTTTGTGGATGTTGTATCACATTATCAGCAACGCCTCTGTAAATTCCTGCTGGAAGGTTTTCCATACCCACGGAGTCACCAGTACCCAGACCATGATTCGCATGATGAACCCTATAGCGTGAATTCGACAGATTATCTACAGTCAATGATCTGGCACGGTTGTGCAAGAATTTTTCCGCGTTTTGACTATAGAAGTTCGCTGAACCTGCTGGTTTGAACTTTGCAGTATAGATACGATATGCCATATCCTGATTCTGCTTTGGAGTCCATGTAGAACCATTCTGCGACAAGAACAACGAACCAGTGGCAGGTTGTTTGCTTACTCGCTTGGTGGTTGAACCCAATACTTCATCGTATGTTGACGCAACATATGCTTCATACTCGTCACAATCAGAGAGGAGGACGATAGCATATTCTTCACCGTTTCTGATGAATACAGGTTCTTCTAATTCGAATGTTACAGGGCGTGCCAATACGCTTGACAAGTTGTTTTTGTTCATACCGCTTATCGCTTGTCGCACAGAAGAAGCAGATTTATATACTCTGTGTTGGTTGCTGATCGAGTCACGTTCTGGAACACCAGAAGTAGTGCCCCTTATCTGAAGTTGGATAGCAGTGTTCTCGAACTGACTGCCTACTGCTGGAGCACTACGCAGGAAGACGTCAACCTTGGTAATGAATACACCAGGAACATCGTTTGCAGCAGCGAGAGCGAAGGTCTGTGCCAGAGGGTCGCAGTATTGATAATATCCTGTAACATTAACTACAGGATCTCCAACTGGTTGCGGGTTGCTGCTGGCATAGTATGCGTCCGAGTATGTAAGAGTTCGGGTCGAATGCATCTGGTTCTGTCTTACCTTTCGTGTACCATTTGCATCATAAAAAGACCGTGCAGTGCTTAGTGGTTTTGCGTTGTCGTTATCGACAGAAATATCAAGGAGTTTCACCTCGGTTTGTTTTGCCGCAAATTTCCACCCGATGGCATCATATGTTGCTGCGCTCTTCCCACCATAGGTAAGTGCCGCATTCTTTTGCGCCCTCTGCCAGTTTCGCCATTCATTTTCAGATGAAAACCGAGTAGAAAGAGGTACAGAAATGCTTGATGTATTCGGAATCCACATCTCGAAATACAACTCTCCATTCAGGTCACTCACCAAACGTTGTGCAGATGCACTTGTTGTTGGGTGGCCAGTAAGGTTAACATTGGTTGATGGCAGTGGCAGATTTTGAACTCCTGCTGCTTTATCATTTAACCAATCTGCCTTGGTGCGTGTCTTGATCCACTGCGACATTGGCGTGCCATCAAAGAACATGTAGTATCGGTGATTGGAGCGCAAACCTTTTGCATGACAGAACACACGCTTCTGGCGCATCCAAGGCATGGACATCGAAAGAACTATCTTATCCTGTCTCCTTGTCACGACGGTGGAATCACCGACCTTACGGGTTGTGACACTCTGTCGCTGCGATGAATATTGTTTCGAAGTGATTGTGATAACAGGGCGTCTACGTCGACCAGACTTGGGGTCGATTGCCCAATTGCCATAATATCTCTTGGACGATGTTCTGCTGTATGTTACGTTCCTTGGATAAAGAGTTTGTCCACTCTTACGGGTGATTGTTGACGCTGATACAATCTTGTCTGGTAATCGAGTTGTGTCACTCCAGTTATCAACTGCTGGGTGTAACGCTAATATACCCTCACCCGTGAAGACATTGAATGGGTTTACATTATAGTATCCAAATTCTTCATAGGCACTTCCTGGACCACGCCAAGAAATAACTTCCTGTTTCATGCTGGGGTCAAGAACCTCGAAGTAATCCAACATAACCAATTCGCCCTTTTGAACCACATTTGCATTCAAGACAGGTCGTCTGGAGGCAGGCAAGAAGTTTGTCTTCTCATACTCAAACCCAACATGTTCAACATTAAACTTGCTATTCAATGTATGCAGGTCTTCGTTCATAGAAGATGTTGCAAATGACTCATCATCAATGAATGCGTTTTGCACAGAGGTTGCAGTAAATGCGTACCCTTGAGAGAAGTCCTCAATAAAGAATCCAGTCTTTGAGCGTATCGCACCTTCAGAAGTCACCTCTACAAGATTACTTGCTTCTGCTTCCATTGCAGTGAGGGTGACTGTCTCTTCGAGGTTAGAAAGTCTATCTTCGAGTTCAGCAACGTCGGACATCTTATATCCGCGATACTTCCGACGGTTGAACCTAACGTCATTCTGATCCTTGACGTTTCCTGGAAGGAGCACATCAAACAATACCATCTGCTTATCGTATTCAGTTGGAGGAACCGCTTGTTGTCCTTCTTCACCCTTGTTGACAACAATAATAGGTTTGAAGTCTTCGCCATATGTTAAGGCGATATGGTCGAGGCGCATGTTATAGAAAACCACATCATACACAATACCATCACCATCGCGTGGCATATCAAAGCGATCAGTTGCGCCCATATTGTTTGCGTTTGGGTCTAACTTTGGTCGAAAGTCGATGTAATCATGCATCTCATATTCTTCTCCGCTGATGGGAGATTTGTATGTCGGGATATCACCGTAGTCGAACAAAGGCAGGGTTGGTGTTGCAGTAGTTCGAAGTGCGTATGAATTAACAGAGAAGTAGTCACCTGTTGTTCCGTGATCAAAATACCCAACCTTACATGTTAGTGTTGTCACCGCATCACCAATTCCGTCTGGGGTCAATTGTATTGGACCATAGAAGTTGTCGCGCTGACCGCCATCAAAGATAACCTCTTCGAGATAATCTATAGTGCCATCAAGTGCTTCTAAGAGTTCAACACCATCATAGAGGTCGGTGAACTTAAAGACGTCACCAGCAGGGTCACCAGCAGATGTTCTTGTTGCAGTAAAAGTTTCTGTCTTATAAACCTTTGTTCTGTGAGCAGGGGCAGACTTGGTTACATAGAAATAAACGTGACATACATCCCCAGCGGTGCCAGTTGTCGTAATTGTCGCTTGGTTGTTGACGATGATGATATTGCCACTAGGAACTCGATCGACTTTGTCCTGAGTGGTGTTTATAATTATCCACTCGCCTTTATCAACGAGGTCTTCATTCGCGCCACAGGAGACAACGATCTTGAGGTTTGCTGCTACGGTATCTGTATCGAAGCGTTGAACCGTTATTGCAGTCGGAAGCATAGAACTCACACGACCTCCAGGAACCTCAAAAAGAGAGATACTGGTTGACGGGTCTTTGATATACAACTGATTATCTTCAAGACCGACCACTGCACCTGGAGTCGATGCGCCAGTGCTATTGATCTTTCGAACATCTCTAAAGTTGTTAGAACCGATCATCTTCGTATCGTACAGGTACATGCGATATGCGTCACTGTCTTCAGTGTTACGGGAAACAAGCGACTTCAACCGAGTGTTACCGATAACAGAACCACCTGAATTCAGGAGAGATAATTTCTCCTGCTGATTGAGCGTTGTGGTGAATGAACCCAGTGAGGTGTCACCAGCAGCATCGGTCGGAGCATCGAAAGTGACATAGTTTTTATACCCAACCTGCATGCCTTGATCGATCTCTGCTTTGGTCGATAATGGTTTTGGTGCAGAGAAACTAGACCACTGGGTGTGCTCAAGATAATAACCATCAAGGTATGCGAGAGGTGGAGTACCAAACATTGCCCCAGGAATATTATAGAGTATCTTCTCTGCGGAGTCAGCGTTACGGAATTGAACAACAAAGTCGTTGACAATGAAATCACCGTGGGTGGCACTATGCCTTTGCGCCATGCGCTTTTCGATCATATTATAGTCTTGGTTGCCTTCTTTGATCTGTACGATCTTTGAAGAACGAACTGTGGCAAACGTCACAAAAGAAGTGTCGTCAGCGACGGTGGCACGAGTGTTCAGTATCATGCTTATACGATATCGGTCTGCTCCTGGAGCAGAAAGGTTTGGTCGAGAACCTTGGTTGTCGTATAACCTAACATCATCAGAAACAGTTACGATATCTTGCACTACTTCAAAACCAACCTCACAATCAACAAGACCTTCGTACTTGCTGATTACAGCAGTTTGTTTAGGGACATATACGAAGTGACCTTGTGTATAGAACTCTGCGCTCTGCAATGAGAAGAGGACACCAAGACCGACAGACAGCAATTCGGATTCTGCTGGTTGTGTGTATACAGTCAATGTTGGCATTCCACTGCCACCGATAGCAGTAAGAGTATCACCTTCGAGGGCAACCAGAGGAGATGCTTGAACGTCATTGGATGTCGCATTCGTTTGGTTGTATGATATATAACGACCGTACAGAGTTGCTTGATCATCACCTGTGGCGTCGACAACCCATGTTACTTGAAACTGAAGACCGAGGGTGCCGCTTTGCGGTGGAGTTTGGAATGCTGTGCCGATAAAACTTTCGACAGTTATACCAGCAGAGAGGTTCAAACTTTCTACAATGATGTAGTCGGAGATGTCCGTACTGGCACCAGATGACTTCGGGGATACAGCAGCACCATCCATGAAGATGTTGTCTGCCATACGAGTGACCTGTTTTTGCAGAATAGTCTGCAACTGGTTCAACTCTCGTCCTTGAAGTGCACGCCCAGAATTAAATAAGACTTTGTGATAACCATCGCTATCCCTGTAGTCGTCTTTATATGTTCCTGAGAATGTTGTTCCTGTAAACTGGTTTGCCATTTCTTACTTTCCTTTAGAGGTCAATTACTACCTTGATATCTTCTATTTGATCAGCGTCACGAGAAACTGCTATTCTGTTATCTATGTATATAACTTCTCCGCTGTATACATCAACCTCTGATGGACGAAGAACTGGTTGAAGGTTGATACCGATTGGTGTTGCTGTACCGCCACCACCGCTGATCTGACATACTGAATAACTATCAAAGGCAGAGTAACCAGTTTCTCTTGTTTGGTGTACGAACATTATTCCGCGAGCAGCATCGTAGAAGTCTATGATTGCTACAGAACCTGCTTGTGTGATCGTTTGATCGCCTGTGATGTTTTCAGGTACTAGACTTGCTGTGTTTACATACAACCTCTTGAAAGCAGACAGAGTTGGTGCCGTACACTCAGGGACTTCAACAAATGAAGCAAACTGAGCAGAGTCTTTCACTGGGTTGCGGACGATTCCGATTTGTCGGAAGTCATTAGTTGTTTGGAAGTCGTCGTTCTCGTTTCCATTCAACTGCGAATTAAACATCATGGCAGAAGAATGAAGATCAAGTGTACTGTTGCCGCCCATGCCCGAGTCACCAGAAATAAGAGCGCGAAGTATTGCACCAGATCCAGAACCACCAGAGACCTTAATGGAAGCATCAGCATAGTCTCGACCGAATACGAAATCGGCATCGTCAGAGTTATTCTTCATGAAGATGTCGGTTATCCCGCCATTAAAAATCTTCGCAGAAGCAGTTGCAGGAGTGGGGACTTGGCCAAATCCCTGTCGTGCGCGACCAGTTATAGTGATGGTCGGAGCACTGGTATAACCAGTTCCAGGGTTTTCAATATGAATGCCAATGAGTTGTCCAGGGATTGCTCCTGCCTGTATACCACGTTGTTGTAGTCTAGACACAGAAAGATCCTCATCCGCTGGACCACCTGCTGCTTCATCGACAACTCGCTCGACTGGCATGTAGGTTGATGTCAGGAACTTTCGTGCTTCAGCGGCACCGATGTTGTATAGGAACTTCCAGTAGTATCCGTCTTGTCCAGCACTGAATACTTCTGTGCTATTATTGGTTGGTTTAAATAAAGATGCGCGAGGAGTTCCACCAACAGTCCTGCCTTGTTTAATGCAAACATACACGTTGTTATCGTCTGTTAGTACATAATATGGGTTTGGGGCAAATGCGCCACTGGCAGTTGTGCCACTTTTAATTTCGGTATTTGAACCATACTCTGATGACCATCCTTCATAGAAGTTGCCAGCAATCCAAGAGAAACGAGGAACAACGTATGAGACGTCAGGCACCTGTTTCATTGATTGGATAGATGAGCGGAACACCAAACTCTCCTCAGTTCCAGAGTATGGAGTAGGTGGGAGGGATTCTTCATTCCATTCCTCAGAACGCCCAATAGCAATGTAGTGTCTGTCAGAATCCCCAAGAGCGACGCCAACGTTCTGTGTGCGGTCGAATATACTTACCAGCATTTCGCGTTTGAGTACATCTGTAATTGTTGCTGCCATACTTTGTCCCTTTACAACTTGCCTTGTTGTTTACAATTGTTTAATATAGATCTATTTATACTCTTCTCGGGAGCGTATAAAATTATTGTTCAACCCAATCAGTACCGTCGAATAGATAAACATCACCATCCGTTTCGAGTCGGACAGGATGACCAGCAGCATATGTGCCTGTGCGCCAAGATTCTGTTCCACCTGTGCCGTCATCATAGTACCATTTCTCATTAAGATCACGAAGACCAGTATTGACATCTATGTCCCATAATGTCTCTTCTGTCTTAATTCCCGCAGCGTCACCATTGAATATTTCTTCACTCACCATGAGGTTGTCCCTGTAGTATTCTTGCTTGATACGGAAACCGCTGGTGTTATAATATATCTTGCGCGTGATCGGTGCGTTCAAGGTCGGTGTGTCCACTGCCTTGACAAAATTACGCTGGGTCACCAAACCATTCGCATAAATATCTTGCTGAGTCATTGCGAATAAAGCGTAGATGTTTGGCACTTCGCCTAAGTGAACCGTCGAAGATACCCCTGTTGCTGTTGCTGGATCCAATACAATTGCCTCGGTATTTCCGTCTGGGGAACTCCATATTTTGTAAGTCCAATCAAAATTGGCAGGTTTTGCTGACAGTACATCAATAGAATTACTTGTCGTTGTTACAATCAATTGGTTGCTGATTCTTCCTTTCAATCCACTGTGCTCTACCGCACGTGCGGTGTATGTACCAGCGTCTCCTACAGAAACAGTAGTTCCGCTTATCGAAAGGGCACTACCGATTGGAACATTGTCTTTGAAGATCTCGTATCCTTTTGTTTCGTAGTGGTTTTCTCCAGGAATAAGTTCAATCGAACCACCTTCTATCCGCAGATATGGGGAGTCTGGTAATCTAACAACCGAGACAAACAGGTCAGTTTGTCTTTGGTGTATAAGGTCGCCAGAATCAGGTTCAGCACCTGTGCCATCTGGGAATTTAGTAGCACTCATCCAATTTGGTGGGGTTCCAGTTCCCCTCAAGGCAGGTGGTATGAGACGAGACTCTAGGTCGGTGATGATCTTATCTTTATCAATGCCACGTGCCTGTGTGCCCAATTCTCCTCGTGTAATTCCAGTGAAGGTAGTTGATGTTATGCCCGTATATCCTATGACTTCGCCATTGGGTGATGCTATATAACCACTTGTCGGGAACCCAGCAGTACTGCTAACATTTAATGGCGAAGTGCTTGTGGTGCTTGCCACATGAGTTGTGAGTCTAGTAGACTGGCCATTTTCAATATCAAAGTTGCTTACGAAAGCAACCTTGGTTCCATCTGGACTACCCTTTCCGTCGTAGTCCCATGGTTCCGACTGGTCGCCTTGAGTGTTTCCATTAGCATCGAGTATAGGATATATGAGGCGTGTACGAGAAGCGGGAACGAATTTTGTGGCACCTGTTCTGAGGTCAAGAATTTTACCGTCACTAAAAATCCACCGACCGCTCTTGCCGCATGCGCCTGGATCTGACACACGAGAGTTTGCAAGTCGTTCCATGTTACTTGGCCACGGTTCGTCCCACTTACGACCAACCAATTGCTGGTTGCCGATCAGATGCCACATACCATCGCCAGACCAGCACTGGTGGCCATCGCCCAAGAAAGTTGTCGCCTTGCGGATGTTACCGCCATCAAGGTCAGACCAACTACGACTTTGCCCGAATGGTGCAGTAGTCTCGTTCTCTCCTGCTGTTTTATTTCTCATCATAACAACAGGGCGGTTGACGTCGGGGTTGGGTAGTGGTCGCTTGCCAGATCCATCGCCCAACTGAGTCGGGATATTAACAGTTCCGTCATTTTCAAGTCGGACTGATTTATATTCTCCCGACAGTATCGGGTTGTGGACATTGATATCGTCCCAATCGCGGTAACGCTGAACACCATAGAGGTGTGAATCGTTTGCGCTAGTTTCACCCAAATTCTCTATACCATAACCGATAGTTTCTATAGTATCGGTCGCGACAGTGTATCGTTTAACTGCTGCACCTGAGTTGGATGATGTGTCATACTTCGCGCCACCTGTGTCGGTGTATTCGACGAAGAATAATGTGTTGTCGGTCTTGCCCCAGCGAGGTTCGGTACCAAAAGCAACAAATTGGTCGGAGTCATTGGCCAAGTCTAGTAATCGTACTTGTCTTTGCCTGTCCAATGAACCGCTGGTCCATCTATCAACAAGCAGGTACTGGCCATCGTGACTCCAAGACTGAGTATTGTGATAGTTGTGGTAGTCTCTCATGGTTGGGTTGTTGGTCATCCTCCACATGGGTGATGCAATAGCGGTGTCGGGGTCAATGAATTCAGACCTGCTCAGCAACCCAGAAACAGTCAGGGTAGCAGTGACATCAATGGTGGGATCTGTTGACACTACGGTGCCACGTATGAGTAAGGAATGACCTCCCCCACTTCCGTCTCCCCCTGCAAATCGGTCATTGTACCCGTATATCGGAACATTTTCAATTGGGTGTACATAGTCGTAGTGCCAAACATCTTCGTCCATCAGGTTGATGATGTTAGACATATCAATGTATGTCTCATCCATTGTACGAGCGTTGATGTCATCTGCGTTTGCCATATTCTCGTACTGGGTATGCCAGTTCGCCACTGTTTGTGGTTTGAATTGATCGTTAATACGAGACAGTACCTTATATCCATTTGGACCTGGACCAATCTCTGCATAGGAAGTTGAATGTAAACCCAGATTGTTCTGAGCAAGCATTACTCTTGCTGTTCCTTCTAATACGATAGGTGGCGGTGGTTGTATAATGGCATCTGGCATTGCTCCCAATCCACTACTGATCTGCCATATTGCACGCTGCGCGAGCGGAATGTCACGAATCATCAAGTAGGTAGACGACAATGCCACTTGGCCAGAGAGGTACATACCTGCTGGGTGGACGAATGTCTTATATGCTTCTTGCCATAAGTTGACAGACAATGGTGTTGAAACCAACAAACCATACAGTTGGTAGAATTTGTTATCAGTTATGCGCTTGTCCGTTACATCAGCACCAATAGATGTAAAGGTAGATAAGTTTGTCTGTATGCGTATTGTTACTCCATCTGGAAGAACACCCGTTTGTGTGTTAACCACACCGAGAGCGGGATCGTCGTGTACGAGGAGGACAACCTTGTTGTTCGCGTAGTCAATTCTGAAGTGAACGCCTTCTAACAACTGGGCGGTCTTCGTCAGCGAGTCAGAGGGGTCAACGTATGGGGTGGTGACTTCAACAGTACCATTCGGGAAAGTCAAATCGAAGTCTGAATCGGAAATAGAACCAGAACCAGTATACTCTACAGTTTCTGCTGTGGGTTCTCCCACGATAAACATTTCATCACGACCATAACCTACTTCGATGTCCACACCAAAGAAGATACGGAAGAATTGTTTGATCGAAAACTCAGTACCCTTCGACCGATACAACAGACTGGAGTACTGAAGAGCAGATCGTTTGTCGTTGAAAGACTCGAAGTATGGTTTGCCTAACAACAGTTCGTTGGATATGTATGAGAGAAATTCTTCTCTTGTTTGTACTATGTCCCGAGCGACCATCAGGTCTTTGATATCAGAGACAGGGTTTGATGAGTCTTCTAGACTCTTATAATATGCCTTGAGGAAAGCAACGAGTTTTGGATATCGTTCCAGATAGTGTTCAGGGAGAACAGTCTCGACTTCGTAGCGATCGAATTTAAGATCGCGACGATAGATATCTGTTAGCGTTTTATCAAGGGACATATATTCTACCTAGTGTCGACAATTACTGCTTGAGTGAATGATTGGTCTGCATCATACTTCACGATATTATTCCGCACAGAGTTAATAACAGACTGGTTGGCAGGAACTGCGAATACCTTTATATAGTTCACCGAGTTGGGCACTGATTGCACAGTCAGTGATGTGATAGTCACGTTGCCTGTTAACTTATCATATGACCCCACGTTGTCGAGAACAATTTCGCCTTCTGTATCAATCATCTCAAGAGTGTTTGTTGCCTGTACTTGAAAGATGACAGGGGTCACACCTGGACCAGAGATCTGAGTCCTTTGATCGAGTTTGTTTCGTATTGTGACAGTCTTGTTCTCATAAGAAAACTGCGAAGAGTATACGGACGCAGAAGTAGATTGTTGGGCATCCCTTATAGGTGTTGGGAAAGAAACTGTATAGTCTCTTGTTGTTGCCAACTGTGGAACAATGCGTCTGTTGATAATAACGTTCGCGCGAGATGATAACACAGAAGGATCCGTGGCATCGATATCAGTCAGTAAGTTGGACAGGCGAAATACTTGGGCAAACTTTCCTGTATTCTCTATGAAGTAATCAGCAATAGACTGATCGACTGCTGCGCGAATGGAAGACGGAGACGCTCCAGACAGTGCAGGGTTGAACTGAAAGAACACCTCAGTAGAAATATATGTTACGACAGGGTCGGTGAATGTCAAAGAGAAAGAAGCAATCTGAAACTGGTCAGCAAGTGCAATAATGCCTTGTCGCGTGTTAGAGATTGCTGTGGCATTAAGGTTCTCTTTCCATACAATGGAAGTGAACACCGTACCGTAATCAGGTTCTGGGTTATCTTCACCACCCCAAGACTGAATGTCGGTGATGAATGTCGAATACTTCTTCAGTATCAGTGTAGAGTAGTCGTCAGAAGTTACCATTCTATTCTGTGCAGCAAACTGGTATGGTGCGTTCTTACGAATCGACTCAATACCTTCTTTTTCACCACCACCTGCTGCTCTCTGTATAACACTCACGGATAAATTATTCGGTGGAATTATAACCGAACCCAGTTTCACGTCAGATATAACTTCTACTGAAGAGATACCATTCGCCAAGTCTCCAGAGGTTCGAAGATAATCTACTTCGACAACCTGTCCTCCAGTCGGTGCAACACCAAGGGAAGTGCCATTACCAAAAGACACTTCATAGTATGCATTGGGCGATTCGCGAAGAACATATAACCGAGAGGTAGAACTAACTGTTGATGCGTCAAGCAGATTTGTGTATAAGGAGAACTCACCACCATCTGTGATGGCAGAACTTTGGTCTTCAAACACTTTTATGATTGCTGTTGCAATATCAATTTCTTGGTCAGGAAGAACATAGACAGCATCGTTCGAATTACCGACTATAAATTGTAGACTGCGGTTGTCACCTTCGTGAAGTACGATTGGATTGTCTGGTGATGCTACAGGAAAAAATGTATAGATGCCATTACTTCTTGTTGCTTTAAGGGCGAGTCTATTAGAGAACGTATAGTCAATGTCGTCTCTCGTTCCACGACAAATCAGTTCTCCAGGTTGTATAGAATAGTTTTCGTCAAGTGATGGGATACCAACAGCATTCACTGCAAATGATATAGTCATTTCTGATGACTTCTTGGAGTCAGGAATATAACCCAATGACTCGGAAAGGGATATGACAGAAGGACGCAACTGTGCGGTGACAAGGAAAGATTCGTTCAGCGCAAAGTTTGTTTGCAATGCATTGTAGTGCGTGTTGTATGCAAGAACGTCGAGCACACTGCTTATGCCAGAACCCTCAAAGTCGTAGTCGTTGAATTCTCCAGTCGTCTTCAGGTACGTCTTGAGGTTTTCTTTGATCGTCTGAAAGTCTAGTTCAGTTGATTTGATTGTTGTGGTCATTATCGAAACCTATTTAGATTAATGGTCGTTGTGAATCCATTATTATTTATTGTCAGTTCAACTATGATGCGGACAGTATTGAGTACACGTTCGCCAAAGTTTGAGATACCCTGCTCTATAAGTTGATCACCAACGTAGTATTGTACCTTTTCTACATGCGCCCTTGGTTCCCAGCGTTTGATTTCTGTTTCTATTCTGGTTGTCAGTACAGATTCTGAGAAGTTAAGGTGCATATCAAAGAGCATTGCAGATATGTTTGCACCAAACGTTGGTTCGAATGGTTTTTCAAGGGTGTTTGTCATTAGGATATTTTGCACTGCTTGTTCAACAGCGCGGATATCTAACTTTTTATATATGTCTCCAGTGTATACACCATTCTCATCTGGACTACCCGTCTTGGGGGTGAACGAAAGGTCGATGTCAGAATAAAATTTCTTCTTCGTTGTAACCTTTGTCGACGGTGTCAGTCCAGGTGATATTCTTTGTAGTGCCATGGTGCGCTCCAGTTGATCTACTGGATCTATTTATACGCCTTCCAACCTATGTTTCACCTATGTGAACAAGTTCGTTGCTCGAGTAGACTTTGCGGTTGAAATACGTGCACGCATACATACGATAAATTGCCTCAAAAGAAGGAGTCACTTCTGGCATGATAACGATCAACTGTTGAGTCATTGTTCCATCTGGACGAGTTGTATCGTAATCCAATGACAACTGCTCATAGAACAGGTGGTCGCGAATGTATAATGCGAGGTCATATGTTGCTGCAAAATCGATCTTACCATGAGCATCATATAATGTGTACACAACCGCACGACCACTGTGCTTCAATTCACTTATGGTTTGTGGTATCGTGTTTCGAGATTTTTGTATTTGCAAACCACCCAACTCATACTTAAATGGTTCTGTCCAGTATCGAGATCTCGTCGAAACTGATGGGTCGTACTGTTCGCGAATACCAGTGGCAGGTTTGTAATACCCTTCGGTAACTTGTAATCGATACGATGAGAATTCCTTTACAGCAGCGACTGCTTCCATCAACTCTGCATGCAAGTACCATTGCCGTGCAAGGTTTTGTCTGTCAGTAAGCATTGGTACTGAATCAATGGAGCACTTAGATCCAGGTGCACCAAAGAATTTAGATATAGTCGTTGACCTAGACAACTTGGTCGAACTACTTATTGGGGCAGTTTGCGTGTCTGGGTTGTATATTGGATCTGCGACTATAGTCCGTGTGACTCCCTTTCTATTTTTTGGCATGAATGTCTTTGAAATCCTTTCTATTGGATTACCAAGGAGAGTCTTACCGAACGCAGGAGTGGGAGATGCACCGCTGCGTCTCAACACGCCATAAGTTCCTGTAGGTGAACCTAAGAAATATCTCGGGTTCAATCTATTTTCAGTCACAAGGGAAACGATGCATTGTTCCCCATTAAGTTGGCCATCTGGTGCCGACTTACTATCCTGAGCACCCTCAAGAGTCCTCAGTTTCGAGCGTATCTCTGCTGTACTTGGAGTGTGCTTGAAGTAATGTGTATACTGATCGAGTTTAGATATCTTATTTTCAATAGTGTTATCCTTATCGACAACAACTTGCCGCACAGCATACGGTGAAATTTTATTCCACAATTCCCACCAGTTTCTTGTAGTGCTGAATTCATATGGAGTATCTACCCCACAGCGTGCTTTAGCAAGATCGTGGGAGGTGTCCAAGTCTTCATGGTTGAAGATCATGTATCGTATGTCTTCGTCCCAGAACATTTGATACACGGGCGTTTCATAATTTTTATATTCTGACTCCCCGATAAAATCCTGTATGTCTGGCAGGTTAGAATATCCCTCATAAGGTTTTGAAACCGCATCGATTATAATTTGCGCTGCTGTGCCTGCTTCGCCAGTGCTATCAGGAGTTGCTGATACCGCAAGTGCCGCTGACCCTGCTATTGCAGCAGATGTGGCATAAATTGAATGCAGTGCTTCTGTTGCCATAAGTGAACGGTGAGCAGATTGTGCGTACTGAGCAAAATTAGATGTGTGTGCCTCGGACGCTTTGCCTATGAGGTTGCCTTGGAATACAGTTTTTCTACCGTTGTCATCGTCTGGACCAGTGTATAGTTTGCCAGTGTATATGAAATTCTCACCACCAATCTTTCCCGTTGCTCCTGTGACGACAACGTCATCACCAGAGATAACAGTGTTCGCACCAGATGAGGTAGTGAATTTCTGTTGTGCTGTGAATCGATTGTGTCTGGCAGAGTTCACAATGAAGTCTCTGGCACTAATCATCCGTATGTCTTTCTTCGAAACAAATTTCACTTCCGAAGAATAGAAGTTAAACACGTCACCCCAGACCTTCACGTCTTGGTTGCCACGAACCAGTGTGCTGTGTATGTCAGCAACTTCTGTCAGGTGAGATCCGTTTACAGTGTGGTTGAAGTTTGCACCAACCCTCAAGTTATACGTGCCGCCCACGTCGACATTGTAGTCGCCATTGACAGTCAGGTTCAGGTCACCGTTGTATGTCAGGTTTCCTGCTCCACTTACGACCAACTCATGGTCTGCTCCAACAACCTGGATTTGGTGTGAACGTGATGCAATGGCAACAGAACCGTCTTGCTTCAACTCTACACCAGCACCTGTGTGGTGCTTGATCAGTATGCGCTCGTTTCCTGGAGTGTCGTCAATCTCGAACGAGTGGCCAGAAGGAGTGGTGTTTGCTTGGTTGAATGGATATATCGAAGACGTGGCGAATGGAACGTCAAAACTGACACCCATAGTTGATCCACCCATCCAGAGATCGTTTATAATAATCCCACGAGCAGCACCACTTACGCTTGACTGGAACCAGTTATCTCTTTTCGGATATTCACCAGTCGGGTCAGCGTATCCATCTTGTGGGACGCCTGTAGTAGACTCTGCTTCGATCCCCCACACCCCTGCAGAAGTGTTTAGACGATCACCAATCTTTGAATTATTCGTTGTCAAAAGTTTTGCTCCACTATATCGATATTCTTATTTAGTGGTTCTAGAGTACTGGATATCCCTTTGCCCTCGAGTATCTCAAGGAGGTCTGTCGGAGACAGTGCTGACTGTTCGTATGAATTACTGTACATAGTTTGTTTACTGAAGTTATTTAAAGCATACTCTCTCACGTCAAATCCAGGGTCTACCTGCTCAGGGTCAATGTCCATGTGACCCAGAACCTGACCTCCAGGAAAATGGACAAAGAAAGTTTGCATTATTTGATAGAACGAATTATACTGAGACAGAGTCAGTGAACGGGCAGAAGCAACTTCGTACAGATCGTCAGAACCACTCGACACATTAAGACCTCCGACAAAACAAACACCAATAGAATATGCGTTATGGTTGTTGGTGGGGCAGTGTCTGCCTGGATAGTTTAAAGGCATCCCGCGTTCCACAGAACCATCCCTGCGGATGAGCAGGTGGTATGTATACTGGTCATCATACATACTGAATCCGTTTAGGTATGCATTGGTGTATGTCTCCGTCCAATGCACGATCATCTCACTGACAGGTCTTGTGATGGTCGCCATGTCAGCAGAGAGTTCTTCAACAGAAGTAATGTCCTGTGAAAATTCTAAGTAGAACTCATTACCATCTACCACATATGGGTTGGGTCCAGGAAGTGGGGTTTCCTGACTGATGGTGCCTGCGATGGTGCCTCTTGTTTGTGCCGAGGTATCCTTTAGTTGCCGTATAGATGCAGGAGACCCAGACGCCTGCTTCACATATATGGCAACCAGTTCATCTCTTCCCTCACCCGAAAGTGTATCCAAGTCGAGGGCAAGTGGTGGTGGTTCTATGTCTGATGTGGGGTCTGGAATCAGCGTATCGCTGAAAAATGGGTTTGTCAGTGATGCTGGGGGCAGGTTAGGGATATCTCGTAATGGTTGAATAAAACCACTTCCCTCCATGAACGTGTATATGACATCTGCGGATACTTTACTCAACTCTGATACTGATAAAATACCGCTGAATGATGATGAGATAAGCAACCTTGTGCCGCCAGTCAACTCCTCGGTTATCGATGCGAGTTGGTCGCTGATGCCGAATGCGCCAAGTACCGCATCAAACCCACCTGTGACTGCCAGTAGTTTTTGCTCATACAGGTTCACAAAACCATCAAGTTGATTTGTTATGATAGCATCAACATTGAAGTCGCCTGCATTGATTGAACCGAATACGCTGTTCGACTGTAACACAGCAGACAGGGATTCTTTTGTCAAGGAAGGTGTGAAAGGCAACATCATATCTGCGACAGTGGTATACATTTCCAGAGGAATGTTTCCTGCGATGTCAGGGTCGAGACCCTTCATCACACCTGCCACATAACTGGCGATTCCAGTGCGCACTGATTCGGGCATCGTGCCGCCACTCAAAGATGCGATGTTGTCCGCAGTCCCTTTGGCATTCTGTATGCCAGTTGCGACCATATTATTGAGGTTTGATTGAAAGGGTATTGCCATGATTGTGCCTAATCTATTAAGGTGCGTTTTGGACACCAAAGAATGGTTGGTCGTATCCAAACCATTGTCGGTGGTATAGACTGCGCTTTAGCACTCCATTAAAGTATTTTGGTTTTGGTGCTGGTCTGTTAAAAAATGACTGAGAACTATTCGACTGCAACTTTCCGTCCCAAGGTTCTTTTGCAATGTTTCCCCTCTTGTAATCAACCCGACCAAGTCTTACTTCTCTTCTTCCCGTATATACTTCGCGCTGGCCAGCGACTTTTCCTCGGACGGTATAATCAACAAACTCATAAGCGTTCGGGTCATCTTTATCTATCGACTGCATAGTTGCATATGCGATGTTGAGATGGTAAGAACCACCTGCGTCAAGGAGAGGTATCTCAGGTGTGGTCCGTCCCTCAGCGGATTCATCAAAGATTTCTTTTGACGTTGTATAGTCTAAAAAGAATCCTCTTACCGCAGGTGCCGTAACAACACCATCAATTGCTTCCATTCCAGGATCTCGCGAGAACCAGAGGACTGCCTGTTCTGTTATAACCCCTGTTGGTACGATGAACTGCATCGTGGCGAAATAGTCTGTATAGTTCGGCATTGTTATAGGCATCGAAAGAACCTGATCTGGTCGCACAAAGATAAAGTCTATCTCGTTGGGGATTCCCGCCCAAGTTGGCGTGTCGAAGTATGATGGCGAGTATCCATTAGCAGGATGAAAGCACATACCAAGCGAGGGAACAGCACTACTTCCAAAACCGCAAGTAGGGTTGGGGAATTTACCATTAACCGAACCAGGATATGCAGACGGGAGGATTAGTGCATCGTCTATGACAATGGGAGTGTCATTCCATTCTGGAGGGTACTGAAATTGTGGTGTACTCGAATACACTGGTGGTGGGTTGGGCACTTCAGGCGTAGGTGCTGGTGCGGGGATTATGCTGCCCGATCCAGAGGTAGCGATATTTGGAGTGGTCTCGATAGTGAGCATAAGTTCTGGTACACCGACTTCGTCGTCAAACTTCTCGATGTTGATGAAGTAGTCTGTTGATGTATTCAACTTTGCAACGCGAGTGTCGACAGCACTTTCACCGCCTTGATCATAATCTATAACAAAGTATCCTGAACGATTCTGCACCAGAGAATTGCCAGATATTGGTGGGTCTCCTGGATTATCTTTAGATATCCATGCATTATAACTTGGCGCAATACCAGCACCCAAATGAGCATGAATGATCTCGCCTACATCGCCATCAAATGGAGTGGTAGAGAACTTCACACTACGAATCTTGTCTGTCGGTACTGTGATCTTCTCTTGATAATCAGTACCAATACCGAGGGTTGCTGAGTCGAGCGCGCCCGCATATAAGACTGTGTCTGGGATAATGAATGTCATAATTTTTTATCGTACGTGGGATCTGTAGACAATGGGGAAATATATTCCATGATCCTTTTCTTATCAGATGAAGACACTTGCATACGATTCTTTGGTGCCCAGTTTCCTCTGCGCTTGGCGACTTGCGGTATGCCCCCGACGCCATCGCTATTATTAAACGTTTGGTCCAGCATGGTAGAAATGCTTTCAGGTTGTGCAGAGTTGATGACAATGAGGGGGAAGTTGTGTCTCTCATTGTCTACATCGTAGACTTGCGAGTCATTGAATGTTGCAGTGACACCACTGTATGCTCGGGGACGAGTTACCGAATATGTACCATTGCCGTTATGCGTGCGGGGTGCAATTCCACCCACTGATGACATTATGTTATGATACCCGATCCTGCCTTCATCCTGAGCAAACGTTCTCCTTTCTATCCATCCCCACAAGAACCCTGGTGCTGGAGGCAGATTTTGAGGGTCATAGGTTTCGCCTTCTTCCAGTTTCGGAAGTTCGATAATTAGTTCCCGCTCCACCCGAGCATAATATGGTCCAGGATATACATTCGGACGTTCGTCATATATCTGATCTTCACCATTTTCGTCGCAGTTACGGAAACAACTGTTTTTTATGGTTGCCTGTCTTGTCGGTAGTTGCATCTCACCGTTAATGAATAATATCCCAGTACCATATGTAATGTGATCGATCTCTGTAACTTCTTCTGTGACTGCAATCCAACCGTCTTGACGACCTTGCTTGCTCGCGGAACCATTGAGTCTTCCAAACCGTTCGAAGTCTCTGTTCGAGTATCTACCGATAATTGACATGTTGGCAAGGAACCATGAGCGTATTGCACCTGCTGCGTTGGCGGTCAGATCCTTTACATCAAGTTGTTCATATAGGTTTGATACAAAAGTATTTACCTCATCTAATCTAACTTTAAGCATTATCTTCCTCCGATCGTATCGCGGTATTGGTGCGCCAAAGCAATGGCGTCTGCTATGTTGACGGGTGTTAATGGGTGTAGATAGTATTTAGCGAGATACAAAACATGCTGGTCCATATCCCGAGTTCGTATCATTTTAGAATATGCTATTGACCGACTCGTCTTCAATTCATGCAAGACATACATCAACTGCCCTTGGTAGTCGGTAGTTTGACGAGAAGGAGAAAGTCTTTGTATGTATGAAACAAAGCGAGCATAGCGAGATGAGTCGGTGGGATATCCAACAATACCAAAACCGTTGCTCTCATTGTATTGGTCTAGTCCAGTGGCAGCATACAGCACAGCAGTAATGGAACATGCCTCGTATGATGTCATTCCGTTGTCTATAAAGAATCGTACCACACCAGCGGGATCTGAACCTAATGGTGCACCTACAGTTCCTGGGTTGTTGATATAGAAGACTGGGTCTTGCATCTGCGAGTTAGACTGCACGAAGTCGTACGCGAATGAATTAGTTGAGATATCTTGTCTTTGTGCTGCTTGTACACTTGTCGGATATTCTACCCTCGGCAAAGAACCAAGTACCATAGGCAACTGTGAGTGTGTTCCATCAAGGAACATGCCAAAGACAAGAGTTGATGGTAATATCTGGCAGTGTGTACCGAACCCAGAACCACCAAATGTATCACTCGGTGTCATGACCTGCGCCCATGGTAGATCTTTTTGCGGGATGTCGTTCGTGTCGCCTGAGTGTATGCCGTGGATACGAACTTGCACTCGACCTTCCAGACCATATGGTGGAGAATTATCTATTACAGTTGCAACAAACCATCGGAAGTCGTCACCGTAATATTCTTTATTCAAGATGCTCATACTAGGCGTGGACCCCTTGATGCGAATTTAGAAATAGTCACGACAATTTCGTGTGTGGTGCCTTTGAATATATTTCTACATCTATGTATCAAATACTTCCCCGACAGTTCTTCATTAAAAGCATCGGGAGAGTCTTCGTCTGTATTAGAATTCAAGAAGTCGATCATAACTGTATCGCCCACAGAGACACCAGAGTTACCATCGCGCAGTGCCTGCATGAAAGCAATTCCTGGTATTACTATATCAAACATATTCTTGTTTAGCATACTTTTGACAGCGGGTCCACGAAGTTTGTTTACATTGTCAGACGCATCCTGCGTGTCGTGATAACTATTCACGGAACCATATGTACCATAGGATGTTATCGTGCAGTATTCACGAGAGTTCAATTCATGCATGGACTTTTCTTTGCCACCAACTCTTAGTTTATTGTCTTCGTCATAGATGTTTTGGTTCGCGCCAAACGGAACCACTCGCATTTTCTCCAATCTCGAAAGGTGTTCTTTGATGGAGTAATGTTTCCTATCCACATCACTTGTGTATGTGTCGACAGTTTTTATAGAAGAACCGATAGAACCTTCGTACACCATCTTCAGCGTGTCTTGTATATTCTCAACCTTGATGCCCTTGACTGTGACCCCCTGTTCCGACAGGTTGCTCCCCCCTACATCTGCTGCTGCTGCTGCGGAGTAGATGAGAGGGACATCTTCATTGTAGGTTGGCGCGTTCATCATTTGCTCAAGGTTGCCAAAACGAACAGTGTCTCTGCCATCTACTTGGTCGTAGATAGTTTGCCAAGTATAGAACGGGGAACCAATCAAAGTTGTGGCGCGATCGAGCAACCACTCAACTGTCTCGAGAGGAGTGAGGTATGGGATAAGAACCTTCACTGGACCTTGTAGGGAAGACCACCCACCTGTATATGATATATCAACGTCAACGTCAAGATGGTTCTTCAACACTGCCTCGGCAGTCAGTTCGAGTTTTCCTGTATACGATCGAGATACCCTTATGTTGGGATCGCGATATGCGTGAGGAGAGATAAGGTTGATGTGATATATTTCTGTTCGGTCAGTCACCTTGTTCGTCAGTATAATTGAAACGAGATTGAGTACGATAGTGAAACTCAAATTACCAACAGACTCATCAGCAGACTCAATAGTGAACCGAATCTGTTCTGTGCCGAGAGGTTTTATCTCATCAAAGACTCCAATGTCATCCATGCAAACGAGTTGCGCGGTCACATAAGGTCGCTCGATGTCTTCAAAGAAGGACAACTCACCGATGTAGTTGGTGATATTATATTCTTTATCGAGTCTGTCAGCAAATATCACTGCTTCGGTGATCTTATACTCTTGTGCTCGCTGCAACGCCATTACAATCTCTGCTTCAATAGCATGTTGAATTCAGAGATAACAGTGAGTACTGTTTCGGGACGAAGAATCGAGATGGTACGTTTTTCGTCATTGAGATCTTGGAGTCTCTGGAGGTATGATATAGACTGCATGGTGCTCACTGAAGTCCAGTCGAACGCATACGGTGCTGTTGCAGAGAATGATGGAAACACCCAATCTTTTTTGGAATCTTCATAGTGGTGTATTGCATCATGACCAGCGTATGATTTCTCTATTGAAGTTGTCTCGATAACCTGTGGTTCGAACGTGGGGTTTGCTGTTAATTGATCAGCGATATATGTTGAGGCATCAGCAGCAGAGATAACATGCAATGCGTCTCCCCGTCCGAGTGGAGCGCAACCAGTACAATCCAACCATAAAGTTGCGAGGTTATCATCTATTCGAATTATCTGAGCAGCAAATTTTGTTTCTGGGGCATACACCCAAGACCCCACTAGAAAATTGTCCGAGGAGCAAAGCGGTGCCTCAGAGACACCCCCAAACTGTTGTATTATACTAATACCGTTGGTGCTCAACGCCATGTTCGGGTAATACTCTATTGAGCGTTCATAAACTTCCCAGTCAGCAAGTGGCCAACCGTTCGTTCTTAGATGTTCGTTGTTGAGGAACAATGTCCAATAGTAGTCGGTTGTACCATAAACCTCGTACGAGAGTTGGTCTGGTCGCTGGTTGCTCTTGATATAATACGACTGATAATATATGTGCTCCTCGCGGAGTTGGTCGAATGTATCAATGAACACCGATAAGTTTTGGAAAGAAACAGGTGCTTCATGATCTCCAAAATTATAATCGACGGTGGGAAACTTTTCAAAAAACTTAGTACCTGACATTAGAATCCGAATCCTATATCTTTTCTGCTTAGTGGTTTAGACTCCATAAAGGTCATGGCGATGTCTATCTCTGCGAAATATGGTTTGCCGTTCTTTCCGCGCAGGAATGTTTGATTCGCTGAGTTGTAACTTGTCGTGAACGAATCCAGATATGCGGGTGCTATCTTTTGTGCTGGGAGTTCTTTGTTGCCATAGAATTGCTGTATAAAGAACCTGTCTGGAAAGTTATAACCAGCACTGGCGTTGATGCCGAGACCCTGTGCTTGTATCATAGAAGGATACAACTCAGTCCTGAAAACTTTGATTATCCGTCCAATCATTTCTGCTTCTGCTTCAGACACAGGTTGTAATTTGAATTGGAAAGAGAATGAGCGCAGATTGACCTGCTTAAATAATGCGCGAGTGTTTGGGTTTGGTGCCACCTTGTTTCTTGCCCTTGCTACCTCTGCTGCTCCTGGAGAGAAAGTCTTCGTGATACCGTTGACAAGCAGTCCCTGAATACCTTTGTCGGCAAGTTGCTCGGAAGGTATACTGAAATCAGGGGCAGCATTTCCGTCAGCAATTGCACCACCTACTGCACCGAGTTCAGCGTTCTCATATTCTACCTTGTCGGCATACTGGACGCCTTGAGGGAGGAACAAGTGTATTGTGTTACCTTTAAACTTCGCATTGTCAGTATCACTACGCTCAAGTGAGTCAACCAATGAGAATCGGATTTCTCCTTTATACGACTCAGCGTCGAGGGGGAACCTTAATTCTGCCATCTTCTTCTGCCTAAATAGGTTTATCTTTCAATCTATTTATACACCATGAACAAGACTTATAAAGGCAAATACAAAGTCAAGAACCCAAAGAAGTATAAAGGGGACGTGAACAACGTTGTCTATAGAAGTGGTTGGGAACGTGATGTGATGGTATACCTTGACGACCACACTGGTGTTGCTGAGTGGAACAGTGAAGATTTTATAATAAGATACTTCTATGAAGTTGATAAGAAGAACCACAACTACCACATGGACTTCTGGATAAAGTTCACCAACGGAACTATCCTACTTGTTGAAGTCAAACCCAAACGTCAGACAGAACCACCCAAGTCTAAGAACCCTCGGTCAAAGAGGGGACTCACAGAAGCGTTCGCGTACATAAAGAACCGCAACAAGTGGGATGCAGCAGAGAAGGTTGCCAAGGATAATGGTTATGGTTTTGTTATCTGGACAGAAGTCGAGTTGACAGAAATGGGCATCCTCAAGAAAACTCCTGGCACCATCAAGAAACTGAAACCGATGGCACCTTACCGCAAGAAGAAGAAAAAGACTTAACCTCTTCGTCTCCTGTCGGTTCGATCGCTGGCATCCATAGCATTCGGCATAGCACCACGGTGAGTCGTGTTGCTCACATTCGTTGTGGTTGACGGTGCGTTGACCGCGACAGCAGCACCCCCTCCAGCACCTGCAAGATCAGACTTACCATCATTCATCTTTGTTGTGCTTTGCTGCATTTGAGCAGAGGCAGCAAGGGAAGTGCCAGAACCTGCCATGGAAGGTCTAACTGTCTCCACTTCCTGTCCATATGTATCAGCAAACATAGATGCCTTTTCAAAATCATCGAATGTCTCAACTTGTCCAGACATAGGGTCAAACACCCTGAACGTAGATCCTTCACTACCTGCTGGTGCTTTGATCGAACCTGACATTGGGAGACCAGTTACAGGGTCGCGTTGCATGGCAGTAGCGACAGTTGCCGTCTTCGAAGACGGTTCGCTAATACCCATCTCTGCTTGGATCTGAGCGAGTTCTTCGGGTGGGATTGATGCCAAAAATGCATCGCTTTTTGCCTTTGATGCTGCTGCATTCACTTTTGCTTGTGCTGCCTCATCTGGTGTCATTTCAGGCGAGACCTGCTTTATTGCAGCAAGTAGTGAGTCATCACCAGACGGTGCCGACCCTCCTGTCATTTGCCTCAACATGTCTTTGACCAACTTCATCTGGTCGTCAGAGAGGTCATCGTCGTTTACGATTGCCTGTAGTTGTTCTGGTGTGGCACTCGCAAGCATGCTCTCATCTACCACTGAGTCAACGTTACCAGTAAGTCCTACTGTGTTCTTCTCATACAGACCAGAGTTTTTCGCTGCTCTCTCAGCATCATTTTGTTGCCCTTGATCTAATTCTATCACAGGTGCTTCGGGTTCAGTCGATTCGGGAAATGATATACCCAAGAACTTTGCTGCGGTGGCACCGATGTCTATGATCCAATCGATGAATGCACCAATCCCGTCGAACATTGCTGCCATACCTTTCCGTGCAGGTTCAAAGTTTTCCCAGACTTTCATGACATATCCCCCTACCGTCTTTGCGATGTCGACGAAAACGTCTTGAATGTCACCCATAAGAGAGAAGAAGTCACTGACAATAGCAGACAAAGTATCAAAGATGGTGAATGAATCGAGGAAATCACTGACGAAGTTTCCTTCACCAAGTATAGAAGTTGCAATGTAAGACAGTCCGTCTTTGAGGAAGTCGAGAGGCAATGTGACAACTTTCAAGATACCTTGAAAGAATCCCTCAATTCCTGCCATAAGTTTTTCGGCAAAGGATCCTTCGTTGGCGTTAAAATAATCGAATGCTTGCATCAACCCATATACAACTGCACCAATTGCAACACCAACTGCCAGTATGACAGGGATGAGGGGAATTATTACTGCTGTCATGGTACCAAACGCTGCACCAAGTCCACCCATCATTGCCGAGATAGGGAGAAAACTATCGAGCAGTCCTTCAACACCATCTTCACCCGCACCCTCTTTGCCTTTGTTGAATTCAGAAAGAAACTTGCTGCCCTTCTTTTCATCTTCCCCTTCGGGGTCTTTGTTTCTCTTTTTCTTTTTGGCGGCAAGTGCATCTGCGTCCAGTTCAGCATCTGACATTTCGAGCGCAGTAGCGATTTGATTTTGACTGGCAATTTCAATGGTAGCAGGTATCACATCTAAGAAAGTCAACAGGATTCCTTCGATACGCAGGAGGGTCTGTGACATGAGATCCATCGAGTTGCCGTTGACTTCCTCAAGACTCTCAAACGTGCCTTCGATACTCTCGAATTGCGCGTCCATCAAAGCAGGAAGGTTTTGATTGAACAAAACCAACTCCTTTGATACACCTTCCAATATACTGTCTGCCATTATCGTGCCGCCTTTCTCTGTTCCGCTTTCTCGTTTTCTTCTTTTATGTACTGAGTAAGCAACGCAATGTAGATTGCCCTCTCCCACGGTAACATATTATCCAACTCCGTCAAACTATAATTATGGTGTTGCATCAAAGCGAAATTGGTCTTGTAATGGTTTACAAGGTTATCATGAGACAGGGTTATTAGAAAAAATCAGATAACCCTTTCAACTCTACAGCGTTTTTGCTTCCACATTTAGTACACTCGAATTCCGCATTGTGTTTCAATGCAGGCATATTTTCTAAAAAGTCTGTCATCACCTTTAACTGATTCGCTGTCATATTATCGACAAACGCGATCATGTCTTCTAAGGATTCGTTTTTCGAATCAATTCTTTCGTCCTGTGTCAGAACAGCACCGATACAACTCGCCAGCAGTTCAATTACATTGGTGGACTTTTTCTCTTCTGCTTGAGAGACGCCCTCGCGTATCATAGTCTCATACGTGGGATACTTCATCTCCACAGATATTTCTGGTGTTATAACGACAACATTACCACCATCAGCAGCAGAGACAGATAACTGGTCGAGGTCTATCGTGTATTCATTTTGCTCACCACAAGTTGTTCGCTTTGGGTTTATACCATCAATCAATGAAGTGCACGAGATCATTATCGTGGATGTTTCCCCTACAGACTTTGACCGTAGTTGGGTAAACATAAACTCGATGTCGAACGTGGCGAGTTGCTCTACATTTAAGTTTGCCTTTGGATCCACGCATGCGTTCAGAGTATCTGCCATGGCAGACAAACACATATGCATATCCTTTGACTCAAACGCTTGTAGTAATATCTTCTCTTCTTTGACCAAGTATGGTCGGTATTTGACACGCTGCCCAGTTGAGGGGATTGTCATATTAAAATTCAGCGTTTCGTTAATCTTGGGTAATGCCATTATATTAAACTCCAGTTCAATTGTGTAATAAAGTATGTATGTATATCAAAGCAAATCAAATCGATCGATTTGATCCTGCTTCTTCACAAGGTAATTTGAGTATGTAAAGTTTACAGTCAATTCCATTCCTGCTGTCTGTGCTTGATTATTTAGGTCTATCTCCGACATAGATATTGGATATGCCTTTATCAACTCCGTTTCGAATACGACAGAACCTGTCTTGTCCTTATTCAGTTGGTATATGGTGACACTCTTCGCATAGTTTTCGTGGAACCCTGCCTCGAATGGTGGTGTTGGTGTTACTATACAATCCATCCACTCTTGGAAATATGTGCGAGCAGAATAGTCATTAGTCATATAGAAGGTTAGGTTGACCTCTTGGAAGTTGAATCCGTTGGCGACCTTGATCTGTTCCATACCGATCACCCTCTCCGCTGTGGTGATATTCTTTCCAGGAATTTTAGCAGCAGTACAAAGGTCACTCAGGTCTCGTCTGTCGACCAAATCATTTGCTGTGCCGCCAGCAGGTTTTACTGTACCCGAAAGTGTAGGGAGCAGTATTTTATATCGGTTTGACGATGCAAGTCCACCACTGGCGTCTATAACTCCCCTCAGTCTGTCTGTACTAAATCTCATATTGGTTTCCTTGCCATTATCCTGCTCTCTTTATGCACTTTGCTTTCAGTTGCCTTCCTAAAGTATGCTGTTGGGAGATGCACTGCAACTTCCCATTCATTGGCAGGTACATTAGCAACCCTTCCTATCATATTCGAATACCGATACCGTTTGATGCAGGGTCTGTGTGCCTTCAGAAACGTCTTGCCTTGCAGATAGTCATAGTTGATCTTGAGTCTTGTCTTTGGTCCAAAATTATCTAACTGCGTAGTCGCTCGAGGTAGAAGGTTGTAGTACAACCGTTGCCTCAAGTCTATCGGGAGATAGTGCAGGTTGAGTCCAAGAAACCCTTCCTTGTATAATTCCAACATTATAACCAGAGGGAACCTGTCGTAGTATCTCAATGTCATTATGTTCTTCGGTTTATAGAAGAACATGTACATCCTACCGATGAAGTAAGTTGCCGCCACTGGCATCTGCGTCTTTATCTTGTTTCGGTTGACGTCCAGACCATTTATCTCATCCATCTTATCAAAGAACCAATCACGGGATGCCTTTGTGTTAGCATCCAGACCTTCTGCTTCGAGTTGTTGCTTGTATATTTCGAATTGGTTCTCATCCATACTGTTTATTTATATAGATCGGAAGACTGTTTTTGAGGAATAAAAAAAGCACCCCGCAGGGTGCTTGCATAATCGAACAGATCTAGATGTTAGTCAGCGTTGGCCAACTTCTGGAAGTATGAGAAAGCATCCTCATCACCACCGTCGCCTGCTTCTTCAGCAGTGGCAGCAGCACTTACAGCAACCTCTGGTTCACGAGCAGTCGGGGCAGAAGGTGCCTCTTCAACTTTATCGATAGCAACGTCACCAGCAATTGTGGTTGGTGCAGTCTGTCCTAACACTTCAAACAGTTTAGTCTGTAGTGCGTCGAAAGACTTGTAGTTTGCTGGATCGATATACTGGTTGATATCGTGCAGACCATTCATAGTGGTTTGCAGTTCAGTTTCATTACCACCGTGGAGTTCAGATGCTGCCTTGAACTCAGAACGATCGTAGTTGCGGTATCCCTCAACCTGACGGATCTTCAACTGGAAGTCAGCACCGTTCCAAAGATCGAAAGGATCTACAGGAGTTTCTCCTGGGAACTGAGGTGACATCATGTCTTGGATCTTATCAAAGATCTTCTTACCGAACTGATACATGAAGACTTTGCCTTCGTTCTCAGGGGCAGATGGATCTGATACAACAAGGATGTTGCAGACGTAGTGAAGTCGACGCTTCTGTTTACGAACAGTCTCGCGGTCTTCCTCGTTGCCAGAGTTCCACAGTTTGGTGTTGTACTCGCCAAGAGGGTCTTGGTTGCCGAGGGAAGTCAGTGACTTCTCGATGTACCACTTACCAGTTGGTCCTTTGAAACCGTGGTCCCAGTATCGTACCCAAGGCACTTCGTTTTCAGAAGGGAGGAATCGGATGACAGCATAACCATTCTGCGCTTTGTCTACAGTTGGTTTCCAGATGTCTGGGTTGTCTTTGCGATCGGTTTTATCACCGCCACCTGCTTCTTGTGCAGCAGAGACGAGTTTGTTGATGTCATAACGACGTGATTTTAATTTACTAATATCCATATTGGATCCTTATATTGCTGAAGTATGATTGTATTCGCCCGACAGTATTAGTCGAACATGCTTGGCAGTATGCGCCAAGAGTATCTATAATAACCGAACGGGATTGATATGTCAACAGATGATTATTATTCAAATGGCAACTCTGCTGATTTCTCTAAAAAGTTTAGACTCATCGCTTCTGCTTCCAACTTTGCCTTGATGACAGTTGATACATACTTGCGAGCATCTTCCACTTCGATCTTATTTTCTTCACAGCAATGAATGACCGCATCGATGTACGACAGTCGGTGTTCTTGAACTGCTACTTCAACAAGTTTGCTGAACTTTGACTTGGTCAAGAACTCAAGAGCAGGATTGACTTCTTCAGTCATCTGCTTCTCCGTCTTTCTGCTCGGGTGCAACCGTAATGACCTGTGAATCTTTTTGCAGATCTTGAATCATTTTCGATACTTGACCGTATGGTTGCGACATAAGATAGTCGACTATACTGTTGAACATTGGGCGGGATAAACCAACCAGTGTGTTTTCTTCGCTTTCCATATTATCTCCTAATTGTACTCAGCGGCAAGTTCTTCTGTCCAGACTTCGTCGAGGTCAGGGTAGAACATACCCAGTGTGCGCTTGACAGACCCATCAGGGTTGTACGCATTCACGATTGATATGATGTTCATAGTTCCTTCTCTATTTGCACCATACTTGTGGTCAAGGTAGATACCGTCCTTGATGTATATTGCGAGGTTCTTTACATATGCCTCTGCGACCTGATACTCACGACGAGCGTTTGTATCTTTTGAATCTTTCTGGTCACGCATTGCTCGCAGTTTATCTCGCCAATCTTTGAGTATCACCTTGGTGTTATTATAACTCAGCGGATGTGCGTCATCGAGAGCAGCAACGTCAGGGTGGCAGTTAGGTGCCTTGCCTGCATTCTTCTTCTCTCGTGCTGCTGCCAACCTTGCAACTGCTGCTGCTTTCTGCTCAGGGGACATCGGTTTACGAGTCCTCTTCACTTTGGTTGGTTTACGAGGAGCAACACCCATTTGTTCGAGCATTGCTACTTGTTTCTCTTCCTTCTTCTTGGCGCGTTTCTGCGCTGGAGTCAGGAGGTGGTCCATATCACTCATTATGATTTCCCGTTGTATTCGGTCAATGTGCTCAGGTTGAAAGACCTCCAACCAGCAGCATCAATATCCCAGCAGACAACAAGGTCATCGGAGTTTGAAGGTGGGTTGGGAGAAGTCTCTTTGTGCTGGAGAGGAGAGATGAATGTGTTTAACAATGTCCCGTTCATCTCACGGAGTTCACCGTTCTTCTTTTCAAATTTAAAATTGACTGGACCCAGTTTCATTTGGGCAATGACAGTTTCTTTCTTTGGTATAAGTTGTTTCTTCATGATACGTCCTTCGTCTCAATGTTCCATTTACGATCAGGATACTCGCGCTCGAGTCTCTCGACCATCTCTAAGGCAGCAGAGTATGTACTCGCTTGCCTTTTGTACGGGGACTCTTCTTGTCCTTCGTAGGTGATCAGTATTACTTCAGTTGCCATGTTATTCCTCGAGTGCAGACTCTATTATCGTTCAAACGGATTCAGATGTCAAGCGACTGCGTGGAGTGATCGGCATGCTCCTCAAACGATACTCCCCGACGCTTGTTGCAAATATAGCATTGTCTTCATCAGTCCACTCTATTTTTACCTTCTCGGTGAGAGAGACTTCTGAGTGATTGAAGAGAAACTCTTCCTTCGCCTGTTGTAATGTGGCAAACCAAATGCTGTCATCGGGACTGTCGACAAAATACACTTTATCTCTCATGGTCTATGCCTCCAGTGTTTTCTCTGACATATAGAAACCACCATTGCGAAAACGGAAGTATGCTGATTTCACGTGCTGATCGTTTTTATCCAGTGTGAGTTGCATCTCTCCAAGATGTTCCGTACCCAACTCTGCCATGTGGGCATACCTGCGATGCAGTTCACGCATTGCACCCTCAAGGGTGGCGTGTATGGTTTGAAGGTAATCGCCTTCATAATCAACATTTTCTTCTATAACAAATACAGTGTTCATTTCTATCTTCCTTGCTTTGAAAGTTGTTCAACGTCTGACTCGTCTTCGGCAAAAATGCTTTCGAGTTTCCTTTGTGCGTCCTCGGCAGCAGCACGCTCTATCTGGAGTTTCCTTTGTGCTTGCTTCTGCATAGACTCGATGATACGCTGCTGGTCATCGCAAAGTTCGCGCAGTGCTTCGAGTTCTTGACGTGCCTGTTTCTTGGCATCGTCTGCGCCTTGGAGGTATGCTTGACTCATTTTATCTGCTACTGACATAATCTCTTCCTTTTGGTTTCTCTCTCAACTTGCAACCATTATACCGCGATGAGGGTACAAAGGCAAAGTCTAAAAAAGTGAATAGAATCAACAACTTAGACAACAACCCTGAACCATGGTTGGTTACGGTTGCGAGCAGTATTGACCGCCACGAACCCCAGATCAGCGAAGTCGTACAATTCGTCTTTGATCTTCTGGAGATTTTCGCTGGTGGTATCGATGTTCGCCAACACTGCGATGCTATGTGCATTCAAAGACGAGTTGGACTCGCTCAGTGCTTTCAGGATACCATATGCTGTTACTTCGTTTTTCATACTCACTTCCTCTTGTGTTCTCTCTCAACTGCAACCATTATAGCGCGATGAGGGTACAAAGACAAAGTCTGAAAAACTGAATAGAATCAACAACTTACGTTGATGTGACGAATTCCACATTGGAGGGTGTGGGTATTTTGGTGTTGGGGTGCTTGTGATATAGGACGAATTTGGTGTCCTTGAACTCATTGAATATCCCCGTCCAGATCGGACGCCAGATATCAAGCAGTCTGTGGTTGTTGATACCACTACGGTCACTGTTCAGGACAACGTCCGTGTACGAGCGCATGTTGTGGTCAAAGATCGAGTCGAATCCATACATGTGGATCTCGTCGGGTTGATGCCGTGTGGCGGCATAGTGAGTTGCGAGGTGTCCGCAATTGAAGTTTGTTGCACCGAGGTCGCCTTCGCCTGCATAAGAAGGAACTGTTGTATAGAATTCCCTGATGTGCGATGCATGCTTCATGGCAAATACTGGGCGAGATTCCATAAACATCTTCGGGCGAGTGCCACAGATCCAGTGAAATCCATTCAGATCAATCGAACCTTCTTCGAGAGCAAAGCACATCTTGAAGTCAACAATGCAGGTGGCATAAGGTCGGACAACTTCGAACGGTGGCATGTTACACACAATCAACTTGTCTGCGCGTTCGTACCGAATTGCTTCTGGCATCATCTGTGCCATGTCACCGTTGCCGAGTATGTGTAACTTCTTTGTCATAGTTTCATCTGTTTACGAATTTCTAGATTACCTTTCTCACCAGTCCAATGCATTATGACTGGATTGTTTGGAACGTTATTATCTATATGGTCTATTCTAAGCACATTAAACCTATGGGGGACGTCTGCTATCATCATCACCTTACGCATAGCGTCACCACCTATCATAGCATGCAGAACTTCTTGGTCTCCGCGATGCTCCTTCTTCCCAGCAACATTCATCCACTGGCGTAGAACTGGGGGTCTTCCTTCAAACGCAATAACTCCAGTGTTGTACCAGTCGCCTTTCTCTGGTCTGCGCAAACTCCAAGGGTGATCTTTTATCATTGCCAGTTTGTTGTGGACAACATAGTTGAATATTTCTTTGGGGTCTGACATTACTTGGCAGTCTGTGTCTAACCAACAAACTCTGTTAAACTCTTGGTCTGACGCTTCAAGCATTGCTTCTATCTTCGAGAACCAACCATTTGATTTACAGGCGATAATACGATGAGCAAAACTAGACACGCTCTTCAGCATCTCTTCGCTCATACCAAAGTCGGCAATGATTAACGGAGTCTTGCTGTGCTTTGAATAGTTATCGATGAACCAAGGCAATTGCCACTCAGTGTTCTTATCACAACCTGTTAGGTAACATGCGGTCATAGTATCCTATAGGTCTCCCCGTAGTTATGTTTCGCTATGCATCCTGCTGTGGTCTGCATGGTGCTAAAATCATCTCTCGCCTCAACTGGCCAAGGATAATACTCTTCGACAAAATCAAAGTTGCTATTGCATATGAATAGGTCTGTAGTTTGACCCAGAGTTTTCGCCTTCTCTATCAGAACCTTTGCTGCTTTAGGTTTTACGATATATGCGTGTGCTCCAGGAAGGTACTGTTTCGAGACGAGAGTATTGACACCAAGTATCGGAGGAGTAATAAACTTGCCATAACTTGGTGCACCCAGAGATAGCACTCCTTTGAAGTTAAGCGTGGTCGGGAGAAAGTTTGTGAAGACAGCATCGTGTTCAAGAACAAAAACATCGACGTTTTGTTCTACAGAGTATTGCCAAAGTTTGTGATGTGAAAGGAAAGCAGAAAGGCATGGTTCTAATCGGGAATACACTTCCCTAAATCCGTTGGTCTCTATTCCGAGGTTTTTGGCGATAGAAAGTGGATCATCTTTCGGAGTGTACGCTGGTGAAACTTCTACTTCTACACCATATTTTTTACCAGACCGCACACACCTCTGTGCGACTTGTACCGACTCTTCCATTCCAGTGATCGTTATAACAAATGCTTTCATAACTTATGTCTTTTCTTCGGTTTACAATTATATAGTTGTGCTGCTGTTGTCTGATTACACGGAGACAAACGGAGACCAATCATGGAACCCAATACGTTAAGAGGAATATACTTTCCTCTCCATGTGCCCTAGTTTGTTGTAGTAGAAATTATCTTCCTGGCATAAGTTGCATATGGATACAACACTTTTAGTTCGGGAAATAACTGTCGGCACATAACAGCATCATTTGGCCACATCCCTATGCGTTGAACTTCAGCAAGAAGTTTCTTTGCGAGTGCGGGTCTGATGAGATACGCACTGTTGCCAGCAAGTCCCATTGGAAAAGGTGGTTCTGTCGGTTCGTCGATGATGGGTACTCGGTGAATCCCGTCCCCACACGCTGCGACTTTTGCATGGAACAATTGTCCCTTGCGAGTATTGCCCCTCGGGTCATTTAACCCGACAGCACCCCATTTTGTATCTTCCATGATAACAGATATATCTATATCACGGATGAATTCTGCATCGTGCTCGAGTACCATGATTGGTTCGTTGGACTCAGCACATAATTTCCATAGACGGTAATGACTCAGCGCACACGCTACGACCTTGTTCTGGTCTGCTGCTTGGTAAGTCCTCTTGTGCAACCCAGTGTACAAGCAGTATCCGTCATCTTCTGTTCGGGTTGGCCATGACCATGCTATCTGTTTCCCGAACACATCCTGTATATGTTTATATATGTCTATTGGTTGCGTTGCCTCAAATGTATTAAACTTGACTGCTTGGGCGATCCAACAATTTCCACTAGATTGCGTGGCGTGACTTCCCAGCAAAGATAGAGGATGGTCTGACATTGTTATGATGTGTGCGTTTATCATTTAGAATCCGTGGGATGTCTTCAGGTTCTTGCTATTAAACTTCACGGGAGCAGGAGAAATATAATCCATACTCACGTTCATACTATTTATGAAGAAATCAGACTGGTCGATTCCGTGAGTTTCTAATGCATCCAATAACCTTCTAGCACCTTTCGGTGTGAGCGCATACGCAGCAGTTCCAGGTGCCATGTCGCTAAATTTAAAAACATTGTCTTTGTAATATTTTAGTGGGTACGATATCGGAAACTTTCCTGCGCCTACAGGAAATTCATATCCCAAGAATTGTCTCAGCGCGAGTGGACTTGGTGCTTTGAACACGTGGTCGCAGTTTAGCAGAAGATATTCCGAGAATTTGATTTTGGGTGGAGGAGACACGCATATAGAATCGTGTTCGAAGAAACACATTCTCTTCTTGCCTCCAGCGACTTCTTGCCAGAAGTTAATGTGGTTGGTGAAGCAACTCATCTTGGTGTCGAATATTGCTTTGTCCTGTTTCTTAAAACCATCCAGTCTACCATTGGGGACGGGAGGTTTGTTATAGTGTTCGCTTTGAGAAACTGTCTTCGGTGTTACACCTGCGTGGAGTTCAACGTCCCAACCGTGGGAAATAAAACTCTTCAGCGAGTCATTTGCTTGCTGAGTAGATTCTGCATGACCTTCGATGTATATGATACGACCTTTCACTTTCGCACCACCACAGTGGACTTCATAAAATACAAAGACTTATCGACGCCAACCTGTTGCGCCATAGACAGGAACTGAGAACTGCTTCTATCGTTTGGGTGATCTATGGCATGCTTCACCATGTCTGCGTTTCCAGATCTATGCTTCAATAGGACTTCTTCGAACCCAGCATTTTCAGTCAGACAGAGAAGTCCTTCTGGGGTAAACCTAAAGAAGTCTCCTGGCCAGTCATGAACCTGATACATGAAAGGGGATGACGCGATGAGCATGCCACCTTTATTGAGAACTCGGTACGCTTCCTCTACGCACAACCATGGTTTCTTGCAGTGTTCGAGAACCTGATTCATTATAACGCAATCGAAAGACTCGTCTTCGTACGGAAGATCATCTGCGCTGACTTCAGGGAATTGCGAGATAGTAACCTCATCAAACTTGGACAACCATTCTTTGGTCTGACCGCTGATCTCGAGGACGGAGTTGTTCGGGTATTGGTTGTTTTCGAGAAACGACCCAACAACCCGCATGTACTCGAGTCGAGTCGCTTTCATGCAATTCTCTCGATGACAGTACATCCACACTTTCCGAGAGGAAGATCAGCAACAACCTTCCATGTGTTGGGTTGCACCTTTTCGATAAACTGGGTCACAACCATGAACAGTTCCCTGCCCTTTTGGTTCACGTCATGGAATGCAATCCTTTTTGAAACACTGCTGGCGTGAAGCATGAGTTCGTTCATCAGATAAACTGGATCGTGTAGACTGTCGATGTGCAGAAAGTCGCAGGGAGTAACGGAAGCGGTGTCTGTTGAACTCATCTCAAGTAGCGTGACCGTCTTACCAGAAGACTCTGCATAATCGTCGACAAACTTCTGCACAGATTGCCGATACTTGTTGTATGAAATGTCAACACCGACAACTTCTTCTACGCCATCCAGCGCGAGGAACATGGCGAATGTACCGCCTTGCCATACGCCCAACTCTTTCACAACGGCACAACCAGTGGCATACTCTGCGAGCATTTTGTCACGATCGTTTTCATATACGTTGTGGGACATACAGTGTTGTAGTCTGACTTCGAAGCAATCTTCGAGGGTCTTGCACTTTGAATAATCTAATGGTGCTGCCATGGTAGTACCTATATTTGACTCATTAATGTATCGACGTCTTCACCGCGATCAGGCAGTTTGTTCTTGAGGAAGAAGTGTACGAAATATGCATTAACTATGCTTTTTTCAGTCACACCATTATATAGTGCGTTGAATTTCCACTCCATATCCTGCACCTGCAATGGGACTTTCTTCACCCACCAGTTGAGCAGGGTCTGGTCGGTCGACCATTTCCACGCACCGTCACCGTCTACAAATCGTTTGAACTCGACTCGGTTCAAGAACTCTCGAGCGTTCTGTCCTTTGAAGTGTTTGACGATTGACTTGTTCATAACAATCATGCCCATGTTATAGAACTTCGCGCCAAGGGTGTTCCATTGCCAATCAACGTCAGACAAATTGCTATACTGCATGCGCGAGTAGTTGTATATCTTCTGCGCGTACTCGGGTGTGATCGGCATTTCTCTTTCAGCACAAGCACCGAAGTCGTATGCATAACTATCAAAGTGCTCGAAGATGTTTGGCGCGTCTGGACGAATGTAGATGTCTGCGTCGATTATCGCAATGTCGTCGAATCGATAGAAGTAATCGAATGCGTTTTCTTTTTCAAAGATGGGGAGATACCCACCGTATTTCTTGTAGGATTCAGTAGACCTATTCGTGGCGAATATGTCGGGGCATATCCGAAGGATAGGTTGACGTTGTACGATGTGTTCGATGCCATACTTCTTGCAGTAGTTGGCAACAGAATCTATGCAGTGTTCGTAGAGTTTAGACTTTGGTCCAACCGCGACTTGATATATCATTTGCTTCATTTACTTCCCTCAAGATGTCCATACATTGACACCGTATCTCATAGTGAAATCTTTTGCATCGTGCTCATCGTTTACCATGGGCATCCCGCGTATGTTCAGAGAAGTATTTAGCAACATCGGAACACCTGTCCTTTTGTAGTAGCATTCGATGACTTGACGAAAGACGGACTGACAATCCTTCGGGACTAACTGTACCCTGCCTGTACCATCAACGTGGGTGACGGATTTATAGTCGTGCTTGGCAATTGCGCAGTATTGCATCCACTGATTCATCGGTCCAGAGAAATATTCTTCTGCGTGTTCCTCGAGTATAGCAGGAGCAAACGGACGAAACTCTTGTCTCCGTTTGATTCTATTCACAGTCCCTTGTACGTCATACCGCACATCTGCTATCAGGGATCGGTTGCCGTATGCGCGTGTGCTGAACTCTGCGCGACCGTTGGCGATACCACAGACTTTATTCTTCATCAGGTCATCAACAACTTTCTCTGGGTCAAGATCGCCTTCAATATTGTATCCCAGAAACGGACTCGTCCAGTTGAGTCGGTCAATGCCAGTGTCTTGCATCAACTTCCAACCTGCTGCTCCCAAAGAGGCACCGCCATCTCCAGGGTTCACGTCAACCCACACATCATCAAACAACTCTTGTACGCGAGTGTTCGCCACGATGTTTTGCGCAACGCCACCAGAGTAACACAGGTGTGTGCCGTACTTTCTCGCTTCACGCATTATATCAAGGATCATTTCCTCAACTGCGTACTGTAGTGATGCTGCTGCATCTGGTATACTTTTACATTCTCTAATCAGCATGCTGACAATGGCGCGGAGTGGTTGCAGTTTAAACGCATACATCCGCTGCCAGTCTATTTCTATTTTTTCTGTTGGATCTATGCCAACGGTGCATTCGAACATGTCATACACTTTCTCCCAATGAGTCGGTTCACCATAACTGGCGAGACCCATGACCACATACTCATCCTCATTTGCCTTGAGGTTCATTTCAGGAATTTCGGTAGTGAAGAATGCGTAGAGATATCCAATTGATTTCGGAAATGTCATTTGCCAGACAAGTTTGAGATCGGAGTTGTATATTGCAGCAGAACGATATTCTCCGACACCATCGATAACCACGGTGACGCAATCACTTCGCTTGAAGTGCTCGGGTCTGGTCATAAAGGCACCACAACCGTGGGACATATGGTGTTCGTTGGAAACTACGTTGGTTATGCTTCGGTGAAAATTCCAAGGCATGGTCTGACTGAGGACTTCGCCTGTCCACTTGTGGTGTTCCTTAACGAAACCTCTCCTGAATTCCTCACGTTTCTCCCAATCATCATTGAGTACCACCCAAATATTTGGATCTAGGTCAGCAATGATTTCGGTTCCACAGGTATCGATCCACTGTTGGGTGGGAATTAACCAGTCGTGTTTTTTCTTCGTGTAGCGTTCAGAAAGCGAGGCAAATTCTATATTGCCCTTATCATCTATGCATGTAACTCCTGCATCGTGTAGAGTAAATCCACCGACGCCCACATACTTCTTGCCCATTACTTATCACCATCTCCGCTTGATCGAGTGTACAGACCAAACCATGCTGCACCTGCTCCGACAACTGTACTTATAAGACCTGCTTGGGCGAGGTCTGGAGAGTCGAGTTCCATGAACCACATTGTAGAGAAGTATAACAGAACCATATACACGGAGATGAATGCTCGCGGAAATAGACGCCATGCGTCGATAGTCTTTGCTGCGTGTACCCATTTCTGCCATGGGTTGATCGCATGTTCCATTTTCAGTTCGCGGATCTGATCTTTGAGATCGGAGTTCTCATGTAAGATCGCCATGAACCTGTCGAGGTCAACTTCGACCTCGTTGCGATCAAAGTCGCCATGGAAATGCTGTTTCTTATCAGGCACCAAGGTACTCCATTCGAATCATCAGGCGTTCTGCTCTCTGACCAACCTGCTTGTACCAGCGAGAGTCCCTTCCCTCTTTCCCTGCTTCGTTCCAGTCTTGTCGAGCGATTGCTGCGTTCATCTTCCTGAACTTTGACAACCGTGTGCGTCCGAGGTTGAACATCATGTTGACAAGTATTGCCTTTAGTTCACCGCTGAACTCCCACCACTCTGAACCATACAGCGCAGCACATTCCATCTCTGCTTCACCGATGTCATGATCGAAACACTCATCAACCCTGTCTGCGTCGACGTCTGTTCCTGCTGGCCAGTTGTACTCTGGGTCTGTCTCAAGCACAAGGTGTCCGATACCAAACGTCTTGTGACCCAGCGAGTCGATGTATATCTCTTCAACTCTACCTTCGTCCCACTCAAGGTCTTGTCGGAGTTTTGTCATATTAATTGTTGGGCATGTCATTATTTCGATTCCTTTGCAAGCATCTCTTTCGTCATTATATAGTCACGAACGAAGTCCGACCGTATAATGTCCTGCCAACCAAACTCTACGATAGTGAAGTTCTTCATGACTTCGAGTATGCGTAGAAATTGATGTATACCGTTCTTGTCTCCCTGCTTGACAAAGTCAGACTGGTAGTAGTCACCTGCAAACATAATCCTTGAGTCTATACCAATCCTTGTTACGACTGAGTCGAGTTCATGGAATGTTAAGTTCTGCATTTCGTCAACGACTATGATAGCATTGTCGAATGTTGTACCACGGATAAAGGATGTAGAGTGAAACTCAATTATGCCTTGCTCGACCAATTGATTGTACGACCCACCCTGCCCGAACATATCGTTTGTTAGTGACATGTATGGAGTGATGAATGGTAGGAGTTTCTCTTCTGCTGTTCCAGGGAGGAAACCTACTTCTCTTGTTGGTACCACTGATCGTATAATGTGAATCTTCTCCCAAGGAGTAGACTTATCCATTACGTCTTGTAGAGCAAGGTACAATGCAGTGAACGTCTTACCTGTTCCTGCTGAACCACTCAGTACCAAATGGTCGCCTTCTTTCCATGCGTCCCTTGCCTTCTTTTGATTATCTGTTAGTGCTTCAAACGTACCAAGGTCTTCGATCTTTAACCTACGAGGAGAGTCGTGGCGATGTCTCTTTGTTGATTGCATTGTCAGACCTTTATTGTGTTGCCGCGACCAGAATACTTCTTGGTCTGTTTAAGAATATCCTTCCATCCATCAGAAGTTTGTTTGAGAGTACCACCAACATGTGTTACTAACATAGGGGATCTCTTGTGCAGTATTTCTACTTCACCTGTATCAATCTTTTCTTTTATAGAAGAATACGAACACAGAAGTTCCTTCTCTTCTCCAGTCTCTATAACTCGAACATCATACAATGGCATTAAAACAACTCCGATTAAATTTAAAGGTACACCTATAGTTAGTACAAACGTTATCTGTAGTATAAGTATTAGTGTGTTGAGAAAGAGTAGAATGTAGCAGGAGGCAGACGATGTTCTTTATTATAAGCATCTCGAGTGAGAAAGCAACACCTTTTGTAAATTATTTTAAAATAGATAAAAAGAGGTGACGTAACCCTGTCCGAAGACAGGGCACGAGATGCGATCACCTCCTAATTACTTATCCGATTAGATTGGAGTTCGAGTTCATTGATGTAGTCATCAAGGAATGCTCGTTTCTTTTCCACCTTATGGGCAAGTTCCTCCTTGCCCTTTCTCGTTAGTTTATGAACATAATTCGATAATTCTGCGCTATCCTTGCGCAAACGTTCAAGTTGGTTTGATGTTACCATAGGCGACTCCGATCTTAAGATAAGTGTTAAGGACGTGTCATAACAAATTAGGGATTGCCTCCTTCACTCTTTTTACTGTCAACCCTTTGCATGGAGTTTTCTTCGCGACCATGTCGACCAGAATTTCAGCATCTTTTGGGTGGACAGATTCTAGCATGCCAATAAAGATAGACTCTCTGCGCATAGCATTCATTTGATCTGCTTTGAGTCCCTTGACAAAATATGTTAATTTCATGTTCTGCTTGTGCCAACTGGAAGGTGCAGTCTCAGCAACCGATGGAGTAAATGGGGGTCTACTATCGGGGAGAAGAAACTGTATCTTTTCGTCGAACACACAACGAACGTAATCTGCGAATGAGGTGTATGTTGTAAGGTAGTATCTGATCAGTTCTACCTTCTTAGCAGGTTTGGTTTCACTGCTAATTGATTCAATTATTTCATACAGTTCAAATCTCTTTGACCTGCCTTGTTGTGTTTCGGTTATCATAAAAGTTTCCTCATAGTTTTATATAGGACTGGCGGCACGGTTTTCGGTGAATCATATACGTCATTATACCTATAGGTTTATCATTTCAAACTATGCTTTCTTATTGACAGAAAGATGCGTTCGATTGATTCTACAGTTGATGATGCCGTTGTAATAATCATCGTTGTGTAAGACCCCACGGTCGAACTGCTCCTTCGTTTCATAATAAGCACAGTCTCCTTTGGTTGCACATAAGCGAATAATCTCTCGCTTGAATGCATCTGCGCCATACTGCTCACGCAACTCTTGAACCTTGACTGAACTTCCGAAGTAGTCTTTCCAGTCTGATTCGACCCGAGTGTGCTTCCTGCGCTTACGGGTCTTGGTGATTGGCAGTGTCTTCTTTCTGTGGAAGAACTTCTTGCCGACATACTTCATGTCAGTGTTCAGTTCCGTTATGACATAGACGAAACCAACCCAGTGTTCAAGGGACTCGTACTCTGGCGCAAATTCCTCGCCTTCATAGATCCAGTTCATTGGGCAATAATTGGAGTGCCACACATCGGGCAATACTCGGGTTCAGTCCCGTCCATCGAATCAACAATCACTTCGGTGACGGATTCGCAGAGGTCGCACTCTATATTATAGTGGTCATCCATTATCATAACTCTTTTCGTTCATAGTATTATATAGGCAGTCACTTAACTGCCCCCCAGACGTTCTTCCAGTCTCCGCTTATCGCGCCACGAGCATAGTCTGTAGACCTGTTCTCGAAGAAGTTGGTATGTGTTGGTGCGTTGATCATTTCTTCAACCCAGAGCAGTGGATTCTTCTTAACTTTAAAGATCCCCTTCATACCCAAACTGATTAGTCGACGGTCAGCGATGTAGCGGATATACTTCTTCACTTCTTCTGATGTCAACCCTTCCATTGGACCCATTGCAAACGCAAGGTCGATAAACTTGTCTTCCAGTTCTACCATGCGCTCAGCAATTGCGTAGATCTTTCCTTTCAGGTCATCGTTCCATATCTCTAGGTTTTCTTCGATGTATGTGCGAAACAGTTTGATCATTGACTCAGCGTGCATAGTTTCGTCGACGATAGACCAAGTGACAATCTGTCCCATGCCTTTCATCTTACCATGACGCGGAAAGTTCAGCAACATGATGAACGAGGAGAACAACTGCATACCTTCAGTGAATGCGGAGAACGCTGCTATGTTAGTGGCCACTGTTTCTTTCGTGCCGTCATTGGCAGACAGATCCATGAAGTAGTCGTGCTTCTCGCGCATTGCCTCATACTCGAAGAATTCGTTGTACGTTGACTCGGGCATACCCAGAGTTTCGATTAGGTGCGAGTATGCAGCAACGTGCAGTGCTTCGCGTGCAGCGAAACCCATAAGCATCATGCGTACTTCAGGTTGTGGGAAGTGTGGCAGGTAGTTGTTGACATAACCACCAGCAACGTCGATGTCACCCTGCGTGAAGAAGCGAAATATGTTTGTCAGGAAACCCTTCTCTTCTGGAGTAACCTTACGCTGCCAGTCCTTGACATCTTCTGCCATAGCGACTTCTGTGTGCAACCAATGCGACTGCTCATGCTTCAACCAAGCATCATATGCCCATGGGTAATTGAATGGTTTGAAATATTCTCTTTCGTCTGTCAACTTTAACTTCATTCTCTTTCTTCCTTGCTTTTATCTGAAAACCATGCGACTAATACTAATCGCTCTCCTTCGTATACTTTTGAAACTCCGTGTTTCAGGTCTGGACCATAAATCAAACTCTCGCCTACGGTCACTGGTAGAACATCTGGGGTTATCTCCCGTCCATAGGGTGGGTGTGTTTCTTCGCCTCCGTTTCTGACGCAGTACTCGTTTGATGGTCTTGCTCTTTGGTCGTATCTTTCCATGACAAGAGAGTGGCCACCAACAAGATCGACATCGTCGAGGAGGGTGACTATGGTAAGGTCTGTGTTGTTATCATGGTGCATTCTCGTAAACGATCCTTTTACATATCGCAGAAAGTATACACCAATACAATGTTTGTGTTTAGAATATTTCATCAAAGTGTCTAAGAAACCAAACTCGAACTCATCACTAACCTTGAGATCTGCCCTTTCCATATCAAAAAGGTTATACATCTGAAACAATTTAAAGAAATCGAGACTTGCTGCCAAGTCCCTTGCATCATTCAGTTCTTCCTCAGAAAGAACATTGTCCATTATATATCCTGACATACCTATCCCTCGCAGGCGCGACACTCGCTGTCATCAATAACAGCAGCGAGGTCGATCTCTTTGATCACGTCACGTTCGATACGCGCACTTACTTTGTCTGCCTTGCCGAGTTTCTCAGAACGACAGTAGTACATGGTCTTCACTCCGCGCTTCCACGCAAGGAAGTGTACCGTGTGAATGTATATGATGTTTGCATCTGGACGGAAGAACACATTGAGCGATTGTGCTTGATCGACGTGTGCTTGTCGGTCTGCTGCATGGTCGATAATCCAACGCTGATCTATTTCCATAGCAGTTTTGAACACATCCTTCTCCTCTGGTTGCAACCAACGCAGATGTTGAACCGAACCATCGTTGGCGATAATGCTTGACCAAATTTCATCAGCATCCAGTTTGGTCGCCCCGAGTTCGATCTTGCGATCAATCAACTCAACAAGGTGCTTATTCTTATTTAGAAATGCTCCTGAGAGGGTGTCCTGCCTGTATGCATTGGCGCGATATGGTTCAATGCTAGGCGAGGTGTTGCCCATGATGATGCTGCTGGATGCGTTTGGTGCGATCGCCATTGTGTGACTAAATCGTTGCCCTGTGCCTTCAGCGTCAGGTGCTTCACCACGTTCCGTGCCCAACTGAATGCTCGCCTCTGTCACTTTAGTCTTGATGTGAGAGAAGATGCGGTTGTTCAGTACCTTCGCCATAGCGCACTCGAATGGCATCGACTTCTTCTGGAGGTATGCGTGGAAACCCAGCGCACCGATACCGATTGACCGTTCGCGCATAGCAGAGAACCTTGCTCGCTTCACTGTATCTGGCGCGTTGTCGATGAAGAACTGTAGCACGTTGTCAAGCATCTCTGCCATGTCACGCAGGAACATCGTGTTCTTGCTCCATGAGTCGTAGTGCTCAAGGTTGACAGATGACAAGCAACATACAGCAGTCCGTTCTTCGTTTGTTGGCAGGATGATCTCCGAACACAGGTTAGACTGGTGAATCTTCAGACCCAAGTCTTTCTGGAACTGAGGCATTGCTCGATTGCTTGTGTCGATATAGTGGATGTACGGTTCACCCGTTTCCATACGCAGTTCAAGTATCTTCTGCCATAGTTCTTTTGCTGAGACTGTTTCGCGAATCTCTCCGCTTGATGGGTCGGTCAGGTTCCAACCGTCATCTGCATCTTCGTCTTGCATACAGCGTTCGATAATCTCCATGAACCTATCGGAGATATTGATGCCGTGGTGCAGATTCAAGCATCGACGATTGGGGTCACCTGTCGGTTTACGCATCTCGAGGAACTCTATTACATCTGGATGACTGATGTCAAGATAAGCAGCGTATGACCCTCGTCTTGTTTTACCTTGCCTGTACGCGAGCGAGGAGGCGTCGTATGTCTTGAGGTGTGGAATGACGCCAGTTGACTTGTCGTCTGAAGAACGGATACCAAACCCAATACCAACACCACCACCAAACATAGACAACCAGTTTGTCTCGGATAGATTGTCGACTAATCCTTCAGCAGTATCTTCGATGTAGTTTAGGAAGCAAGAGATTGGCATCCCTTTGTTGGTGCGTCCGTATGCGAGGATTGGAGTTGAGTACGACAACCAGTGCTTTGAGGCATACTCGTAGAGTCTTTGCGCGTGTTCAGGATTGGAAGAGAAGGTCTTTGAAACAAAAGCGAATCTTTGTTGCGGAGAAGATTCATCTTCTCGCATATACGATTCTTTTAGTCTTGCCAGACCGAGAGGGTCAAAAAGTTCGTCACGTGTTATATCAATCTCGATACCGAGATAAGTTTCTTTAGGCACTGGGCATATTCCTTATATAATTCTCTGGGGGTAGAGTTATATAGGCGTATGCTCAGTGGTAAAATATAGTACCCTAAAAATATTTTAGGGTAGTATTAACTGACGTTATGACCACTTATAATCAGACGCTTTGTAGGTCTTGCTGAACTTGGCAAAGTCTTTCTTGATGTATCCTTTGTCTTGTTCTTTGCCTACGAGGTGACGTCCGCGCTTGGAGTCAAGGTAGTCTCTGACGTGAGTATCTTGTCCACCAGTATGCTTCTTGACATCAGCGTGGGTCTTCGCATATCCTGCTTTGGTCTTCGTTTCGTTACCGCCATGCTTGACGTTATGAGAAGTGTTGTAGTATCCACCACCTTCGTTTCCGCTCTTGACAGCAAGACCTTCTTGCATAGTCTTCTTGACGATCTTACCCACTGCCTTGTTGTTACCCTTGGCGCGTTTCGGGTCTTTAGATGCCTTGTTGTTGTAGCGAGTCAGAAGATCTGTGCTCAACTCATCAACCTGCTCGACAGATTCTTTGCGCACTCGATCATACAAGTCGCCATTCCACTTCCAGTCTTTCTTATTGAAAGACTTTTTCTTCTTTTCCTTTTGATATTCTGCACTAGACAATTTATTAGTCTTACCAGCATTAGCACGTCCAGATTCTTCAACCTGCTCGACAGATTCTTTATGACTCAGGCGTGGTTTCTTTCGGGTATCTTTACGACCCTTCATGAAGTCTGCTTTGGACTTAACCTGCTTGACAGAAGAGTCGCGACTTGTGCTCTGGCCATCGGTAGGATTGATCGTTGATTCTTTCTGTGCGCGTTTGAGTTGTATCTGTTGTGAACGATCAGCACCGTCCATACGGTTGCTGTGCTTATCCATTGCCTTGGTGAATCGTGCTGCTTGCTTTTGAGTTGCTACACCACTTGCGCTCTTACGAACAGTGGCGATAGTTTTGTCCATTGTCTTACGCAGGTTCCTTCCACTTGTGGCATTCTTCCTGTCATAACGCTTCAGGAGTTTATTGCTCAACTCATCAACCTGCTCGACAGATTCGTTTTTCTTTGCGTAACGTGCTTTTTTGACAAGCGCAAACCCTTTAGTTCTATGGCGCAACTTATCGAGTTTAGTCAGACCACCTTTCTTATTGATATTATTTGCTGCCCTTGACATACCAAATTCACGGTTCATAGATTTGTGAGAAAGAGTATCAGACCTAGAGTTTTGATCCTTATTCGCTTTCTTCAAATATGATATGCTGGTCGCTTTAGAGAGTTCATCAACTTGCTCGACAGATTCTTTGACTGGTTTGCGATTGAGGATATGTCTGCTGAATGAATCTTTGGAAATATTCTTATGAGCGGCATCTGCTGCTTTAGGATCTCTGCCATGCTTGACGACGATAGTTTCTTTCTTACCGTTCTTCTGTATACCAGTGCTGTGGGTAGAATACTCGTACTCTTGCTTCGCTGGTTTTGCTTTCGCTAATGCTGCTTTCTTCGCTTTCTTTTTTGCATTCGCTGCTATTTTGAGATAGTTGGAAGGGATCTTTGCTTCATCGACTTCAACTTCTTCTTTCTGTTGAATCCTTTTCTTGCCCATGATCTCGATGTAACGTCGAGTGACGGGAGCACGCTTCTTCTTTGAACCCATGTCAACGGTGTCTTGTGGAATACCAGCATCACCTGCTGTCATTGTTTCTGAGAAGTCACTAAACTTTTTCATTACTCTATCCTAGTATTAAACTTATGCATCTATTTAGTCCAGCAGAGATCTGTGTCTCTACTTTCTTTCCAAGTAGAACACTGATTGTTGCGGAGTGGATTTTACTATTATCTTGAATTTCTTTCCGAAGAATTTCTTCGACATGCGGAGATAGAGTTTCTCTCTACTCGCCAGTGTCTTTGGGTTTGATCCTTTCGGTTTCTCTGCACCGAACGAAACATATTTTGGATTTTCTTTCTTTATGAAGTCATCGCATATCTTCATAACAGTAGAGAATATCTTCAGAGCATCTCCACCGCCAGTAACATCATATGATGCTTTTCCGAGGGTAGTGTATTCCTTGCCGAATTTCGTCAAGACCTGCTTCGACCTTCGACTAAATCCGAGATCCCACATATAATAATCATCATCGTCTGCGTTTTCAGAACCGACTATATCGACATCGAGTCGACTTCTTTCTGTCTTTCCGTCTTTGCCTGTGAATTCAGAATCGAACCCGTATGAGTATTCGTCTTCGGCAACCTTCCTGCCAGTGAACTTATATGAGGAATCAAACGCTTCGTTGAATTGTGAGAATGTTTTCATTATACCTTTCCGTATGAAAACATTATGGGCATCTGCTTGATGCCGACTGCCTTTGCAATTCCAAGTCTATGATTGCCTTCCCCCAGAAGAACTTCAACGTCACCGTTCTTTCTTCGGTCGATGGAAACATAACCGTGTTCTTTGATTCCGTTCTTCTTGATGTCAGCAGTCAGTTTCTTCATCTCTGCTTCGGTGTTCTTACCAGTGTATCCACCAATCATCTTGCGGTCGTATTCTCTTATCTTCCACAACTCGCTTACGTCAATCATCGGTGTAAAGTTATCAGCAACCTTTAGGTTACCATTCGCAAATATCTTGATGATGTTCTCAAGTGTTACCTTACCACCACATGCTTTTTTCAGTTCGCCTTGTGAACGGACATACTCAGAAAACCCTTCTTGTTTCTGCCCACTGTACTTCCGTGGTCTGTATTGTTTGTACGGACTCTTTGGTTTGGCATACTTTGCGAGGACAGCATCCGACTTCTTCATCACCTTATTGATTTCTGCCTGAGAGACAGGTTCAAAGTCTGCGAGTAAGTCGTCGAGGAAACCCTCTTCGATAAACTGGGAAAATGATTTCATCGTCTCAGTTCTTCACTGGCGACGTAGATCTTTTGGTTAGTGCGAATATGCACTGCTTCGAATATGTCCAACCCGAGAATGTTGTCGAGTGGATATGCATTATCAAGCACACGGACTTTATCACCTGCCTTGCAGACTTCTTCGCACGTGCTCGCGAGGACTTTGGGTTCAGCGAGTGTATACATGCCACTGGAGAGCATCCCGTCCTTGGCGCAAAACCAAGAGGTGTGTTCTACCAAGTCCAGTGTCGAGTCTAGGTCACACGCCTCTACAATTCTCTCCACCCCTGCTTCCCCAAGGTCAAGGTGTTCTTTTATGAGGTAGAGTGCGGACGCATAGGAGGCGAGTTTGGATTTGCCTCCAGGGACTTTGGCGAGTAATTTCTTGAGGTTGAAGACCAGACGGTGGAATAAGTTGTATGCACTTTTCTCGTCATTGCCTTCGGGCGAGCGGAGTTTCTTTCCGTCTTTGTCTATAAGACCCATCTTGAATGCATTGCTATCTTCGAAACTGGTTGTCAGCAAACGCAAGAAGCGCAGCGTGTAGACCAAATCAGCAGTTTTAGAAAGTATACCCATTAAATTGTTTCCAGTCTGGCGACCACTACAGGGTCTCCTATAATTCCTTCAAGATCGCCTTCTTTCAATGCAACAAGGTGTTCAAGAAATGGTTTTATCACACTGAGATTGTCTGGACCCAACTTGAACAGCAGCATAAGTATTGCTGGTTCATTACCAAACACATTCAATAATATGATAACATGATTCAGTATCAATCGTTCACAGAGTTCACCGCCTCTGGTGTATCTGTTTATCAATCTCTTGATGTACTTAAAACGATTAAGTTCTTCGTAAAAATCTTCCGCATCTATCGCGCGAGGACTATAATAATTATTCGCAGCGTAGATGAGGAAGATTTCATCGTTTAGTTCTTTGACGATCATGCAGATTCCTCTATAGTATAGAGTTATCTATAACTTCTATTCGGAACGCAGTTCCAAGTCAGCAATCATGTTCACCTTAGTCATCCTTCGATCAAGTTCGATATCCAGAGTTCGACCATAGTGTTCAATCTGCGACTTATTCATACGCATCAGAGTAGCAGCACTCTTTCGATCATCCTTGACCACTTCAACTTTATCAGAATGGTGCTCTGCTTCCACTTTATCCATCTCGTCTTCGATATCAACCAGACTCATAGTCTGATGGTGGATGATACCTAGATCTTCGCTGTCACTCTTCATGAACTTGACAACAAAGGTGATGACGATACATGCTATTGCTCCGAGAGCAAGAACCTGTGGTGATAATAAATCCATAATAATTTCCTTAGTTTACGTTTAATCGTGATGAGTTTTTTGACCAAGATTATCTTTTGTGTACCCTGTTGCCTTCATGTGCGCCTTATATGCTTTGTGGGAGTCACTACCCTTTCCACCAAGATGCTTCTTGACAAAATCACCGTGAAACCCCTTCTTGCTACCCGACACCATGCCATTATCGTGGTTATTAGCATCTGCTGAGTGTTGCTTTACAGCGGATGCAGCGGATGCACCGTGAACCTTTTTAATTCGGTTCAGAGTCGCCTTTGCCGCATGTCCTGCGCGTTCTGGGTCGGGGTGACCCATATCTGGATCTGAGTTACCATGGTGCTCAAAATGCTTTGCTGCAAGATGCCCCAAATCACTATTACTAGACTCCAGAATTTGACGAAGTTCTTCGATCTCCGTCTTCAGTGCATCAACTTCTTCAGTTACTTTTTTTTTAACAGGATTGACAACTGCCTTGTCGCCATTCTTGAGTTGATCAGAATTACCACGTGCTGGAGATGCTTTAGTAGCACGACCTGCTTTGGATACATCCTTGTGTCCCTGCTCTTCTTTGTCTTCGATGTCTTTCTCAGACTTCTTGTGCATAGCAATGAAGTCTTTTGACTTGTTAGACTCTTTATCAGCAATGCCTTCAGGGTTAGTTGCGCCCTTGGTGTGCTCGTCTGATTTCTCATCAAGACCTTGAAGGATAACAGCGAGGTCTTGCAACCATGCAGACTCTTCAACAGATTCTTTTCGAGTCGCTGGAACCTTTGCATACTTGCCTTTGATCTTGTCACCTGCCCAACCAGATCCAGTAACACGCTTGTCGAATTTTGCGTGAGAAGAGGCAGGTGGTTTCTTACCGCCATGATCAAACTTTGACATATGGTCTGTTGTTTGAGCGTCTGCTTTTTTCTTATATCGGGTCAACAGTTTCTTTGATAGTTCGTCCAGTTGCTCTTCGCACAGTCCATCGACAATATCTTCAACAGATTCTTTTCGAGTCGCTGGAACCTTTGCATACTTGCCTTTGATCTTGTCACCTGCCCAACCAGATCCAGTAACACGCTTGTCGAATTTTGCGTGGGATCCTGCTGGTGGTTTCTTACCGCCATGGTCGTACTTTGACATATGATCTGTTGTTTGAGCGTCTGCTTTTTTCTTGTATCGGGTCAACAGTTTCTTCGATAGTTCGTCCAGTTGCTCTTCGTCCAGACTCCCGACAAAATCTTCAACAGATTCTTTCTTGACGCTTGGCAGGTCAGAGGCATCAGGGTTAGACTTGTCGCCTTTGCGCACTGGTGCTTTCTTGTTATGAGCAGCAGGTGCTTCTTCAACAACGTCTGCTTTGTTCTTCTTATTGCGGAGGTCAGCAAGGTCGTCGCCTTCGATGTCACCATCGTTATCGACGTCGAGTGCTTTCTGCTTGTCAGAAAGTTTCTTCTCTTGTACTTCCTGGAACGCAGTCCAGATTGCTTCGATTTCTTTAATGTCCATCTTGATACCTATTGTATTATTCGTTTGAGTCGGTTCTATTTATACTATCTTCATAGTACACTATTATACTTTGTTGCTGCTCGATGTATCTTCTTATTTCTGCCATGTTTAGTGACAAATTCTCATAGTCAGGAACCGAGATAGCGATATAGACGTTGTCACCAGTTTCTTTCCTAAACTCCACCTTGAACTGTTCTTCGTTCTGAGGAGTAACAACGCGCCACTCTATGTCTTGCATTACGACAGCACGTGGACGACCCTTTGGTTCTATAACCTGATCGACATATTCAATTTTAGTTATTGTCTTTCCAGCACATCCGCTAATTAGCAGTAATAGACTCAAGGTTATCAAATACCTTACGTGTACCATTGTTTATAATCCTTTCTATCATTTCAGGTTTCCGTGTAGCAAGATTAGTCAGTTGATGATCCCTGAATATCTGCAACACCTCTTCGCGTTTCTCTTCAGCACTAAGCATGTTGGCAGAAAGTTCAACGTTCAACTCTGCCTGTGCTCTTGCTTGCTCGAGCAACTGCCCAACAGCAGCAGCGTTAGCAATTGCTGTTTCTTCAAGCACAGCGTTCTCTGCTATAAGGTTGTCTATCTTCTTGACCTGCCACCACACAATACCAGAAACACCACCAACTATAGTGGTGATGACAACTGCTATGATTGCATACTTCTGTACTGCACCAAACATTTTACTTCATTCCTCTCAGTGCTTTGGTCATCAACACGACGAACTTACGCTTGTCGACAGGTTTCTGTATAGCATCATGCTTCTTCAGAAGAGCATCGATCTTACCTTTGCTCAACGCCACAGTACGAGTTGGCGAGACGAGAACATCGCCAGTTTTGTCGCCATGGTTCATAGAGTCTTGCGCGATACGGAGTTGCATGATGATGTTACGATCAGAAGCATCAGCAGAACCTTTGTGGGTTTTGCCCTTGGCAGTCTTTGTAGTAGTCTTCGCCTTTGGTGCTGCTTTCTTCGCTTTCTTCTCTGCTGCAACTGCTGCTTGTGCCTTTGCTTTCAGAGCGCGGAACTCTGGACCACGTGGTATGTTCTTTGGACCACCAACCATATCTTGCATCTTCTTGACTACAACATCAGACAGTGCTTCGTTGACTTTGCCCCAGTTACCTGAGATTGAATCTGTCATAGTATCTTCTCCAAGTGATTTCTTTTTCTTCCTCAGCGCGACCAGTTTTTCGAGGTAGTGCTTACGCTGCCAGTGCTGGTCTGCTTGTGTTGGGTTCATTGGTCGTCTTTTGTGATCTGCCTGACCCTGTTTGATTTCTTGGGTAGTGTCTTTGATTTCACGGTTGACCTCTTTCATAGACCACTTTGGGTTTATATTGAGGACTAACTTTCTGCCTTCTTCAACTTGCCTGAAAGATTCGTTTTTCTGTTCTTTCTTTGCGTCATCGTATGCGCGTCTTGCTACCTGTTTGATTATCTTGCCTATGGCATGTGTAGTTTGACGTTGCGTTGAAGACATATCGTCCCCGTACACTATTTTGCCCTGCTCCTTCGCCTTTTTTTCTCCCTTGTTAAAACGAGGGTTTTGGCCAAGATTCCTCTTCTCTCCACTGGCCATTGTTCTTATATAACCTTTCTGTAGAGTTCCGAGTTTCGCTGCCACCTTTGCATCAACTGTCTTGAAAACATACTTATCAAGTTTGTCTCGACCACCTTGTTTAAATGCAGCAACGCCATCTTTCCTGACGAAGACGACAGACCTGACGATCTTATCAAACTCGGGGTCTGCTTCCATTGCCATACGAATTTGATCTTCTAGTGCTTTGTCTTTCGCTTTTCTCTTATTTTTCTTGGTTGGTATTGCGGCACCGACAGCAACAATAAAATCACGAATATCGTTCAACACGCCTTCATCAACTTGCTCGACAGATTCCATTCGACCTTGTACCTTATTCGTTGTATAACTACCAACCTTGGTAGTCTTATTTGCGTTGTCAGCATACTTCTTTGCTGCTGATGCTGATTTGAAATTCTTTGAAGACGAATCTGCTTTGCCTTTCTCGTCGCGGAACTGGACGGAGAAATATGCTTCTTCAACTTGCTCAACAGATTCTTTGACACCCTTATACTTCTTTATTCCTTTTGCTACTTCCTTCTTCGCAGCGGTTTTACTAGAAATCCTCTCGATTTGTTGTATTGCACTTTGGTAAAAATTACTATCATATCTACTGAGAGTTTTTGGGAGTCCTCCAGATTTCTTGAGGTAGTGGTTTATGGTGTCTTTTGCATCATCAAGTAGTTCTGGTTCTTTCTCTTTTCGCGCTTGCGAACGATCCGCATCGTTCTGTTTACGGATACGCATAACGGACGACCTTGTTGGTCCCCAAGTATTGAGACCGTGCACGCCACCGCCACGCGTGGACTCATCAACTTGCTGGACTGCTTCCCTGATGCTGACGTTTGGTGCAGGGTGTACGCTCGCAGACGGGTGGATCTCGATGAACTTTTCTCTGCCCGTCTCCATGTCCATTATCCTGCCTACAAAATCTTCGTCATTGTTATCTCTACCCAGTTCAACATAGACAAAATACTTCTTTCCAACCAGTTCGACGGAAAGTCTTACGATCTTCTTCTTCTTTGACTTCGCCAGTTTGAATATGTTAGTCACGACTCGTTTTACTTTTGCTGGTAAGTCGTCTTTGGACAGATAATTAGAAGATGCTTCGAGAACCTGCTGGTATGACTCAGTAGATGCGACCTTCGCTGTACCAGTCTGCTTCTTGAGTCCTAACTTGATTCCTTTCTCTCGCTTGGCGCGGAGTTTAGAATCGCCTCTGGTCTTTGCATCGTCAGACTGATGCATAGACTTCGACAAGTAGTTGTGGACTTTGTCGTTTGACAACTCATCCAACTTGCTTGATTCTTTAGGGACACAATTCGGTACGGTCTTACCACCTTTCTTCTTGGTGCCTACCTGCTTGTGCGAGTCCCAACATGCTTCTGTTTGGACATCTTGGTGTGCGGGAACCATCTTGACACCAGTAGTGCCATCTGGTTTCTTGAATTTTACTGGTTTCTTTGCAGAAGAATTTGGGTCACCTGCGTCTTCAGATACCCGATCATTCTCGCGCTCTTGCTTCTTGGCGAGTCGAACCTTTTGATTCGCGTGTCGCAGTTTCATTCTTGCTGAGTCCTTTTCTGATTTGGCGTTTTCGACAGATTCCTTTTGCAGTTCCGAACTTTGCATTCTATGCGATACGAGCGAGGAATTATCTGCGAGACTAACACCATGAATGCCTTTCTTAGCAAGACCAGTCGCAGTACGATTGACTTTAACTTTCTTTCCATGTAACTCATGACCTTTCTTGTTCACTACACGAGTTGATCCCATCGGGTGTGGGTTCTTTGCTTCATCAACTTGCTCGACAGATTCGTTCTTGCTGTGTGTCCAACCTCTTGCCTTCAATACAAGGTGGGTCGCTTTGCTATCTGCGCGCTTCGTCTCGCCTGTGTCTGGATGGAACATATCATGGGGTACAAACTCGTCAGCAGACTCATACCTGTTCGAGTGCTTGCTGTAACCACGCTTGTCGTCTTTCTTACGGTCGCGTTGGACAGTTGCCTTGTTGAAAGTTCTCATGTGTTTCGCAACTGGGTTGCCTTTGTTTGACGGTGGTGTGCTTTTATCTTTCATGGGTTGCCTTTGTAATTTAGTGTAACTTCTTTACCCTGATATGTTGCTTCGGTGAACTCTTTAAACGACTTCATGCCCGTCTCATTTGGCGTCAACTTCTTTGCTCGACGAACAGAGGCATCCGTGCCCCACTCATGCTTACATGGATCATACTGATCTGATTTCTTGTCCGTCTTTTTTCGCATTTATCTTAACTTCTTCAACTCAAGTTCGTGGTGCTTGACTTTCTTCTTATCGAAGAACCGTGTACCCTTCAAGGCATGCAGTTTCATAAGAGCATCTTGATGAAACTTCTTATCTTCTTTGCCCTCATTAAACTCTCTGAACCTTATCATACTACACCTTTATTGTTGTGGTTGTATTTATATATACTAATCATCAACATACTGTTCTGGGAATTGTGCTCGATGAGCGAGATTCATGAGTTCCTCAGTAGTAAATTGTTGTACGGGTGTGTCATCGGGATAGGAAACGACGGTCATATCATTCAAACCGAACGCTGCGCTTCCTATTATTACCCATCCAAAACCTGCTGGTCTAGTTATCATGCTGTGCCTCCGTCGGCAATAATCCAACCATAAGTGTCCACCAGCGTCTGTCGCGCTGCTGCTGCTGCGCCACCAGCAGTATATGTACTGCCACCAAACTTTACGTTATCTACATCAAACGGTGCTTGCGCTGCCCATGCAATTAACAAGGCATCGTATGTTGCGGTCGACATTTTTGCGGGTGCATCAAGAAAGCGATTGTCGAGAGAATTAGAACTATTTAAAGATGATATATCCCATGTCTCTATTCCAGAAAGGTCGACAATATTGTCGAGATCTCTAAACATACTATTCATAGACTCTGCACTCGATGTATCAAGATTCGACACATCTACAGTAGTTAATGCTGACGGTGCGAGCGAGGATCTAAAGAATGCGTTAAAATTTGTGATGCCACTTGTGTCAAATCCAGAACCAGAAAAGTCGACATTGACTAACAGAGGGCAGTCGCGTAAAAATTCTTGCATTTTGTTTCCAACCATATTCATCGTAGTTGAACCTACGGTGAAGTCTGTTAGGTTACTGCAACCCTTGAATCCTCTTTTCAGGTTTCTCCAGTTTACATTACCCAACTGAAGAACCTTCTTGATTTTATCTTTGCTTACGGCATTGCCACCAAATCCGAGTCCTGGAAAACTTCCTGTAATGCGAACAGTATACTCGCCAGCAGTAGCATAAGTGTGTGTAAGACCAGAATCATTGAATGCGGTTACTGTTGTGTTGGCAGTACCGTCACCCCAATCAATGACTGCATTGACTGTTCCTATATTTCCTCCTATACTGGACATATCACATGGCCATGTAATACTTTCTCCGTCTGCTGTAGTTTCCCATAAAGTTTTGAATGATAGGTCGGGGTCGACCTCATCATATAATGCGCCTTGAGCATCCCAGAAATTCTTGCTGAGTTCGCCCATGTCTTCGCTCGTAGAACCCTTCCTTCGAACTCGGGTGTACGTTGAGAATATGCCGTTGACACGAATGCCGCCAGATTGTTTTAACCACAAAGGGCGCATTCTACTCTTTGGTCCTGGATCTACAGGTGAGTCGTTATACTCCCAATGGGGATTATTTGGGATGTCTCTCCACGCCATTTACGGTCTATCCTTGTATTGTGAATGTAATCTTTCAACTATTTATACAATTCACAATTTAGGATAGACACAAGGGGGAGTTTAGATTATGAACCAGTTTGTACCATTGCTTACGATAGTCACAGACTCCCATTGGGCAGAAAGAACTTTAGTTGCATTACCATCAATCGTCTCTGCTGCATTAGCATCGAGCGTGACTGTGTTGGCAGCAGCAGTTTTCTTAACTATAAACGTCTTGCCTTGATTAGCAACTGCTGTTGGGAGAACAATTGTAATCGAATTACTTGTTGTGTCCACGATAAAGATGCCATCGTCGTTTGTCGCAGTGGCATTAGTGATTAAGTTTGTGACAGTATAGAGGGCAAAAATCTGTTCGAAGTTTGAATTCATTTTCATCCCAGCAGACCGAAGAGTGTCACCGTTTCCGTCGTTTCCAGTTTGACCAAGGTTCAGTAATTGTACGAGCATGGGTATATTCCTAATTGATTATTTGATTCGTGATGCGAATGGGGTTATTCTTTTCTTCATCGCTTTCTGAAGACCAGCATTCTTTGATGCGTTTACTGTGGCATATCGTTTCTTGCCGCCACGGACAGGGTTTGGTATAAACTCTGCGCCAGTTGGTGCAGGGATAAACTCTGCGCTTGACGGTATGTCGCTTCCTTCCTCGACTTTCTCAACTGCGTCCAACCATTTACGCTTAAACGTCTCTTCGCCCAGTTGGACTATTATATAGTTGCTACCGAGGTGTGTTATAATACCGACTTCGTCAGACTCCCTGACAACCACTTGGTCGCCCAGTTCAAACAGTTCGCCTTTGACAAACTTCTCTCGAGTCTCTGATACTGGTTCCAGTTCAACGTGCCGACTGAATACTGTATTCTCTTTGAGTCCCATACCTGAGCGCACATCCATATAGAGTTTCTTGGCGTCCTTGTTATTCATGCCACCCAGACCCTGCGAGAAATCAGCAAAGTTGTTGTCAGCAGCATGCTTACGCATCTTAGATGCCGACATACCATCAACTCCATCTGAATCTGGATCACGTTCACCAGCAGAGACGATATTGATTGACTGGAAGTTATAGAAACCGTGGTTGCCCTTCACACCATTGTACTTGTCGAGCAAGGTCTTGAACTCACGGACTCGGTCAGAACCAACAACCATAGTGACGGTCTTGAACCCTTGGTCGTAGAGATACGATGCTGCGTCAAATGGAGTGCGGACTTTCTTGTTCACGATAATCCTTCGCGCGTGTCTCGGGAACATCTTACGAACGTGCTTGACTTTATCGGTGTATGATAGTGGGTTCTTCTTGGCGTCTTGCGACTGAGACAAGAATACGAAATATGGGTTCTTACCAGATGCCTTGCCGAGTTTGTCGAGAAGTTTCTCGTGCCCGACAGTCGGTGGGTTCATACGACCGAATGTGAAGTATGCTGCCTTGCCGTCTTCAATAAGGTAGTCTTTGAATGATATAGGCATCTTACTTGTCGTCCTTACCTTTGTTTGCTTTGCGTTCTCTGTCCTGCTTGCGTATCGCTGGAATCATTTTCTTGGCCAGACGCGCAATGACTGCTGACTTCTTTGCCAGACGCTTTTCAATATCAGTCCGTCGAGAGAAAGACAATTCATCTTTGCCCGCACCCTTGGTCAACTTCTTCATCATTACAATTCTTGCTTGCCTGTTAGCGCGTTTCTTGACAGTGTCCATGTTAGGCGTTCTGCGCGCAGCACGTTCGCGACCAATCTTCATACGATTCTTCATCTTCTTCATGCGAAGAGATGCTTTGATTCTCTGTGAATGCGTGAGTGCCTCATCAGTCTGTTCGACCTCTTGACTCTCCATAAACTCTATTAACGACTTCGGCATTCTACTTCCTGTTAGTATTCTCCCAACCCTTGAGGATATCAGGAGAGAAATTGTTGTACGAGAATTCCATACGGTTGACCAGTTTGACAGCACCACCACCCAGTTTGTCTATAACGACAAAACCTTCTTGGTCAGTTACTCTATAACCTTTCTTGGTCCGTACAAAAGCATCGATTCCCGCTAACTTGCTCATTCTATTTATAAGGATCAATTTCGCTAATACTATTTTCTTTTGCAATTCGAACATTTGTATTAGTGCAGCAGTGTTACCTTTCGAGAAGAACTTCAACAGCAGGTTCAACTTCTGCTGTTGTGCCTTCTTGCCTTTCTCTGACTTACGCTTGCTGATCTCTTTGGTGTATTTAGTAGTCAACCAAGATTGTAGTTTGAGGACGTGAATCTTGCTATCAGGCAGAACTGTACCTGCTCGGACAAACGTGTTGTTGTATTGCTCGATCAATTGGGGCAACTCGGGGTGCGCTTCCAACTCACGGAGCACACCACCTGAAATCTTGCGGAATATCTTTCCTGCGTCCTTGAGGTATGCGTCCACCTTCTTGGTGTTCTCAGCAGTCATGGTCGCTGTTCCGCTGAAATCGCGCAGCATGGCATCCTGTGACCAAATCTTCTTGGTCTTCTTCAGACGCTTCACGTCCACGCCATAAGACGCTGACATATTCTCGAATGAGTCGCCTTTGTATGTGGTGTGCCACACGATACCGATCTGCGCATCACGCACTGCCTTCGCTGCTGCGTCCTTATATGGGATTGCGTACACGAGTGTGTTCGGGTGGAATGTGGTGTATTTCTCACCGTCTATCCGAGTCGCCTCAACATCCGAGGCACTGAACAGGAAGTCGCCTTGTATGACACCTTTGATGCCAAGTAGTGGTAGCAACTCAAGAGCAGCATTCATCTTCTGGTTGAGGTCACCCGAGGTGTCTGCATCAACGTCTGCTTTGGTCTTATATACTTTGGGGTTCTTGTTGAAGATACCCTTCTTGGCGACAAAGAATTTGCCATCCGATGGATCTGTTCCAGCGAATATTGCTGGTGCGCCATCCCACTTCACTGAGACGTCACCTTTGTGTTTCCCGTGAAGCATGTTGCGCAATGAGACCAGACCAGCGATTGCTTGTCGAGTCCCGTCAACTCCACCATAGAGGACTTTGTCCTCGATGTGGGTCATGTGAGTATTCTTGTCACCTGCCATCTACATACGCTCTATGATTGCAGCGATCTCATCGACCACCTTGGTGTCACGGATTGTTGCTTCTGTTTTCTCACGATACTTGACTGCGTTCCATCGCGCCAGTGCCGCTTCATTGTGGGCACGTGACTCGTATCCTACATCCAGATCGACTCCGAGTGCTTCTGCTTCTTCTAAACTCATTTTCATTTCAATTCTCCATTATCATCAAATTCCATCGTACCTTCAACCAGTCTGCGACATACCTCTTGCGAGACTGCTGTGGTTCGCCTAGACACGGATGCTTTAGTGTCGTGCATCCACCGCATATTCCGCGTTCGCATTTCTGCTTCATATGCGTTATCACGCATAGTGGCCAGTTCTTGGTTGCTAATTTCTTTCAGGTTCAACATATTCATTTCTCCTCAATTCAGACTATATTATCTCGCAAATTGAGTACAAAAGCAAGTTCCGATAAACCTAATAGAATCAATGACTTACGGTAGGAGGCGAGAGACGCCCTCTCGCGCCCTCGAGAGGACTCCTTCGAGTCCCTTCCCCAGCGTATCCGTGACCCTCGAAACGCTCTCTCGCGTCCTCCTCGCGCCTCCCGAGAGGAGAAATGAGGAGAAATAGGGAAACTTGAATGGAATCAACAGGTTATGTTTATGCTCAGAATACTTTGACAAAATAACTGGACTGGTCAACGTCCGACTGTGCATAGCGAAATAACTTGGTGGCGACATCGTCTCTCTTTGTAGCACTGCCTGCCTGTACACGATCAATGAATAGCATACATATCAATTTACTATTTTTGAATTTGTAATCCTTTGCAGCAAGTTCGGCATAGAAGTCTTCTTCTTTCAGAATCTTCTTTGATAATTTTGATTTGGAGTTGTGTTTTTTATATAAGTCCCACAGCAACTCTTGGTATGCACCATTCTTTTCATTAGACTTTATCCATGACACAAGTCCCGACTCAGTATCATAACCATTGTAGATGCCTTTACTACTTCCAAACACTTCACGACAATAGAAGTCAATATTACCACCGCCAATCTTTCCACCAGCAGCATCACCACCTTTGACTTCCCCTTGCCAAGAAGTCTCACCACTAAATGTACGAAACTGCACATCACCAACATTGGTGTGTATGTAGATATCTTGAGAGTTGAAGAACTCGCCCGTCTGCCCGAAAGTGAATCCCTCGTACTTGTAAGACTTCTGTCCAGCACGCGACTTCGGAGTGCCATATTCTTTGACCATTGCCTTTGAATTTTTTCCAACCTTCTTTAGAGAGATACCCAGCAGCGAAACTTTGGTGCCAGATCCCAAATTCCAAACTTTAGCATTGAGTTCGCCCCAACTGCTTGTGCATCCATCAAGAGGTTTGCTTGTGGGTGGTTCTGTTGATGCCCATATGTCTCCAGGATTCCACTTGTCGTTTGAGAAACTTCCAGGTGCCTGCTGGTCTTCAGATTTTTTATCTATCTTATGTGTTGTCTTTTTTGCCTCATAGAGATTCTTCATGAAGGTAGAGTCACGATGAAAGTATACTGGTGATGTCATCTTCTTGCCGAATTTTTTAAACAGTTCGTTTGCCGACTTCAGATAAACATCAGTCTCTATCCAATCTGATGGACCATTCTTTTGACAATCTTTAAGGGATGCGGATGCTTTAACATACTGTTCACCCTTCTTTAAGTTGGCATCGGACACACAATCGACTTGCTTTTTTGCGACGTTGAAGACATATGAGCAATAGTAACATTGAAGAGACTCCGTATATTGGGTGTCTTCTGCACCACCACCAGAACCTGCACCACCACCAAAATCTTTATCTTTGAAAACTTTATTGTATGAAACAGTAGTGATGACTGATTTTTTCTTGCCAACATAATAGGATAGGGTCTTTGCTTTCTTGTCATATCTAACACCATTGACAACCTTTCCAGACTTATTCTTACCTATAATAAATGGTCGTTTATCATCTATCTTTCTCTGAAAAATATCAGGTCTCTTGGTTCCAGCATACGGACCACCAGATGCGATTTTTGTCATATCTCCTGATTTCAATTCTGCCATGTTATACTCCTCATAATACCCGTCGATTGAGCAGAATGCTCCTCGTCATAGGAAATCTTATCTATAACCTCACTTCTTGCGTCTTGCGATCACGATCAATCCAAACAATGCAGAACCAAACATCCATACTGCTGCGGGAATAGGAACTGCGCTGACATAAGAATAATCCACTTGGACATATGGTGAGTCACCGAATGCCATACAGTCGCTCCCCGATGAACACCCAGTGAATAAACTATCTGATTCAACACAGTTGCTATAGTTCCACCACCCACACTGAGCGTCTACACCATCTGAAAAGTCAATGAACACAGTGCTGTTCTCCATAAAGAGCGATGTTTGTAGTGCGTCAAGGGCAAAATCTATCTTGTACCTGTATGCATTAGTATTGTTAAACCCTTTCATTTGAATGTCGTATGCACCCATAGGTGTTATACGATTGAAGTCAATGCTGTCGCCACCACCGATATTGATGGAGGCGAATTCTGTTTCTGTGTGGTCGAAGTCGCCTTGAAGGGTGAGCGTAAAATTGCTGGTGCTGCCAACTTTATGATCACCAGTGTTGAAGTCGAAATTGAAATGTTGTCCGTCAACCGTTTGATTTTGCGATTGAGACAGAGTCGTTTGTGTTGGATCATCAAACATGGTCGGTGTAGTGATACACAGAGTTGACCCGAAAGTGTTTCCCGAAATGGCAAGCAATATGCCTAATATTAGTATTTTATCGTACATCATCATTCCCCTTTGGTTGATTCACATCTATTTATACAATACCCATGCGCTGCTCCCAAACATATGTCAACCATGCGTCATATATGGGTTGCTCTACTGATGCTGCTTCGACTTCCCATGGTGCTTCTGATTCGTTTTGTGGGTCATACCTGAACAACCTGCCATGCCAGTTGCACTCATCGTCCTCTCCACCCAAGGACAATTCTCTTCGTAGAAACTGCCTTGCGTGGACGAGTTCGTGCGCCACGGTCTTCATCTTATCAATCTTGCTGACCTTGCGGTCTGACATCTTCGAGGCAATATGAATTTCTGCTTCCTTGCCATCACCCCAACACAATCCATAACTATCATTCTCGAGGGTTTGATAATATGACAAGTGGATCTCACCACGGAGTTTGTCAATTCCTAACCGTTGGGCAGCAAAGAAAGTAAACCTCTCCAAATAGAGAGGTGTTCGGTTGCAGAAGTCAATGTTCATTGTTGACCAGATCTCAACCAGTCTTGCATGCTCTGACCCAGTTTCCACGCCTGATAGTCTATGGCATTGCCGAGTTGATTCTCTACCGTGGTCGCAGCATCGTTGCCTGCACGTGAGACCAATCTCTCTATCATGTTTGGTGCCGCTGGACCTTGCTTCAATCTCCAGCATCGGGGAACGTACAACGTGTCACCCTGCATGATGGGTTCACAATAGGACGACTCAACCTCGACCACCTTCGTGTCCGCTGGGATGGTGATGGTGCGTGTCTGCTCTGCGTCTGCATCACTACTAACAAACATTGCCAGCAGTAGTGCACCACAAACAGCAACGGGTATGTATCTTGTTGGACTCATATTACAATCCTCCTAATTTTAGGTATTTAAGGTGAGTGGGTAGTGCAAAGGCACCACTCCACGTGCGTTGTGCAGCGCGACGCTGCTTGATTTTTCTGCGCAGGATATTCCTACGCAGGTTGGCGAAACTTCTGTTATTACTTATAACAGTGCGCTCGAATTTTGTGTTGAGAACTGGTGAGTTCCCAGCGTACTGGCATGAAGCGTCCAGCAGACGCCAGTCCCACTGAGCGGGATTGCGTGCTTCACTACGGTCTTGCAACTGTTCGATTGTAATGCTCATATCTACTTCCTTCTGGTTTCACTCAATTCAGACTATATTATCGCGCAATCGAGGTACAAGGACAAGTTCGTAGAACCTGAATAGAATCAACAACCTACACAGTTTTCTTCTTCTTGTGTGCTTGGTATGCTGCCTGATTCTGTTTCGCAGTCGTGTATTCTAGGTTGCTTGGGTGGTGGTTGTGCTGGTCGTGATCTTTGTGATTCACCTGAAACGAGAATCTCATTTGTTTTTTGACCGAGACAGGCGTCCGCTTCCATTCTTTCTCAGTTACACCATCTGGTACGGGCATCGATTTTCGGTTGTATGTGTCACAAACTGCGATATGCAACAAGACTGTGCGACTTTTCCTCATTGTGCCACCTATCCTCGAGTGGGGGTTGATTATAGTTTGCATCAAACCGAGGGTCGGATAAGAGTGATTCGGACCATCTTTGGGACGATAGTTGGGTTTCAACATCCTCCCCGTCTTCTTGTTGTAGACATTACCTTCCTCGCACATAACATAATCGGGGAAGGACTCGTTGTTGTATAGGACTGTTTTGTATGTCATAATTAGATCCCTGCCCAGCATAAACTCAGTTCCTCGTCATCAACGTGACCCCGAGCAAAGTTCAGTGCTGGAGCATGCCAAGACGCTGCCTTGAGGATGTCACCGACCTTGAATCCTTTGGTCTCTTTCCTCACGATGAACCCAACCACTGACTGGCGAATTCCCTCGCTCCGAATGACCTTGATGTAGTTTCGACCATCTTTGAAGATAATAGTGTACCTGTCGTGGCAGTCTTCATCTGCCTTGCTCTCCGACTGTTCAGACGTCAGCGCATAGTCGCTCACCTCTACCAGCAGCGAGTCACGCATCTTCTCTGACGTCTGCTCAGTCCACCGCGCATAGTCACTTTCTAGTATTTCTTTGACTCTTGCCTTGCCTGCTTCTATATCACACATATCTACTTCCTTCTCGTTTCACTCAACTCAGACTATATTATCGCATAATCAGGGTACAAAGACAAAGTCTCAAATACCCTGTGGAATCAACAACTTAGTGAAAGTTGCCCTCTAGACAGTGTCGCATCTCGTGACCGAGACTATTCATATAAGTGTTAGAGTGTGAGTCACGATAAACGTGGATTTCACAAACAGTACCCTTCATAGAGAATAAGGCATACCCGTCGATTGTCTCACCTTTGGGATACTGATTTCTTGGAGTCTGTCGTGCGTTATAGGACTCAAGCAATTCTTGGCGGTCATCGTATTTAATCACGGTGATCTGCATTTCCTGCTCTGATTTATCAAAGTCCTGCTTTGCTTGTGCACCAGCAGACGCTGCTATCGTGCTCAAAAGTAAAATCGCTGCTATAATTTTCATCTTTATTTTCCTTTGGTTTCTCTCTCAACTTGCAACCATTATAGCGCGACCAAGAGACAAAGACAAAGTCTGAAAAAGTGAATAGAATCAATAACTTACGGAAAGTGGTGTTTACAGGAGTGCGGGCATCAGTTTCAAGAGACCAGATTCCTGCTTTGTGAGACCACTGATTCCTGTCTCGATGACCACAGCACTGGAAGATACCTGTAATCTTAGAAATGCGTCGAACCCTTCTGACTGAGTATATAATGAAGTGCCTGTTACTCGAGGAAACAGGTTTCCGAGGAGAACAATTTCCCCGTTGGCATCAGGCATCTTTATTCGCCAACCAAGATCGTTGCGACAGAAGAAGTATGAAGCAATGGACTGACCTGGACCGATGTTATCGCCCCCAGTGGTGTCGAAGGCAGCAGGATACTTGGCATTGTCGCCATCTCTTACCCACGTCTTCCACGCACTATACAGGTCTTCTCTTGCGTTAAAAGTACCAACGCTCGGAAATTGTATTGTCAGTTCTGTACCATTAAATATTGCTGAAGGCACGGTTATCCCTTATGGGTTTGTGTAGTTACGATCAAACCGCTGCTGTATTGGCAGACTTACGTTTGATGTGGTATCAACATTCGATAGTTTTAAGTATTTATAATCGATGCTAACCAGTACAATATCAACAGAAGATATACCAAGCAGGTCAAAAGATTCTGAAGTTGTAGAATTTTCAACCGCACCAACCTCAACACCAGTGGAACTATCATAGACCCTGACTTCTGTGTTGACCTGTAGAGTGTTGAGTGTTAACACAACTGGGTTTAAAATATTGATTATGCCATCCTCGGTTGCAAAGCATTTGTCAATGACTAAGTTTGTGCCATTTGAGTTTGTCCAGTTTAAAGTGCCTGTTCCGCGCCATTCAAGATGTAAACTACTCAAAGGATTGAATGTTAGATTATCTCCAGATAAGTTTAATGTGCCAGATGCATTTGCGATACGGATGGTAAGAGAGTCATTGGCAAATGTAGAATTTGCCAGAGTATCTAACTGCGCTTGCATATTTTCTTCTGTACCGTTTGTTATAACGTGTGTCGGTGACGCACCTCTGTTAAACACTTCTTCCATTTTATCATCGGACAAAAACTTCGTCCATGATGCCCAATATGCAAAGTATGTATCCTCTTGATAAGCAAATGCTACGTCAGTGCCACCCACCTCTAAGTTACCTTGTGCTGCCCCGAACACAATATCTCCAGAGTGACCATCAAGGTCGGTTGCTGCCATTGGGTTTCCTTGTGATGCGGTTTGACGGACACCATCAATATAAAGCATAAAATTTCGGTCGGTCGATGTGTTGTAGTCAAACTTAAATGCAATATGGTAAGACCTATTGGGTTCTAAGGAAAAATCACTAAACGCTTGTATATTATCATCGCCAGTATCTGCCAACTGAGCAATGAGGACATTACCCACCCCCACAAAAAAAGCAAGGTTGTTTATCGAACCACCTTCCTCATAAGCACAAGACAATTGTTTCTGTATTCCACCCAATCGAATCCAACCACCCATTGTCCTTGTCGTTTCTGCTTGGTTATTCATAAAGTCAGAGTTTGGGACTTCTCTTTTTCCATTTTGATTGCGCCAAGAAAGTGTAGTTCCATCCACTAGAGGAACGGAAGCAAACCCATTTACTCCTGTTGGGGTTACTGTCATATTATTAGTACTGATAGAATCGTCATAGTCACCATCTAATTTCCAAAGGTGATCTGGTTCACTCTGTTCGATAACGAAAGCATAAGATGCTAGTCCAACGCTTATCGGTAACAGATTACTAGATCTACCAAAACTTGTGACCCACAGGTACGCTTGTCCTTGTATAAGGGATATAAGATCAGTACCATCAAACGTAATCTGTGTGTCAGACCAACTGGTGACAGTCTGTGTAACACTAGATGAACGATCTGAAGAGTTTGATATATAAACACCTCCACTACCTTGATTAGGACCAAACCTCGCCCCTTGAATAGTAAGACCAGTTTGTGTAAGCGAAATGGTTTCGTCATTTATACTATTGACTGATGGTGGAAATGAATATGATCCATAAAGACTCGTTAATGATAAGACTGAAAACTGAGATTGATCTGCGTTGAGTGCCCCAGCAACTGCTGATGGGTTTGTTAATATTTGCATTGAATTATTTTGTTCGATTGGAACAATGTCTCCGACCGTCACCGCACAAACTCCAGACCCTGCTGCTCTATGATAGACACCAGCACATGCAGTAGTCGATGCAACGTTGTTCGACCTCACTTTTATCAGTGGATATGCCCTTTGTGGACTATCTGGGGCATCTTGGTGGAAGGTGGAAAAAACCAGACAGAAATCAGTTTCACCCAAAAGAGTTATATCACTACTATTATTGGTCGCAGAAAACCTAGAAGAATCTATATAATCGACAGTGTCAAATGTAAAATTGCCACTTTTATTATAGTCACCAGAAGTCGCCCCCAACATTGCAACATCTCCTGCGCTGGGTATTTTCCAAAAATGTATAGTCGCGTTATCTGCAGGTATGACGAAAGTGGCAGTCCACGGGATTGCACATTTTAATTCTATTGAAGAGTTCGCAGGAAGGTCTACTATCCCTTGCCATGTCAAAGCGGCACTCTGCGTTCCATCAGCACCACGAACATAAGAATAACTTTGTGATGCAGCAATCTCGGTTCCATTATTTGTAAGTCTGCCCACAACGTCTTCGCGACCCGTTCCTGTTTGCGAACACTGAAGAGAATAGGTTATATAATATCTTCCTGCGTCTGCTATTGTAATAGCATTTCCCACTCTAGAAAACGCAGCATCTTCTAGAAGGTTTGAGTTAAAAGCAATCGTACTTTCTGTTAGATTCAAGTTTTGTGATGCGGTTGCTTTGTATAAACCCAAGTTATCCAAATCATCTATCTGTAAAACGATAACAGAACCAAAACCCGAAACACGGTTGCAAGGACTTACGGTACTGTCATCACTTCTATAAAACCTTGTCGTGAATGTTGCTGTGCTAGCAACATCGATGAGCATTGAACTGCCCATATAAACTTCTTGTTGTCCAGTTGTCTTTCGGATGTAGTCTTGACAGAATCCACCATTTCCTTGTGCGCCAGTTACAATCAACTCTCCCTGTATTTCAAACCTGTCATTATTGGTTATGTCATTGGTCAAGAATGACTCAGAATATAAGACCAAGTATTTTCCTGATGAGAGGGTAAAGACTCCACTGTTGTAAGTTGCAGCAGAACCTTGAATGACAGATTCATTGTCCCACTCAAGATCAACAGGTACTCCCCCATTTGGAAGTACGGTAGTATTATCTGAGAAGTTACTTCTAATGTAGATGTCACCGATTGCCATTATGGATTCTCGTAATTTCTGTCAAATATCTGGGTAACAGGCAGGTCCACATCACCAGATGTCATATCAATGGAGTCGACCCGTATATACTCATAACCAATATTATGTAACACAACGTCGACACTCGAAGACTGAATGGAAAGAGAAAAACTTGTACCTGAATCTTCCACGCCTCCCAATTCTGCCATTGTTCCTGCATCATAAACCCTCACTTCTGTGTTGGGCACGAGAGGGGATATTGTCAAAACTGCTGGGTTCACGATTGTGACTGTGCCGCCATTGGGGGTAGAAAAAATAGAAGCATTGGAACCATTTGTATTAACATATGTTAGCGTCCCAGTACCCATCCACTGTAAGTGTACTGATGCAAGTGGGTCGTGGGTTATATTATCTGCCACGAGAGAAAGGTCGCCACCATTATCTCGTACACGAATATTCAATGGTTCGTCTGGTCTGACTGTACCTGATAACGCATCTAAATCTTCTTGATCTGCAACAGTGACTCTTGGCAACACTCCTTTTTCGAAGAGTTCTGTTCGGATAACACTTTCGCTCAAAGTTACATCAGAGAATGAAACCCAGTAATTATGTCTAAGACCCTCAGTGGCATTCAAAACAGTGTTCGCACCACCCACCTGCGTAGTGGAACCATCAGGTGTTTGACCGAAAAATCCTGCACTTCTTGCAGATAGTGAAGCGATTGATGGAGTCCCACTTGCTGGATTAGATACTGACTGTCGCACACCATCGATATACAACGCAAAAATATTTTCAAATGCACTACCACTAAAGACTGCGCATAAATGATATATCCTTTCTGGTTTTAACGCCCTGTCAGAATATGCCTGATATGTTACATCGTTTTCATGGATATCGAGCATGAGTTTATTTCCTGCCCACATGGTGAGATTAAATTGATTCCCTGTCAATCCTTCCCGATAGATATTTTTAGGTGGAAGTTGGATAGCACCAACGCGCAACCAACCACAAATGATCTTTCTAGACATCGCTCCATCGATATTGTCTTCTTGTAGAAGGGCAATACTATCATCCACACTATTCATAAAAGCAGATTCAGTAACACCCTCACAGATTTCTGAGTTTGCAGAGATAGAAGTTCCTATCCCTAAATTAGTGCCAACTTCATCGGTGAATGTCGCCCCAGACATTCTCCATATATGCTGGGGCGACAATGCAACAATATCATCAAGATATGCCATTAAGGATTATTCTACACCAGCATTACTATAGTTTCTTTCCAGCGTAGATACAAGCGATATGTTCTGACCAACAGAACGACCAATAGTACCTGTAGCAAGTACATACTGCGCAGTTCCTTCGCCAATCGCAACTACCGTAACATCAGCGTCGGTTCCTGAGGAACGACCGCCTTGGACGTTTCCGTCGTAGTCAAAGTCAAATCCAATAGAAGAATTCCCAGAAACGTCTCCGCTTATAGGATTGCCGCTGTTATCATTAACCAGAAGGGCACTAGCAGAACCAAAGGTGCTTGTGAAGAACACGCGATAGATCGCAGCAGGATCATCCGACAAGTTGCTGTTAAAGTTCAAAGAACCAGCAGCAACGAATGGGAACTGGATTTCATTACCAGATTCATCGGTGAAGATGATTCTGTTGGTATCGTTTGCTTGGAAGTTATCAATGTAAACACCCTGGGATGTTTTAAGTGTATCACCAACAAAACCCAAGAGGGCATCTGCCAGTTCGCCAACTTCACTACCATCACCGTCATCAATATCACCAGACAGACGTAGTTGTCTCTGAATGAATGCATATATCTGTTCTGCTGTACCACTGTTGCCATCGATGACAACATCAAATTCGTAGTTGACTCCACCGATATCTCTTTCAGCAGAACCATAAACGATGGACATGCCAGTGTAAGGTAGAGCAGAATCAATAGCAGAATCCGCAACAGTGATCTTTAAATCCGCTGCTTCAGATAGTGGGAATCGATATGCAATGTAACTAATGTTCGTCAGACCAATGGAGGTCGACGTTGAAATACCGTACAACTTGCCCTGAATACGAATATACAGTGTCAATACCTGTGAGCGGTTATCAAAAGCACCGTTGCTTCCATCACCAAAGGTTTGAATACCCTGATTGATTACTCCAGGAAAATCGAAAGAAGTTTTTGCAGACTGGTTGGCAAAAGCATAATAGGCAGTGTCGGAAGGATCAATGGCACCCAGAGATACAATACCAACATACTCTCGCAATACAGCATTGCTCGCGTCCAGTTCTCTCCAACCACAAGAACGCAACAAGTTGCGCGTGGTGTCGTTAGCAGGTTTCCATCCTTTACGGAATTCGAACTGCTCGGGGGTCAATGATTCCATTGGGAATTCATATGGGATTAAAGATGCATCTGTTTTCCATTCTTCTTTGAAGAAAGAATATAATGCCTGTCCTGTTATACCATCATCACTCAGGTTTCCCGTAACATTCAATGTGAATGTCAAAGAAGAAGAGTCAATTGTTATTTCAACTCCCTGTGAAATGTCATCTGGATCTACTATTAGTGCCATCGCTTTATGCCTCTGTTATTATTTCTAAGTGTAAATTACGTTGATTAAATTTCCATCGTTATTATATATAAAAGTCTTAGTCTCTATCACGCCATACCTGTTACTATATTGTTGATATAATTGTCCATCATCATTATATGTAAAAGTTTTGAAACTCACACCATCATAATCTATCCGTATCAAGACGCCATCGTCGTCGTATGTGTTCACTGGATTTATTGGGTCTGCTTGAAGATGATGATCGAACACATATATCCCACCATCTGAACCCAGTGTCGCAGAATTATCCGCATCACTAGAAACATACATCTCACCAGAACCAGAACCACCACCACCACTATTTGGCGAATAGTTGCTACCACCACCACCAAGACTCGACAACCTGCGCAGTCTTACATCCACCATCTTGATGAATTCTTTATAGTGGTCTCGCATCTCGGGGAACGTATTGAAATCATGGTTCTCAATATTGTAGTTCATTGTCTTCTCATTGAGATCTGACAATTCCTTCAATGCTGCGGTGTACTCAGACATATTGTCTTTGGGCATGTCTGCCTCAGTTTCATCGTCAACATCGTCGACGACATCTGGTGTTTCTTCAATCTCCTCTAATTTACCGATCGCTTCATCGAGATACGCTTGGATCTCTTCATTCTTCTTGATGAATGCTTCATTCTGACTTGCGCTGATTACATCCCTGAAGATAACAGGGTTGTCGGTGGGAATCGGTTCATCTACAATCTCTCCCAATTCCTTTGTCATGTCGGAGATCATGCTGAAGATATGATCTTTGTAATCGCCAGACATGGCGACCTCGGCAATAGTCTTCTCCTTTTCTATTATGACAGGAAGACCATCATCCAACAACTCCTCAGCAGCACCTTCCAAGAGATCTGCAATCAAACCACCGCAATTGATATCAATGTCGACTAATGGTTTCTTCTGGACTATCTCCGCTTTCTTCTGGATAGGTTTTATTTCTTCAACTATCACAGGTTGTGTTTCTTCAAATGCACTTTCCATATTCCCGAGCATCTCTGAGAGATCGAGTTCGATGCTATTGATCAAGGGTTTTTTGTCTTTGTCCAACATATACAGGTCCATCTGTTAATCGTTTCATCATCTTTTATGAGACTTTGAACACATATTTATATACATCATAAGAGTATAAAATTACACTTTCACAGCATATTTTCATCTAAATACTAATGTGAGTTGATGTATCAACTTTATAATTCCTTTGTATATGCAACACAGGCACAAAGGAGGTTATTCATGAACGACGAAAGAATATCTGAAGTCGAAACGAAACTGTACACTCACGAGGGGAGAATCAATCATGCAGAAGCAGATGTCAGGCACATTGTTGGGAACATTGATAGAATCGAAGAGCATATGCTCAGAGGTGCTACAAAATCAATCAACTACATGCCAATCATCAGTGGTGTTGTTGGTCTCTTGGGGGTCATGGGTACAGCAGTCTTCGGTATCATGAACTATGTCGATCTCCAACTTGTACATGTGCAGGATAAGAAGAGAGGGATGGAAGTCAGGGTTATGCAAAACTCTGAGCACATCAAAGATCTGACTGAAGTTGTATTGGATAGGTTGGGACGCTTGGAAGAGCGTCAGTCGACAATTGAGGGAGATGTTACCGAGCATGATCAAGATCAAAACGGTCATATCGATTAACACAATCTTCAATACGTGCAGAGCACCCTTCGGGGTGCTTTTTTTATTCCAAGTTTATTTTTCGATGCTGATAGTCGACATTGTCAAGGTTGACCACATCGGAGTTGAATGCATCAACCATGAGGTTCATGTTCACTTCGAGTTCGTCAATTGAATCGCCAAATGCAGTAGCAGGGTCTACACTATACAAGGTGATGTCTCCGTCCTCGTTATAATAAACCTCACGGATCTCATATCCTCTATCCGCGCTTGTGGGTCTGAATGTTACTCTATAGTTCCAAGACATTCTCTGCGCTCCCGTGCTTTTCCTCATATGCATCCCTTAACTCTACAAAACCACCAATCCATTCGTCACGGTGCTCAACGAACACCTGCGAGTCTCCTTCTGAAGATGTGATAACAGTGACCAACTTCGTGATGGGTTGACCTGTCATCTCTTCAAACATAACAGCGTATGCTGACTCCTGCTTAAAGTAGTTATATATCTGCGAGCGCGTCTTGCGCTTGTTGGATGTCTTCCAGTCAATGACTGCCAACTCACCGTCGAACTCAGCGATCATGTCAACCGTTCCTGCTGTACGCAGATGGTCAGAGTACATTCGACCTTCGTTGACACGGATGTTGTCGATAGACTTATCCGCAACGTCGCGCAGTCTCTTGTACATGTCATAGGCGTGAGGCATAACACCTTCGGGCAGTTTCATACCCAAGGAGGATTCCTCGACAACGATGCCATCGTTGGAGCAATAGTCCTCGATCAGTTTGTGTACAGAGGTGCCACGTGTAGACGCAGCGGTGGAGACACGCTGTGCCTCTTCTGCTCCGACTCGTCGACGCCATGCGTGGAGTCCTGCCTGCAACTTCTTACAGGAGGATGTGATGGTTGTCACCGAGGGATACGGACACGCAATGGCACCATCTTCACGGACATAACAACGTGTTCCACCAACGTTGACTTGCTTGACCTTGGGGAGACCCACGAGGTCGAGTTTGAACTGCTTGTTTAATTTACTCATGCTATATATTATACTCAACTAGATTAGTTCGTCAACTGCACCTTCGCCAACATAGATACTCTTCATGTTGTCGGTTTGACAGATAATGGTCTTCACTTTCTTGTACACTGGTTTGTTTGCCTTCTTCCACTCTTTTGCAAGCACACCACCCTGACCAAAGTCAGCAACAGCAAGAGCATATCGCCCATTGGCAGTCTTCAGCATGTGCAGTTGAACTGGGTCGCCTCCCTGCTCGAATGTCCAGATGAATAACATCTGATCAAGTGGGTCGAACCCTGCCATTGCATCTTGTTCGAGGAAATTAGATATGTCCTCGACGCACTGCAACGTGCATGGGTGTAAGTCTTCAACTCGTTCTTTCATTGGTGTGCTCCTGTTGTTTGATCTATTTAGTTCTGCGACATGCAGTATCTTCTGGATACGGTTTGACATATATCGCCCTGACGCTACATTTGCTCAGCAGATCCAACCCACAACCCTGATGCCCTCTGAATTGTTCGGAGTAAAACACTCGAGCAATACCGCTGGCAGCAATCAGTCTGGCACACTTGATGCAGGGAGAGTGAGTCACGAACATCCAAGTTCCTTCACTGGACGAACCACTCCTCGACATCTTACAGATGGCATTCTCCTCAGCGTGCAGGACTTCCTCCTTGGTCTTCGTCTCACCGTCCACTTTGCGTTCGCAGACGTTTGACAGACCAGCAGGCATCCCATTGTACCCGACAGAAACGATTGCTCCTGTGCTCGGGTCGACAATGATCGCTCCAACCTTCAACCGTTTGGCGGTGGAGCATTGCGCAAAGTTCCGCGCTGTATCCATGTACGCTCGGCACACTTCCTTCTTCATCTTCATCGTCGCATCCTTGCTATTTCTATTATTTCTTGATTATTTAAGACTGGAACCGCATTGCTCTTGTGCATGCAACTGATACCTTTGATCAGTGTACCTGTGTACGCATGTTTCTCTGGAGCACTACACACCCCACGCTGATCTGAATCAGCGGACTTGTACTGTGACGTGTCACCTCTCAGTGGACGCACAGGAGCATCAGGCATGGGTTTGAATTCTTGAGTCGGGTGCTTCTGGAATCGCTCGCCTCCGAGCATCTTCTTCTTCTTGACCTTCCGACCGTTGAAGTCGTGGGATGTCGAATAATATTTCATCAACCAATCCCCAGCGCGATTGACAGAAGTAGAATGCCCCAACCGATGAGAGGAGCGAGAATTATCAATCCCCCAATTAGAAATATTGCACCCACTAAACATTTCATAAACAACCTTCTCTCTCAATTAACGAACAACCATTATCATTCTCCACTGCTTCAAACTGCAAGAAGTCTAGATCAAAGAAGAATGATGTATACTTGCCCACTGTGTCAGGCACTGCTTCCACGAACGTGTATACAGCAGTCCCGTTGTATGACCAAAACACCCACGTGTCAGTTGGTCCATTATCAACCAGATGACCTTCGGTCTCAATCTCGTCAGAGAATCCACCGAACACTCGCACCAACTGCTTCTTAATCATGACTGCTCCAATGCTTTTTTGACTTGCGCATAGTCGGGGAAATAGTCGCGCTGTTCGATATTTGTTGTCTCGAGTTCTACTATTAACATCAATCGCTCAGACCCGAAATTGAAGACTGTATGTTCCACCCTAGTATTGAGTAGATACAGGGTGTCCTGATCATACTTCAATTGGTATGATTCGTTGCTGCTCGAAACCCACGCACAGAAACTTTCTGTTGAGTGTAGGTTGCATTCAGACAACATCAGGTTTATTCCACACCCTCTGTTGGTATCTTTGTGCTTTGGGTAATATGTGTTGGGTTGCATCTTCGCGACCCCAATTGTCAGTATCGGGAAATCTGCGTCGATGTTTCTCAGTGTTTGAGATATATTCAGACAAGTTTCTATGTCAATATGCAGTGCTTCCCACCAGTAGTATTTGAACCACTGCTCAGGAGTTGAGTGCTTGATAGCACGAAGTGCCATCTTCCGCAGGGCAGCGTTTGGTGCCCTGTTAGCAACCCAATCTTGTAGGTCACTGTTGACCTGCACAAAGCAATCTGATTCAATCATTAGTCAATCCATGGTCCAAGAGAGACCAGTCGACGATAGACGGGAAACCCATTGACTGCGATAGACCTCGGACAAACCTTTGCCCACTCGTCTGCTTCCTGCCAATCCTTTCCAGTCGCATAGACAAGGGTCTGCCATTGAGCATCTAGTGCGGTATGGCATTGAGCATCTCCAACTCGCTCTTGCATCAGATATATCACCTCATCTTTCATATGGTGCCTCCATATTCTGCTTTGTTCTTTGCATTGTCCGTGTGCATCAGTAGTCCACGTGCTTCCTCAACGCTATCGTACTGCTGATAGAATTCAGTCTGCTTCTTTTCTTCCATGACCACCCAGTGGTCATCCGAACTTGAGAACACGTTGACATCATCGTTGTCTGTATCGACATCCACAAACTGGATCGATGTGGTGGTCTTCGTGATCTTGTATCGCGTTATTCCTGCCATGCTACGCTCCTGTGTATTCAGCGACGAGTCGCCAGTTGTTGTATTCTGAATCGCTCCAGATGTTGACTAGATTGTCATCTGCGTTGAGTTCTTCTTGGAACTCGTCGAATGTAACATCACGCAAACAGCGTGGTTTTCTCGAGGTGTGGCGATATGCCATCAGTCGAATACCTTTGGTATCAAACATCCTGTTCCATATAGACTGACCACCACGGGACTGGACTGACCCAGAAATAATATTAATGCCTGTTGCTCGCATCACTGCGCGGTACAATTTCGGTGCCAGTCCATATCCGTTGTACAATCCACCAATCTCAACCATGGTGACTGAGTAGAACTGTCTACGCTCATAGTCGCCATACTCTTCTTCGAGGGTCAATGACAGAACCATATCGCCTTTGTTGCCGCTGTCGTCTCGGATATATCCCGACACAAACATCTCACGACCAATGTGACATGCAAACAATTCAATCTTACCCACTTTGGCGATTCGGGAAATGCCTTCATCCCGATCGATTCTGCTCATATTTGTTTTGCCTAATCGCCCAGTCTTGGTGATGCTACATTTTTCCATTTACGAGTGCCTCTCCGTTTGAACCCAATGTCATAGAAGTGACTTCTTCTACATCCAAGATCATGCGGAGGTCGTCATACATATAACGAACACGGGCGATTGCGGCATCGACAGTGACGGCATCCACTATAGTTGACAACTTGATGCAAAATTCGTCATGATATGTAACCTTATATTCATTCATCTCTAAAACCCCAAAGTAGCAGCGACGAGGTATAGTGGTACAAGCACGCTGGCAAGTACACCGAGAATAACAGCGTGGTATTTCAAGTCGCTCATACGTTCTTTCATTTTCATATTCCTCTTGGTTTCTCTCTCAACTTGCAACCATTATATCATTATCAAGGTACAAGGACAAGTTCTAAAAAAGTGAATAGAATCAAGCACTTGCGAATGCTAGTGCATCGACAGCAGCACGCATCACGACAAACTGTCCACAGAGTTTTCCCTCAACAACAACACCGTCAACATAGATGTAAGACTTTGACTGGAGTGCTGAGAGATACCCAGCGACTTGGTTCACTGACAGCGACTCGACCATCGGTGCAACTTCATTACCGAAACCGAAGTCTCCACCGTTTTCGTTTTGGTTATCGATACACGCTTGGAGGACTAACTGTTCGTTCTTGTTCATTTCTGTATTCCCTTTGATTTCTCTCTCAACTTGCAACCATTATATCGTTATCAAGGTACAAGGACAAGTTCTAAAAAAGTGAATAGAATCAACAACTTACGATAACTGACTCATCGCTTGCTGTATCAGGAGTGGATCTGCTTTGGTCAACAGACTCAGGGAATACTGCTTCTCCACCCGATACAACTTCCAGAACGCAGGGTCTTGAACCTTGATGTCAGCGGTGTTGTGTATCAGGTCGGCAACCTTGATGGTCTGTGACTCCGCTGGACCACGAGCATAGTGCTCAGCATCCATACGCTTCCTCAGAGCGCGATTCCCGTCCTCGGGGACGCTGACATCGGTCAGGAAGCGAACATACTCTCCAACGACCTCTCCGAACCTCCTCACGACCTCCTCCAGCGTGACAGGAGTGTCCTCCACAACGTCATGGAGGAGTGCCGCCATCAGCATCTCCTCGGAGTGCTCGACCGTGGAGACGACTCTCGCGACCTCTATGGGGTGGGAGATATATGGTTTGTTATTATATTTCCGCTTCTGACCAAGGTGCGCTCGAGTGGCGAACCTCAGTGCGGAGTTTATTCTGAATCTATCGTACATACATATTCCTCTCAATTGCAACCATTATAGCGTGTCGCATATACAAGAACAAGTTCTGAAAACCTGAATAGAATCAATGACTTACGGTTACGGGATTTCTATACTGTGTCTTTGGAGACTGGTGGGTTTGGGCACACCATTTGTCGCCCATGCCATGATGGTGAGACTCAGTGGTATCATTATCGCTGCTGCGATGACTATCCTTTTTGTTTCGTTCATAGGTAATTCCACGATATTGCGATTCTGCTTCTCTCGGGTGGCACACGCTCTTGTCTTCGTACCATGTGTTCTAACCATGGTGGCCAAACGTTCATCTGACCAGTCTCGGGTTGATGCGGAAACTGCACCTTGTCCGTCGGCACCCATGGTTCACCCAATTGAACATGAACAAATGCAGGGTGTCTGTACATTATCACAGCAGAGTCTTCATCTGCATATGGATAATATGTACCTGCTACCATGGAATGAGGATGACAGTGAAGTCCATGGTCATCGTTTTCATTGTATACAGAATACCAATACTTGACTCTGCCAAACATCATTTCACTAGGAGCATTGCGCGACTCAAGAAACTGTTTTGATGCCATGAGCATACATTCTTCCATTTCTTTGCAAAACGGTTGACCCTGTGCCATAGAGTCATTAAATCTCTGGTCATGAAATGAGGTGTAGTGGTTGTAGTCGTCCAGTCTGTCTCGAACATAATCTTCGATTGCCATGTGAGGCAGGTCTGCGACACTGAACTGCATAGGCGTGGCGAATAGTGACAGGTTCTTCGTTTCAGATAAACTCAAAAGTCTTCGCCCCGACGATACTGGTTGCGGATGTCTGCCAATGGATCAAAGTCAGCGTTCTCTTTGGTCTTCTCTGCTGCTTCCTCTTCACCGTTCACGACACGCTCCATATAACCCAACAGGAGGTTTGCCATTGACACGCCTCGCTCCTTCGCCTTCTCCTTGAACTGAGCATGGAGATACTCAGGCACACGGATGTTGAACAGTCGTGTGTTACCTTTCTTGTATTCAGACATCGGAGGATCCTGTTGCTTTCCACCATGATGGTGGATCTCTGTGTGACCAAACCATCTTGAATCTCTGCTGCTTCGTGTGGTAGAAGTCGCGGTATGATTGAATCGGGTCGTCAGTATTTATACACTCAGGTGCAGCACCCATAGCAAGGGGAAACGGAGTGACCTCTGCGCTCGGGTCGATGTTTGCTGGTGGCCAGTACAGATACTTTGCCAGTGCTTGGTATGTCTTGTGTGTCTTGGAGTATCGGTGCGTGTACTCTCTGGCGATCGCCTCGAAGAGTTTGAATGACCACTCGTAGTTGCCACGAGTCTCTCTGGACCAGATAGTGCATGGGTGGTTGTAGTGACATGCTTTGTACAGCGTATCTTCTCGTTGACTTTGGGCAACGCCATAGACAATCTTCCATGCCTTCTTGTTCCTGCCCGTCTTTGTCTTGCCAGTATACTCGGCACCATCTACCAGTCGGTGTACTGTAGAAAGCATCTGACCTTCTTCCAGTATCATCTTGATTACATGCGAGTCACATAGTGACTGCGCGCATCCAACTGGGTTGTCCTCAATAATAAATCTATTCACTCTTCACTCCCATGTTCGTTTTTTCATATCAATATCAGCACCTGGAATGATGTGTTCATCTTCTTCAACAAACACTTCGTATTCTTGCAGATCTTCGTCATCGGGTATGTCGAGTTCTACTTCCTCGACCACTTCCTGAGGTGTTTCTATATCAATACTCACAACATTGTCAGGTGCCACTTTGTGGTTGCCGTCTTCGTAGAATATCTTTGACATCCGCTTCTGTCTGAAACCCATGGATGCAGCAAGTAGCAGTACAACTGCCAGTGGGTCAAAGCATACAATGATCAGTATGATGACTCCGCGCACTGCTTCGTCAAAGTAGTCCTTCGCATTCTCCTCGCCATACACCATCTCTGCGATGTACTTGAGTGGTCCAACCTCTACTTCTATGGCAAGTTTCTCCTGCTGTAGTGGTGTCAGTCGTCCCTGTAGTTCCTCGATCTTCGCATACCCGTCATTAATGGCAGCGTTCATAGCGTCACGTTCGTCGCCCTGCGACTTCCTCGTTGCTACTGCACCGTCTGGACCACGCACCCTGTCATACTCCAAGAGGGTGGCGACTGTTCGGTCGAGTTGTTCTATGACAACCGTGGAGTCGCTGATCGTTCGTTCCTCGTTTTGTATCTGTCGCTCGAGGTTTGTTATCTGGAGATCATTGATACCACCTGTGGATATGGTATGCTCCAGATGTGCTTTGGATAGAAACCCAAAGATGCCGAGGGAAGTTATCACCATCAGTACCAACACAGCGACTGTCAGGTACGACTTCATCAACCACGGTGCTGCCTTCCAGTTAGCATGTAACCATGCAGCAGTCACCAACTTGCCGACTTCGAGTACAGCACCCATGATTGCGATAGCAATTGTCGCACCTGCGAATATTGCCATGAGTCCTGCGATGCTATACCATGCTGCGACACCAGCAATAGAGATTGATGTGAGTAGTGCTAACCAGCGCATTGTTAATCCTCAGCAGTCACCACTGCCATTCCGATCTTCTTTAAGTTTTCGTGCTCGCCCGACAATGTGAATATTCTACCGTCTCCGATGATAACTTTGAGCACCTTCTTGTATACTCGAGCATGGGAATATTTAGGACATTGTTCCATTCTCAGGTGTACTGAGACAACTTCGCCATACAAAATATCTGATGAGATTGATGGTTTCCAACATACTCTGCGTCCTGGAACGTCTACTGATGCTGGTATTACTTTCTTTGCTTTGCTCATTACATGAATCCTTCGAGTGAATTATACGACACGCTGTCCCATGGATCAGGCGTGAATGGTTTGATAAAAGTGGTGGGAAGTTCTTCCCTCAATTTCTTAAACTTTCTGCGGGACTTGGAGAAGTTTACAATTGGTTTGCTGAACTTCTGCCAGTCTGCGCAGTCTGGTGTTCGTATCGCTACAAGCATTCCTTCATCATTGATGAGGTAATCCATGTTGGTGACTTTGTGCGGACATTCGGTCCACTCAGTCACTTCGCGAATCATTTGCATATTGACGCACCTACACAACGATTGATCTGCTTCTTGTAGAAATAGTACAACTTTGGGTTGCCTTCGAGTTCTACCTGACCAGTCATATAGTTGTCCGCATCGATGATAGCAGTGCCATCTGTAACTGCCTCGACCAGAGTTTCGTATGTTACAGTGTGACTTGGGGTCACACCCTCGAGTTCTTTCTGAGGAATTGCTTCCTTGTAATAGTTGAAATTAAATAACGCCACAGGACTGTCTCCTTGTCTGATGCCGATTGATTGTTTAGTTGTTTTGAAATTCTTGCTCGAACAAATCGTATTCGTTCTTTGCTGAATCCTTCTCGTTTGCTTCATACACAACCGCTCGGGCGACACCTTCGCAGCGACCACAAGCAAGTTTATATCCTGCTGTGAATGCTGACTCCAGAAGTGCAATCACCACATGTGGTTGTTCTATTGTCATATGAGAAAGACGGTCGATCATTGACTTCATCTCTCCCCACTGAAGATAATCATCACAATTATCTTTTACCGCATCGATACCATCGATGATTACTTCACGTTCGTTCATCACATTCCTCACTTATCTACTGCCAAATACAAACCGATATTCGCAAAGGCATATCCCGCATAGCACAGTGCCATGGGGACGTTGCCTTTGAATGATTGCTCCGCGCATATGTAGAAGTATATCACTCCTGTCAACGCTACCAACCACCCACTCACTGAAACAAACTCAATGGGGTTTCCATTAGAACGTGTCTCCTTCTTCTGTCAAATATACAACCGACTCACTCAACTGAGTCTTCAGTTGGACGAGGTCTGCTTCCAGTCTCTCCATCCAAACACCCTGCTCTTGGCCAGTTTGTTTACCATGCTGGATCAATGATTCCAGTGCTTTGATTTCTTCTTGAATTGTCATTATGCGTCCACCTTCTCAAAGACTTTTGCTTTCAGTTCTGCAACCTGCTGCATCAATCGGGCGATCTCCCTGTCCTTGATGGCAAGGCGATCTTCGTTCAATTCTATAGTGTTCCGAAGAATACTTTGAATCAGTTGGTCATTTTTCATTTTACTTCCTTCCGTTTCTCTCGACTATGGAACTATTATCGCGTATTCAGGGTACAAAGACAAAGTCTAAAAACCTGAATAGAATCAATGGGTTATGTTACAAGCACTCGCCAGAAGCAGCAGGACGCCTACAACGACCACTATGGACATCACTCGATCGTGGCGTGTCGCGCACTTGATTCGAGACTGACGGATTCGCTCTTCTGATTCCGCACGACATTGTTCCAAAAATGCTTCACTTTTCATACTCACTTCCTCTTGGTTTCTCTCTCAACTTGCAACCATTATAGCGCGAGGGAGGCACAAAGGCAAAGTCTAAAAAAGTGAATAGAATCAATGACTTACGAGGGGTGATACATGGATACATGTATGGAGGGTGGTCGGGGATGGAGGATTTGAACCTCCGACCTCATGCTCCCAAAGCATGCGCACTACCAAACTGTGCTAATCCCCGTGGTGTTATCTATATGTTTTGTCTCAGGTCGGACTCAACGGTTGCTTCTTGTGAGGTCGTGTATAGAAGTTTGTCTTCGCCCAAACTGTTGCAACGTCTTGGGGTGGTGAAGTTATATCCATACATATCCAATATCGCCATTTGTACTGGTGCTTCCATCGCATTAGTCTGCAACCAATCATTCCGACCTTTCATAAACTCGTGGAATATTCTCCTGTCATTGTATATCGAGGAAGACATAATATCCATGTTGGCAGAGATGGCACGATTGTATAACCTTGGTGAACAAACCCTCGCCAGAGTATCTACGATCCACTTGTGAGGAACTTCGTGCAGGCGACACATAACCTTGTCAATGTATTTGTGGAACACTTCCTCGGCATTCTCCTCATCGTTCCGATATGCAGAACCATACATGCCACTCTTGGAGCAGATATCCATCTTAACCATATTCTCCATGTGCTGAGTGTTGTCGGAATAGTATTTTAAAATCAATACAAGCACATGGTGGAGTAGGTCTCTCACGAACATCTCATTACCATTTGAACCATACATAAGAATATCGGGCAACCTTTCTTGCATCTTAAGATGTTTGTATGTGGGTATGCATGCTTGCTGTCGGCAAGAAGAGTCAACCAAATGGTTTAGACATTCCTGATAATCATCTTTTGAATGGTATGTGTAGTGGTGCGTATTAGGAAAGTTGCTTTGTGCTCGCTTCAGATACTCATGCTGGTTTTTTGATTTGCACGTGTCGAGACCATAGAGCAGTTGAAGGTCTTCGCGAAAAAACAATGACTGCAATGCAGAGTCCAACCCGTCACTGAGCGAGCAGTACCGTAGTGGATACTTCTCTTTGATCACTTCTGAGTGATCCTTCATGCATTGGTGTATGTATTCGGTCAGTCCTTCAACGTCTTGCCAGACCTCTTGTGCGAGGGCATCTTTGGCGTCTTGATGATAATTGTAGAGAGGATTGAATATGACGACGTGATCGTAGAAAGTTGTGCACTCGGCATTAGAATGTTCTTGGTCGTGTCGATCGCCATAGAGATCTGTCCTAACAAGGTCTGTCTCTTCAATTGTCATATAGGGGAGATGGTTGGTGATTTCTATCCCATATTTTTCAGATATAAACAGTTTGTGGTTTTGGAAATAGTCGACTGACAGATCATAATTATTTTTTGTCAGTTTAACTGCAAAGAAGTTTCCATTCGCTTCCCTGAAACTAAAGTTCGAACAAACTTCTTCTATGTCTCCTTCAATCAAATATCCGCAATAGAGGACAATGTGGTCTGCGAATTTCCATATCTCAACTTTGTCGTCTCGAATAAAATACCAGTCGCCATAGTTCTCAACGTGTTGTTGTTTAGTGAACTTGGATTTGTCTTTGCATATAAAAAACTTCATAGTATCACCAGAAGGTTACTATCTCGTGCGCGTGTACAGCGCAATGTATCTGGAAGGTTATCCGTGACTCTCCATCGAGGCAGACAACATTGCCAATGGCATGCTGAGTCATACCACCCCAGTGTCCCAGCATGCCCACGGTGTAGTCCAGATGGCGGTCAACTCCCTGATCGTCCTGCCATTTCAGACCAGTGGGGGTGGATGGTAATACAATCGGAACAACATACGAATCTATTTCAATGCCACGCAACTCTTCTATCTTGTATATGTCGCGGTGGTATACGTTCTTCCTCGCCTGATGCGCGTCAAGCGAATCAGAACTCCGCTCACGTTCATCAAGATTAGCATCGTCCATGTATCCACCTGTGTAGAGTGGACCATTGAATATATGGAATCCAGGATAATTTAGATTGGGACTGAATCGTATTGGTCTGGAGTATCGCTCTCCAAGAGTTTCGAAGAGTTTGGCATATAACCATGAGAACTCCTCCATCATAAATGGTTTCGTGCTCTGGAGGACTTGGACGCCCCGAGTGGTGGCAATGGCGGCACTCATGGGGAGCATACACATCTCCCTCTTTCCCGCATACATTGGTTCCCAATACTCTTCCAGTCGGTGTAGTGACTCCAAGATTTCTTCTATCTCTTCGGGGCACAACCAACTATCAGATAATACAGAGGGATACATCTATGGGTTGATGATCATCTCGATAAACTCATCCATTCCTTTCACAGACTCAATGTCGTTGAGTGGGATGGATATGTCGAGTTCGTCTTCTATGTCCATGATGAGATCCATCATAGACAGCGAGTCAATCTCGTTGAACTCCTGCTGGGAATTCTCTTCCATGTGTTCATTAATGACCTGCACGATTCTTTCTCGTACAACTCGCTCAATTCTTGTCTTCATGAGTGCCTCTCATACACATATACATCATACCGAGTGGCATTATTTAGTCCACCCTCTATGTTCCCGCACCAGTCATACTTTGACCCGTCAGCAGGAACTCTTCCTCGTAGCAGTACGCGCAGTCGGGTTGGTATGCCCATCTGTTTGTGCTGCTTGTTTGTCCACTTGATCCGTTCTCTCAGTTCCAACACAGCAGGGTCATTCCTGTCATGCGTTGTCAACCTGTGGGAATCGCTGCGTTTGTTCTCGCTCATAGATCGTCTCTCCACTGCAATGCTATCGGCAATTGCGGTATGTTATCCTTGGACATATTGTGAAACTTGACAGTCAGCATATTGCCAACCAACAGGTCTCTCTCAATCCACTGGTCATCTTTCTGTTGCATGGTTCCATTTGCTGTGACGTTGAACTTCGCGCCATCTTCGGTCTCGCATATCCACACGGGAACCTGAAACATCTCATCGCCTCGGATGTAGGGTTTGCCCTCTTCATATCCGACGACCTTGAACTCAGCGTCATGAAACTCTTTGACCTTGAGTAGTTTGCGAGACCGTTTGTCTGTCCCGTATCCGTCAGTGCCAAAGCGCAACATCGTGCCCTCGTATCCTGCCTCACGCCATTTCTTGTGAAGCATCGTCACCTCTTCCATATCGTATACATCGTATGTGGGGTTGACAACAATCTTCGGATGGAACTCATGGTATCCTTCCTCAAAGTCCTTAGTCCTCTCAGAGAAAGATGCATTCTCGTCCACAACATCATAGATGTGGTACTCGACCTGCTCGGACTCGGGAGTCAACTTCTTGATGAGGGATCCCAATTCCTGTAGCGTCTTGCCATGCAGATACAACTCACCGTCGAGGTGTAGACCCTGACGGTCTGATGCATTGATAGCATCAACGATGTGAGGCAGATTGATCACCTTGCCCGAGCGAGAGTATAGAACACCATCGACAAACAATGCACGATGACCGTCCAACTTGGGTTGAACGTATGCGGTGTTCCACTCAATGCTCTCTGGTTTGACCTTATCCAGCGATGTCGCCAGCATGGGTTTCTTCAGACCAAGCGCATTGGTTGCTGGTGCAACTGCTGCCTTCTTTGTCTTGACATACCCTTTGTCAATCTTACGCTTCGACTTGCTGACGTTCTCGAGCACTGCCTGTTCTTCGGGAGTGGTCTCATTCGACCGTCCGACGTTCTTCCCCTTGGCAGTGTACTGAGTCGTGACCCAACTTCCACCAAGTTTAGTGACGGAGGAACTGAAGACAACTGCACCTTCAGTCCAACCCTCCCACGAACCAACGGACTTGCCGTGATTCTTGAACAGTGTGATCTTATTCGCCATTATTCTCCATCCTCCTCATTCAATTCTTTCTTGTCCTTGAGGTATGACTTCATGCCCTCAAGTCCACCAAGGCAGGAGATGTCGAGGTTATACTGTGCCTCAATCTTCTCAATCAACCCTTGCTTCTTCTCCAGAACATAGTAGTCCTGTGGGTGCAGGGGAATGCTATTCGCCTTGCCTGATTTCGCCCAACGCTCAATGCGCTCTGCTAATGGTGTTGCCACTTGTGATAATGCTGCCATGATTATATTCCCATTCCTATGATTGTTCCTAATGCTACACCGACAATTGCCAGTAATACAAACCCAAATAACTCGTTTTTCCAATCGGTCATACCCTTCACTTTCTTATTCCTTGTTGCCATATCTTTCATTTTTACTTCCTCTCTTCTCAACGAACAACTATTATCCTACAATCGAGGGACAAAGACAAAGTCTAAAATCCCTATACAAATCAACAACTTAGATCATCTCGAGCATGGTCGATGCGAGTATGCTTCCCATGACAGCATTGAGTAGTATCAGTGCGCGATCTTTCCACATGATGGATACCCACAACCAACCTACACAGGCAGCGAATCCGAGCATAATATCATACTCACGAAACTCTGGTCCAGCAGCGCGAAACAACACGCTCGTCAGCACCATAGCAGTTGCCACCCACTTGACATACCAGTCCAGTCCACGTTTGTCAGTATCTACATGACTCGTTGACATTACTGGAACTCGCTCAGTCGCTCAGCGAACCATTCCTGATTCTCCTCGACTGCCTTGCGCAACTTCACTAATTCAAACTGCTGGTCTTCGAGCAGTTCCAACATGCGGAGTGCTTCCGAGTATCGGATGACCTCGCCATAATCGCTCTCCACGAGTCGTGCGCGGTCTGCTTCGTAGTCTACTTCCAGTGCATATCGTTTCATTTTACTTCTCCCATCTTCGTATCAACTTGTTCACATTTATCTTCGTCCACCCAGTACACCACGCACACCTCACCCGAGCACGTCGAGATAGTCTCGAGTGGCAGGTGGGAGAGTGGTCCAAAGAGAACCTGATTGATCAGCAATGCGCATATAGCAGTCATTATACTCTCCTGTTCAGTTCTTTCTTGACTTCGTCAAGGCGATTGCAGTCAGCAAGACTGACCGTCTTGTGCTCAGGCAGTGCGTCCAGCATCTTATAGAAGTCGCGGACTTCTGTTCTGAGTCCTTGCTTGGTCATTTCACTTGCTATATTCATCTCTACCTTTCCTCGTATTCTATAACGCCAAACAAAATGTCTACTTCGGTGACCGTATAACCTAATGCTCTGAGTTCCCTGATCTTGCCTTTGATTGCTGTAAGTGTGTTTTCTACTACTGTTAACATATCTACTTCCTTCTTGTTTCACTCAACTCAGACTATATTATCGCACAATCAGGAGGCAAAGACAAGAGGTAAAAACCTGAATAGAATCAATGACTTGGGGGCATCACCCAGAAACAACCATCGTGGTTGCAGATCTCGCGCTGCCATTTGTTTCCTCCATACACACCAAGGAATGAGACCCAATTGCGAGAATATTCGCTCTCCTTGTAATAGAACACCACCTTCTGTCCTTCGGGTGGGATGCTGTCTCTGATGTCGTTCCATTCAATGTTCATTGCATATCTCCTTCGAGTGCATGGGGGTTGCTTCGTGCGCGACTCCGACCCTCTTCATAATACGGACTGTATTCAGGTGCTTTGAGTTTCTGTCCTCGATCATTTCGAATTTCTTCAACACGCTCATCACACTGACGAGCATATGCATGGTATGCTGCAAGTGCGTTTGCTTTCATACACTTCAGTTCTTTGATGCTTTGCACGTTGGATATCTTCATTTCGCCACCAGTTTATAACCACTGTATGGGTCATCTCTCTTCAATTCTTCAACCAAAGCAAGTCCTGCTGCTTCGTTGTCTGCCACCTTGATGATGCTCCACTCCCCAACAGAGGACTGGTACTGACCATATTCATCACGACCCATGACAATGTAGACTTTAGACTGTTTCATTTTCCTTCCTTCTCTCTATTCTCTCAACTGCAACCATTATAGCACTATGAGGGGACAAAGACAAAGTCTAAAAAACTGAATAGAATCAGGAACTTACGAGTGGGGTGTCGGAGAGGGGATCCTCTCCGAGCATAGGGTGTTAGTCTTCCTTGACAAAGACGCCATCTACCATTCGACCCTTGCGGTCTTTGATATCTTCATATGCTACGTTCAGACATTCAGAGATACACACTTCGTTTCTCTCTGCGATATTGATGAGCACCACCATGATGTCACCTATGTCGTCTTTGATATCATTACCTTTGCACAGGTTGTCGCTCAGTTCCCCACACTCCTGTATAAGTTTGCAGAACTGGTCTTTGTCTGTTGATCCATGGATGAGGTTTCTGTCATAGTGCCATTCGATGATATCATTTATCAGTCCATCAGTGTACGAGTCGCTCCCTGCCGTGCCGTCCATCTCTCCCGCAGTCTCGGTCTCGGTAGAAAAACCATCTGCTCTAACCTCTGAGGCACTCGGTTCGATGCTGTTGAATGGTCTCTGTGCCTTCATGTCATAATAGGATGGAGTCGCAGACGATGGTGCATCTGTCGGGTAACGATATTGAGATAGGACAGTCTCATCGGTGATCTCTCCTGTGCCCCAGTCCCATATCTTCACACCCGTCTGTTCTTGGTGTTCTGCTGTGTGGTGAGCAGGGTTGTATGATTCGCGCCATGCCTCTGCGATGGTGTCGGGATTGCGTTCTGTTATCTCGAAGAGACGCCCACTCGGATGGGTGAGAGTTCTACGAACTCCCTCATCCACTTCTGCATCCACCCATGCTTGAAGAGTGGTCATGGAATCTCGCACAACCGACTCAGGTTCTGATAAGTTGTCATTGCGTTTGGTTGTCACTGGACCGAGTGCCATGGACAGATGGTATAATGCTTCGCGTGGTGTCATACTGTACTTCCTTACTTTTGGTGTTTGTCTGCCCAGAGTGCCATTGCTGCTATCTGGTTCTTGATTGCGTCTGCTCTTGTCCACATATCATCACTCGCAACAACTGCGTGGCAATGATACAACGACTGCATAGCGTCCTCTAACACACCGAGGATAGTCTGGAGTCGCGCAACCTCGGCAGGAGGGATGTATACATCAAGGTGATCATAGTTCGTCTCATCTCCTCGCAACTCATCGACCAATGCCTTCATATGTTCAACAAAGTCCATAGGTGTTTCAGAGAAGGATGGTTCGAAGTCATCGCCAAAGATGGAGATAGAGTCGTCCTCTATAAGATCCTTGAATGGGTGTCGTATTCTTTTATTACGAAAGTCTATAATGGATACTACGTTGGGTGTATCCGAGTCACTCGGTTTTTTCATTATCATATCCTATGATGTCAATAGCACAAACTTGGTTCAGGTTGATGTATGACTTGCCTTCTTCGGGAACGGCATGGTCAGGTGTTCTCCAATCAAGAGCATATGCTACGACGAATGTGTACATTGCATTAGAGGGATGACCAATGAAGTGATTCACTGTATGTTCATACATCTCAGAATACATTCTGTAGGTAACAACGTCACCACTCGTAAACAGGACTTCGATGTCTCGATAACCTTTTGTCGGTGGAGTGGTCTTAGTCTGTCTTGGTTTCTGCTCCATGAGCAATCTCCTGTCTGTATGGTGGTATCGGTTATAACCAACACCATTAGTCTGCAACTACAACTGTATTTAGGTGTAAGGTTATCCTGATCGCATTTTTACGAGCGAGAAATTTTTTCATAATTACGTTTCGGAATGAGTGGAGGTAGAGTAGTGGCGCATAGTGGCGCATAGTGGCGCATAGTCGG